GGAATGCTCAACAACATGATGAACATGGCGTTAGAGGATTGGCTGTTGAGGCTATTACAGGAACAGGTAAGACATTCGCTTCTTTGATTTGCGCTAAGATGTGGTTTGAGAAGCATGGTATTCTTGCTCGTCTTATCGTAGTTGTTCCAACCGAAGCATTACAGAAACAATGGTATGGTATCATACGACATACACAGATTGCCAATGTAGCAAGAAGAGGTGGAGGTCATCAGTATGATGGCTTTGCGCCTATCGTAGTGGTTGTTCAAAACTCACTCAAGACTCTTATCGACCACAAAAACTTCACAGACAAGAAGGTTCTATTCATACTTGATGAAGCGCATCGAGCCGCTTCTAAGGGAACATTGACATGGCTCAAGAAGTTCCGCCAACAACAGAAAATGCAGGGCGCTATTGCTATCAGCGCTACTATGGCAAGGGCTGACGGTGGTAACATCCTTGATATTACAGGCTCAATCGAAGGTAAGCCTCATGTTTCAATTGGTTACGCTCAAGCAATCGAAGAGGGTATTATTCCTCCATTCCGTATTCATGTCTATGAGTTGAAAACAACAGACCTAACATGGGAAGAGGATGCTGAATTATCTTCACTTAACAAGCAAATCGCTATCGCATGGTCGGAGTGGAAGAAAGATGTTAACTTCAATCACAACATATTCGCCCGCTACAATGAGAATATTGAATCAGTTGAGAAATACAAGAACCTTACTCGTAAGCGTAAGCGTGTTATCAATGATTGTGAAGCCCGCTATACTCTTGCACATGAGTTGATGTTGGAGTATGCAGGTGCAGGTTCAAAGGTCGCTATATTCCATGAAACAATCAATGGTGTCGAGCGTATCAGCGATGCCGCTATTGAAGCAGGTCTTGACAAGCCATACATTTACCATAGCGGACAGTCACCCGATGATTGGGATGAATTAACACAAGCGCAAATCAAGAAGTTGAAAGACTATGAGCGCAACCGCAAGAAGATACTTGCTAAGTGGGTTGACCCACGAACAGAAGGTGGTGTGCTACTCACAGTTAAGGCGCTCAAAGAGGGTCTTGATGTTCCCGAAATGGATGCTCTTGTGATGCTATCACACCCCAACAATCCTACTCCATTACTTCAAGCCACAGGTCGTGCGCTAAGAGGTAACAAAGATGCTGATGGTAATTGGGTCGACAGACATGGTAACTACATTACCAAAGAGAATCCAAAGAACATTTACATTGTAGTCCAAGCAGGAACAACAGACGCTAATTGTATTCCTAACATGAAAGACGCAGGTAACATTCCCGATGAGTTATTCACAACATACAGCCGCAACATACAGGGTGTATGGGTAGCGCAACAAGGTCAACATACTACTTCAACACAAGCGCAACAAGACATTGATGACTCATTCGATGATGTTATCGTTAGCGCTAATCCTGTTGAGTTACCGATGGACTTTGATAATGAACCCATTGAGATACCAATGGTATTCGATGATGAACCCATTGAGATACCAATGGACTTTGATACTCCCGCATTAGAGTTTAATGCAATTACAGGTGAGATGCAACCTAAAATGCACAAAGAAGAAGAGGTGAAAATATGAATACACAGAAGAAAATAAAACATACAGAACATAGAATGAAGAGAACAGGTGAGTTAGTTGACGATAGCATACTAAACAAGTGGGGTTATCCTACCGGATTAGTATTTGCAGGTTGCATAACAACAAAAAACCTTGATGATAACATAGTCCTATACACTAATGTATGGACTAAGCCAACCAACAAGCGCAAGTCAGTTACTACACCAAAAGTTAACACAAGGACTGTCAAAGAATTGAAAGAAGAATGCAAGGCTATGGGCTTGAAGATTGGTGGCAAGAAAGCAGACCTAATCGAAAGACTTGATGCACACTACGCTACACTAAGAGGTGAAGAAGAGTGAGTCAAGTTGAGTTTCAACCGGAATGCTTTGACATATTTTGTGACAATCCAAAATGCGGTAAGTTACTGAACACAGATAGGTTTGACCGTAACGGTGAACCTGCTCACAAGTTTTGGGGCGAATACATTATCATTACTACTGTTAATACAGGAGAAGTCAATCATTACTGCGATAATAATACTTGCAGAAGAATACACAATGAAACCAAAAAAGAAGAAAAAAACCAAAGGAGAGAATAAGAATGCCAAATATATACATGAATGAAGAAGGAAAACAAGTAGCGCAAAGCCCATTAGGACACCCGCTAATCGAACGACAAGACCATACTACCGAGTATCACTCAACAGATGTTGTAGTGCAAGGTAGCAAAGGTTCAGTAATCAAAACTGTTTGCTACACATTTGTCTTTAGCCAAGCGCTACAAGATAAAAGAGAAGCAAGAGAAGAAGCAGAAAGAATTGCAGAAGAGAATGCACGACTTGACAAGAGCGCTAAGAGAAAGATGCGTAGGTATCTAAACAAGACATTCGATAACCGAGTTGCTACTCTTGCTAAATCTTTCAAGAAATCAAAGGTTGCCGCGCTAAGAGATGAGGCTTTACTTTATGGAATTGATACTAAGATGAAGAAAGCGGAACTAACAATCGCTATCGCTACTGTTATACAGAAAGAAAGAGATGAGTTGCGCTACGCTTTGACTACCCGCAACACAGACATGGAATATGAGATGATGAGGGATGAACAATGAAGACACATCAAAGCACACAAAGAGTAACTTATCTTGAATGGCCGGAATACATTGAGATGGTTAACCCATTTACAAATGAGGTTACGCTACTCAAGTTTTTCGGACAACAACCTAACCGCAAAGCATCATACCGACAGCCTATACTTGGCGGAGTAATGCATAGCGACATACCACATACCGTAGCAAAAGCAAACGCACAGGAGGAATGCAGATGGGTTCGACAATAGATTTTGATTCACTACTTAACTTAACATCACATGATGTTAACATCAAACTTAGCGATGAATATGAAGATAAATTCTTGCGTATTCCACCTACGGGAACAGTTGCTCGATGCAATACTGACTTCGATGATGTTGATAACATTACTATTGAGAAGGTTGTTGATGGATTCTTTCAAGGTATCAAACTACCTATTCGTGAGCGCCATTTCCTTCAACCATATGATTTACCGGAACCAAAAGAAGGCACTTACTTCATTGTAAGTCGTATCGTTGCAGAAGCATGCGCTAATGTAAGGGATGACTTACTTATTGTTGATGGAACAATCAAAGAAGGCCGAGAGATTATTGGTTGCGAAGGATTGGCACGATGGCCTAAGAGTAATCAAGGCATCTGTGATGATGGAATCGAATGCTTACAGAATAAAGAAGTCTATCTAAATAATGATGGTCGATGCGGTGCTTGTCAAGAACAGCGTGACTATGAAGATGATAAGTTTCCAAAGGAGGAATAATAAATGGGTAATGATAATACAAACACAGAAGATTATTATATTAAAAACAATATTATTAGACTTGAATGGTATGATGAAAGTCACATCGGAAATACTGTAAAGGTATGCTATCCACATGGAACTGTTGTTGAAACAGAAGTTGTTGAGAACTCATGCCATGTATGCGGTCAATCATTTGTTGGTATCAAAGAAGAAGTTGCACACTTATTAGCGCAACATGATATTCTCCACGCTCAAGAAAGTAAAGAGATGTTGCTATCACTTGCGCATCTTGAATCGAATGAATTACGAGAAGAGTTTGAAGACCACATCGTTACCATATCGGGTATCTATGAGAACATGCCGGAGATTAGACAAGCGCTAATGGTTTCATTGAAAGTATGCTTGTTTCAATTTTCAACAATAAGAATAGGTGAGAAACAATGACAAATCTATTAAAAGAAACATACAAAGTAATGGAAAGAAACAATAAACACCCTAATGATATATCATTCATTGGTAGCAGTAACATATCTAAAGAAGGGCTACGATACTATACCTCATGGGCTAAGTTTGTTGTGATGGCAGACCGAGAATACAATGCAGGTTATGGTGGAACATTTGTAGCGCTTGACTTAATCATTGAGTTCAAAGATGGCTCAAGAATGTATAGACATGAGTATGATGGTTCGGAAGGATGGGTTTTCTCATCTCCTTGTGTCGCTCCCGCTACTGAAACTCTAATCGAAATGGAATCACCTTTTGCTTTCTGCTATGACAGTATTAGCGAAGCGCATAGAGAAGGGTATTGGAACGAAGAGTATCACAAGGAATGTTTGTGTCCTCAAGACGGATGCAATAACTTGAAAGATTCTTGGGATGATATGTGTAAGGTATGTTATGCTCCTATCCGCGCTAAGAAAGAAGAGGAAAGGAGAAAGAACATGATGAACTTTGGTATCAAGCACAGACCTATGCAAACTTGGAACTTCAAGGAAATGTTTGATGCAGAAGCACTTGGTATAAAGTTGAAGCAAGCGTTGGATGAACAACAAAACGAATTAGCGCAAGAAGAATCGAATACTACACCGTATCTTCATCTAACTAACACTCGTTTCCATTGTAATAATCATATGGATGTTTTCCAACCTATCATAGATGCAATGAAAGGAGATGAAGAAGAATGACAATGTGGTTAGTTCATCATAATTGTGAGCGTAGCAGACAGATTAAGACTATTCATGTTGGTGTCTTTCATTCTAAAGAAGATGCGGAACAGTTTGTTAAGGATATGACAACAGGCACACATCATTTACCGAATGTTAGCGCTTATGGATTGGGGATAGGCGAAGGCAGACGCTACAAGATAGAAGAGATACCTGTAATTACAAAAAAACTAATAGGAGATGAAGAAGAATGACAGAAGCAACAAACGCAAGTGCAGTAAAGAAATGGTTGAAGGAGAAAGACATAGCGGTAATGTATGTAAAAAGCATTAGCGGTAAGCGCAACGGTAAGAGAGTAACACACTACATCACAGCCCGTAGCGGTTCACTTCAAGAGATATTTCCAATCGAAATGAGAGAGCGTATGCTCAAGATTATCTATGGTGAAAACTTTGAGAGCGACAGATGGGTTGCAGGTAATGTATCACCACACATGGTATCTTTGCGCCCTTACGAATGGTTAGATTTGATGGGGGAGTTTCAATGACCCCACCATTCTTAGGTCATGTTTGCACATACAGATACCTTGTGAACGGACAGTTTGTGAAGGTATCAATAGACTGTGCGGGAGATAGTTGGGAGGATAGAACATGGGAGTTCTTCAATGCTGATACAGGAGCGCATCTTAATGATGGTATAGTGAATCATGTTGATGACTCACCCGTTCCAACCTATGACGAGGTGTATGAAATAATAATCAAACCAATCTATGAGGTGATAGAATGACACGCTACTACCACGCTACACCTAAAGAGAACTTAGGTTCTATACTTGGAAGAGGAATACAAATGAACTTCGGTGAAGTATATTGCTCAACAAGTGAAGAGTCAGCCGCGCGTTGGATAATGTTCACAAGAAGAGGTAGCAAAGAGATAATCACAATACCATTTGTTAGAGCGCATGGTGATAAGAGGATGCGCTTAGGCACAGACCACTCGCCTGTAATGACAAAGATACTTGGCATTGAAGAAGAAGGTGCGTCGTTTGTTTCAACCGAATCAATACCACCTAAAGATATACTGATAGACCAAATACATGTTTGGCAGAATCCATTTTACTCACCCGAAGCAGAACAGGCAATGAGTCTTGCGCTAAAGCAACATCAAGAACTGTTAATGCAAGCGGGTGCAGACGCAATTAAGAATGAAATAATAGGAGATGAAGAAGAATGAATATAACTGAATTATTAGAAGAGAAAGCAAACCACATTTACTTTTGGCAAACATCAACAGATGTAGTAATACCTGCCGAATCACCACACTCATACAAAGGAACTGCTCGACACATAATCAAGAGTGGTCTTTGGGATTTAGTCGGTAGCAATTGTCCTCGATGCGATGATGGCTATTGGCATGGACTTGCTCAAGGTATGTATTCATGTTCAACACATGGATGCAACACATGGAAACAAGGCAAGGTAAGTTTGAGTCGCGCTAATGAGAACATTAATAACCCACCAATGACAGGGAACATTATGTCCGAGCCGCGCGAAGCAGATATACAAGAAGAAGAGATTGACTTTGACTCAATCCCATTCTTCGATTACATTCCCGCCGCAGAAGGCGTGAAAACAGGAGGAAAAAAATATGAATAACCCCACAGGAAATGAAGAGAGAACAACCATTTTCGGCACACATGTCGAGGATATGGATAAGGAGAGAACAAAGGTAGCGTTCGTCGATGCCGCAACAGGTGATACTGTTGAGCGTGTATTGATGAACGACATGATTGCAGAAACGCATGAACTATCCGATGGCACAACCGCATGGTTGTTGCAGGATTGTCAAGTCGGCTCGCAAACTTTGAATGTCCGTTCCATATACGACTGTGCTATTGATGGTGCAGAACAACAAGATGTAGCAGACGCTTGGCTTGAAGGTATTTCACCGACAACCGAATCAGCAGGACTGACAGAAGAACCAATGGACTTTGGCGACGACCAACCGACAGAAGAACCAATGGACTTTGATGACTTTGATGACAGCGTTCCAATGACTTCAAGCGCAGACCTTGATGTTGCATTGGTAGCCGCCGAAGCGCTTGTTGATGCAGACGCAAAGGAAAAGAAAGCAAAGATGACAAGTGCGCAGAAAGCCGCTAAAGCAAGAGAGTTGTTGTATGCAGAAGCCGAGAAGGTTCAGCAAACAATGAATACTGACATTGCGAAAGCGCTTGTTCAAGGTAAGAGGCAGAAGGACTTTGGTGCATGGAACTTCAAAGCAGGTGTATTATCTGTTGATGTTCGCATTCAAGATGAGAATGGTAACATTACTCACCAACCAATGCATGACAGCGAAGGCAATGACCGAGTTCGCATTCTTGTGAACCCAACACTTGCAGGTAAAGACGGACACCCATCATACGGTGCAGTTCTCAACCGCGCTATTGGTCCTAACTTCCAACACATCGACCACCCCGATGTATTCATCCCTTGTATTGATGCAGTTGATGACATTGAAGGTGTTAAATGGGATGCTTACTCTTTCAACAATGGTGCAAGAGCAGGACTAACAATCGACTTATCAGCAATGGCTACTACTGCTCGTAAAGATGCGGCAGAAGGATTGACAGGTTATCTAAACCTTGACGCTAACGCACAGAAATCATTCCTTGCAGAAGAGAATGGCGGTCACCGATGTGGTGTAACCATTATCAATTCTCACGATGGTAAGTCTGCGCTAAGCGGTTATCTAACTGTAATGCGAACCTATTGTAAGAACCTCGCTATGCGTGGTGCTAACCAACAGATGTTCAAGGTTCGACACATGGCAGGTTCTATTGCAGGGTTCGATGTTGAGCAATTGGCATCCGGTATGCGCAAAGCATTCCTTGAATCACAACAGCACTTGTTGAGTATGGCTATCCTACGACACTTACCAATCGAAATGAACTCCTTTGACAAACTGCTTACCGCATTTGACAGACAAGGACTCATCACTCAACCGACTGTCACTACTGACATTTCACATGTTGATAAGTTCAAAGACAAAGATGGTAACGACATTCAACTTACAAAAGCGCAAATCGAAAACATCTCCAAGATTACTCGCGGTCATGCTTTCCGCGCTGTATCAAATGGTTGGATGAATCCCGATTTGGATTATGTCAAGTGTGAAGATGATAGCGTTGGAACAATGTTCCATGCGGCTCAATGTGTCACAGGCTATCTAACACACAAGCCAATCTTTGCTAACGACAAGAGAGTTCTAACAGGTAACGCAGAAGGTGTTGAAACATTCATGAAGAAGAGTGCTAAGGCTACTAACTTCTTTGAGAATGTTGCTGAAAGCGCAGTTTCAACATACCTCAACCACACAGGTCAAGACACTCTTGGCGTTGAGGACATGGCTGACTTCTCCCAATACTTTGCAGAAAATCCATCTGCTCTAAAGGTTGGATTCAAGAACAGCGCAAGGGCGAAGAACAGCAAGATGACTTCACTTGAGGAAATCCCCGAATACCACACAACATGGAAGCATAAGGTGATTGTTCAAAATCAGTAAGTGATTACTTACATACAATACAGGCCACGCATTAACTTGGTATAGTCCGCACCGAAAGACGGCTACCCCCCATATCTTAGGGGGGAGAGAGAAGAGATATTGTCCCCATCCCATCGAACACTCTCTCCCCCCACCCTTGATTGAAGTTGCTTACAGCGTAAGCGCTACGACAAGAATGGTGATGATATGTCCCCAAAGAAAAACAAGAAAATATTGAAAACAAAAAGAAACAAGAACGAGAAAGCGTATGTCTATGTAGCGCGTATGGTTAACACATACGATGAGCCATTAACTATTGAGATGTTATTGGCAAGAAACAACTTACGCAATTGGAAACCAACAAGACAGCAGATGCAATCCTCATTGTATGATGCAGAAAAGAAAGGTCTAATCGCAAAAGGTCGTGACCCACATTACAAGCGCATGACTTGGTTCAAGTTATCACAAGATGAAGAGTTCTTTAGCGAAGAGATGTTAGAAGAGATTCTATACAAGCCGACTGACTTCAAGAAAGAAGTGAAACTACATGGTCGCAAGGTAACTGAATACAGATTCACAGCACGACAGTTCATAGACCAACTGCATGAAGTTGATGTGAAATTGTATGAGCGCGTCCTTGATACTGTTAGTGACAGTATTGGCGCAAGCGACTTTGACAATAACGGATGGTTTGCTGATGCTGATGGTGACATGTGCATAGAGGTAATCGAACAATAATATTCCCTTAATTGAAAGGAGGAAAAAACATGATGAAAATAATGAAAGAAATAGATACGAAAGATATGAACACAGAAGAAGTGCGCAACTTGTATGTTGAAACGATGTTGCCGGATTGCCCCGAAGGTAATCCACTAATCGAACAAGTGCTATCACGCCTTGATGGATTTGAACAGCGCGTAACAAAACTTGTTGTGTATGGTGAAGAAGATGAAGACGGTAACTTAGTTGAATCGTTTGATACAAGAGGACTACCAAGAGTTATCGCTATTGGTGACTGTCCTTGCGGTGGTAAGAGTTGCCGAGGTGGTTGGCAATGGGTAATGAGGTCGAAAGACTTGAACATGACAGGTCATCGCGGTTCGCTATGGGCTGTTGCTTGTGAAGAAGCGCCTATTGTATTTGATGCAGTAACAGGTGAGTCGCTACCTGCGCCACCAATGGGTGTTAATGCAGATGAATGGAGTCGCTATCAAACAAGCAGTTGGGGTAATGTGTCGAGGATGGATGCACAAATACTTGCCGAGTTCAACCTCGCTACCGCAGAAAACAGAAACAATGATTGGAAGGTGGATTAAATATGGCAAAGCAATATCAAGTAATTCAAGCAGATAATGCAGAAGAAATGGAAAGACGCATTCGCGCTATGGAGGCTCAAGGGTATGTTCCCGTTGGGTCAATTATATGTGGCACTCGCCAAGAAACTGTCGAGCATAATATCAAAGGCGCTACGACAGTTCATCAAACATATTTGAAACAGTCTTTTTGGTATGCGCCAAATGTCGATAGTGCTTTTGATTGCCTTGTTAAGCAACACAACCTCTTGACTCAAGTTGTTGAAAACGCGGCTGAACCTTCGGCAGATGACGGCTATGGCAATCGCTTTTGCGAAGTTGATGCAGACATTGTTGAAGTCATTGAAGAGCATCTAAGGGGTGACTGTCAATGACGCTATCACCGGAACTAATGACTATGCTACTACAACTTGACCGTGATGGTATCAGCGAATGCTATGATGTGCTAAAACATCATCGCGCTTCTCTTGACCGCAAAGCCAAGAACAGTTTCAGCGAAGGCGACTTAGTTACATTCGACTACAAAGGTAAGACAATCGAAGGTAAGATTGAGAAAATCAATCGAAGCAGAATCATTGTCCGTCCTCTTAATGGTGGTCGTGGATGGAATTGTTATCCATCATCACTCAAACCGCTAATCACTAAAGACGATATGACGAAACTCAATGACGCTATTGATGAAGCGGCTAAACAAATAGTCGCTAACAACGAAGCCAAAGAAGAGAATATTGTAACCTTCAAAGGTGTAGTATTCAATCCAATGACGGGGGAGTTTGAATGAGATTAAACATGAAGAAGATATTGAAAGATTGGGATGACACGAATGATAAGAGTGATTGCTTTATTAATCGAATGCACACATCGGGTCTTGCACCTTATAGCGAGAATATCTTAACCGCAGATGACCGCGCAAAGGTATTCACAGGAACAGTTGATGGACTGATTGCAAGAAGCGATTGGACTTTACTCGGTTTAGAATCATCGAAAACATTGATGAGAAAGATACGCGATGCGAAAAAATCACCAAAGACTTACGCTATTATGTTAATTGATGATACATTATACGACACGCATCTTGTTTATCATTACCTTAAACACTACCAAAGAGCAAATGATGTTATTCATATGTTCAAGATGGAGAATGTAAAAGAGGATGCACCTATTCTTCTTACAACAAATCGAGAATGGTATTGTGTTATAGCCCCGCGAATGGAGGCAGAAGGATATGAAAACCAAACAAAAGAAACTGCTCCTGTCTTGTTCAAGATAGAACCTAAAGAAGAACCAATGGTGTTTGATGATGAACCAACATTTAATCCAATAACGGGGGTGTTTGAATGAAGCGCATACCTATACTACTTGCAGACGGAACTCTCATTTCTGTTCAAGCATCAAGCGGACACTATTGTTCACCAAAGACTGATGTGGCTTTTGCTTATAGCGCGGTTGACATTCTTGTTGACAAACCGCATGACCTTGCATGGAATAACGGAACGGAGAAGCGCGGTGAGTGGACTTCAACAGCAGACTTAATGGAACTTATACTCAAAGGCGGAGGTATCGTTGGAGGACAATTACCGCCATTGGACTTTGGTAATAAGTTTCTTGTCGAAGCGCGATGCGCAGAAATATCTCGACAGACTGATGATTACTATTGGGCTAACAAAGCGGAGAAGGAGGCCGAAGAAGCGCAACGAACACGCGAGTATGGCTATGTTCATCCAACTGTTGACGACTATGACGAATCACTTGATGACCCTAACTACGAAGAACCCGAAGAACCCTATGAAGGAGATGATGAAGAATGAGTCTATGGTATATTGGCGACCCTTGCTATGCAATTGATGACGACCGTTGGAGTGAGTTCTGCGATATGATTGGCAATTTCAAACACGATGCGCTTGAAGATAGCGGTATCGAGTTCAAATGGTATTGGATTGACGAAGAAGGTGATGAAAGAGTTCATTCTGTTCGCGTCTATAATAGTGGCTTAGGTGGGGATGGCTCATTTGAGTTACATGGCTACAAGTTTTGCGTTGATGCAGGTTTGCTTAGCGTATTACCAATCGAAGTATGTGGTGAACTAAGCGATGAAGAGAAAACAGTTGGCGCACATGGATGCTATGCTATCGTTGATGCGCGATTTAGACCCGTATGGGAAATCAACACAGAACACTTTCCACATATCACTTTAGATATTAATGGAACTATTCAAACAGTCACCGATGGCTACGAGGAATGCGAGGCTTGCGGTGAAATGACTTACGAAAATAACATGGTCTATAACGACCATCAAGGCGCAGTATGTTGTGGTTGCGAGGAAGAATAACACAACAAAACAAGGAGGAAATAATATGGAAACCGAAACAAAACAAGAGCATGAAGAAAGAAAGACAAAGGCGTATAGAATTACTGACGCTATCCGTGAATTGGAGAATGATTTAGCGTATCAGCGCTCATTCCCATGCGGATATGATGGTGAAAGAACAGATAAAATAACAATACACACAAGTGGGTTATCTTCACCGAGTATTAACATTAACAAGACGCAATGTGTAAAGTGGATGCGAGAGCATTTTGCCAAGAGTAGGTTGTCTAAAGCAGATGGCAAACATTGGGAGAAAGACGGAGTGGCGTATGTTCAACTTCATCGAGGTCGCTATCGCATTTGGGTTAGTTGCTACGAAGAGAGATTCCCAACCGCGCAAAGAGAAAAGGCTTTTGAAAAGGTCGATGAAGTAAGAGATGAATTATTCTCTAATATGAAAACGCTAACAGAAGAACCAATGAACTTTGAAGGTGATGAATAATGGGAACAAGAAGTTTAACAGTATTTATTGATGAATACAGCAAGAAGGAAATCGTCGTAATGTATCGACAATACGATGGCTACATTGAATACTATGGTAAGCGTCTATGCGAATACCTGCAATCATTTGAGGAAGTTGTTAATGGCATTCAGTCAAAGGATTTTGTCCGTAAAACGGCTAATGGTATGTCTTGTCTTGCGGCACAGGCAATCATGCACTTCAAGAGTCAAATTGAGAACCGCGATTATAATACCCAAGTATTCAATGCTGAAAGGGGAATTATGGAAAGCGCTCTTATCGAAGGTAATCATACGGGTGGAATCTATCTATACCCTGCGGGAACAAGAAATTGCGGAGAAGAATACATCTATGTTGTCAAGAAATTGAAGAAAGGTATTACTCTTGAAGCATACAAAGCAGGTTGTAAAGAGTGGACTACAAGAGATGGTAAGACAATGCCCGCCGTTCCCGATGAACTGATACACAAAGGACTTGTATCGAATAATTGGTTTGAACAAGCGCTCAAAGCCGAGAAGGTAATTCATGAACGCAAAGAAGCAGAATGGAAAGCAAAACAGGAGATGAAACAATGATGTATAAACACACAGATGATAAACACGGAACGAAAAGAATAGAAGTGATAGAGTTTGACGACAATGAATACTTTGACGACTTCATAGCAGAAGTGTCGGAGTTGTTGTGGGGAGATAGCGGCGCATACGAAGACCCGAATGGTGAGATTGTATGTCCGCGTGAACCTTACACTTACGAAGAATCAATTGACAGATTGCTCACATTTAGTAATGAAGCACTTGCATGGAACGCACTTGCTATGTGGTGTGGTGCGGGCGACCATCCTCTCCGTCATGACACGGATGAGAAGATGAACTTGCGCGAATTGATGGATGATATAATGAAGGAAGTGAAACAATGAGGCAGACAAACATGAATGAATTACAATTGAAAGAACGAATAAAAGAACTTGAGAAGAAACTCGCGCACTACGAAGACAACTGCACTATTGTGTGGATGCCCGAAGATGTGTTGTCGCTTGACGACACACTAACAGACGACCAAGTATCATGGGTTCTTGACTACATGGAACGCAAGCACGACGCGACATTGGGTATCAGTTGGGACACAATTCATTGGTTGATTGAAGAGGTGAAAATGAATGACTGAATACATGAAAGTGTTTATACCCGAAACAGGAGAACTTGTGCCTTACGAACAATGGACTGTTGCTCAACTTGATGAGAACAACATGAAGATTGGTGAAGAAGAGTTTGAAGAATGGGAAGACGCGATGGAATACTACAACGCTATGGTGTGTGAATGGTCGCCTAAACTTGGTGCGCGCTTATCATATCATACCCATTGGGAAATGATTGATGGTATGCTTACATCACATAAATGGACTACTATTGATACCCACGAAGCGGGAGTTAGTTGCGAGTGTATTGATTGCGGGGTGATTGAATGAATATATTTGCAGTTCACAGAAATCCTGTTATCGCCGCGCGTAGTTTGTGTGACTCTCACATCAGTAAAATGATTTTGGAAAGCGCACAAATGCTTGCGAGTGCATGTCACAGACATGATGTTCCTATCGACAAGATACCAAAAAGAAAAGACGGTGGAACATACGGTGAAGGTTACAAACACCATCCGTCAACCGTTTGGGCGGGTGACAACCGCGAAAACTACGAGTGGTTATGTTGGCATGGTCTTGCTTTGGGTTGGGAGTTTGAGAATCGCTACGGTAAGAAGCATGCTTCTGTCGAAGCCATCAAAGACGCGTGTTCAGTAATCGAATACATACCCAAAGGCTCACAGACTGACTTTGCTCGCGCAATCAACAAGCACATCTATCCAATACTATTAGACAAAACAGTATGGCCGAATACGATTCTTGCGTATCGCGCCTTTTACAATCTTGACAAGAAGACCTTCGCAAAGTGGGGCGGAGGAAGAAAGCCGCCATCATGGTGGAACCCCAACTTTACATTAGAGGTGAAACAATGAAAGCAGATAAAGCAATAGAAAAACTAAGACAAAGACAAGAAGAAATGATGAGAGAAGCGAACAGAATGGCGGCACGCGCAGAAGAACTGCAAGCAATAGCCGAATGTCAAGAAAATGGCTACCTTTGGGGTGTTGTTGAGGTTGATTTGAGCCATGATAAAATGAAGGCCAACCGTATTAGGTTGATATGTAAGAAGAGTCATGTTCAAATTGATGCCTTACTGAATCACCCTCAACCGCCACTTACGCTAATGGGTGAAGATGATGATATTTTATTGAGCGACTATCTATCCGAAGGAGATGAAGAAGAATGATGAATAAAATATGGAAGAAGTTTTTCCCTCATCTAAGCCCGAAAGAAGCGCATGTTGAAATAATGAAAATGGAAGGTGAAGAAGAATGAATATAACATTTGAAAGATACAAAGATAATTTTGGTGGACGCGTAAAACTATCGTTACTACCATTCGCAATAAGTCAAGAACTGAAAACGCAACTACCATTCCCTAAAACAAAATGGGATGGTAGCAATTGGTCTATACAGGACAAACCCGATGTAGTCAAAGACGCGCTTGAAGTTCTCAAGGATAATGATATTGAAGTGTATGGATTAAATGCAGATGATTGTGTTGAATATGAAGGGAGTGCGAATGTAACTTTTGCTCATCCCGATAAACTCATCATGCAATGGTCGTTTCAGTCTAACTACAAGGACATTAACAGCGCCATGAAACAAGCGGCGGCAGGTAATGCTCGATGGAATAACAATGCTAAGTCATGGTCTATTCCTATCAACACAGCAGTAGCAGTTGCGGCGGCAGTTCGCCCACACTTCTCACCACTTGCAGACGCAATCGAAGCATGTCCTCAAGTTCAATCCGCGCAAGAAGCAACCATGCAAAGAGTTGAGTTGTCAAGCGCAGTTGATACTGACATTGAGTTACCCGATGAAGAACCATTCAATAGTATGCGACCTTATCAAAAAGTAGCACCCGTCATGTATAGAACAGGTGGACGCAACCGTATTCTCATTGCTGATGAGATGGGTCTTGGTAAGTCACTACAAGCGCTTGCTTGTGTTGAACTTGCTCAACATCAAAGAGTTCTCATAGTATGCCCTGCTATTGTTAAACACAATTGGGCTAACGAGATAGACAAGTGGTTAGACGATGAGTGTTTTATCATCAACGGTTGGCAAGGTGCAATCGCGGCAGTAAGATTCAATGTTATCAATTATGACTTGTTGGCTAAGCGCAAAGACCAATTGATTTCTCTTGGCTATGACTGTATCATCTTTGATGAAGTTCACACAATCAAGAATCAAAAGGCCGCGAGAACCAAAGCGGCTCTTGCTATCGCAAAGAACCTTGATGGTATAGTTGCGCTGTCGGGAACACCTATCCTTAACAGACCAAACGAGTTCTTCACATCGCTTAACATGATGCTACCTGCGCAGTTCAGCAACTATTGGACTTACGCACAGCGTTATTGTAACGCAAGAAGGACTGACTTCGGTTGGGATATGTCGGGCGCAAGTAACATTGAGCATAGTGTGGATGGAATCACTACGCCGTTGAACCATTTGTTGCGCGACTTCATGTTGCGTAGGTCGATGGATGACCCGCGCATTGCAGAAGAGATGCCGGACTTAGTGCAGACACTTGTGAAGATTGACTTACCCGAACAGGCACAGAAACAATACAAAGTCGAACACAACTCTTGGATGGAGGAATGGCAAAGTCAACAGGCTAATTGGGGTTCAACAGACGCGGGCTTCGCTCTCAATATGATGACAGAACTTCGACATGTTGCAGGTCGCCTCAAGGTCGAGCAAGCCGTTAAGTGGGCGACTACTTACTTTGAACAGAACGGTAAGCCACTTGTTATCTTCGCGCATCACAAAGATGTTATTGAATCATTGTGGACAAAGTTACGAGCGAAGTTCCCATCGACAAGAATGATTAGCGGCGACACTAAACAAATTGATAGAGAACAAAACATACTACATTTCCAACAAGGTAGCATTGATTTCCTCATCTGTTCAACAATGGCTATGAAAGAAGGAGTCAACTTAGACCACGCCAATACTACGCTGTTCGTTGAACGCGAGTGGGTTCCGGCATGGGAACAACAAGCGGCGGCGAGAGTTCGTCGTATGACACAGGAGAGCGCGACTTGTCACCAAGTTATATTGAGTGCGAATGATACCATTGATTCGATGTTCGATGAAGTAGTTGCGGCAAAGGCTGAACTTGTCAAGTCAACACTTGATGGTAAAGATGGTGCGCGTAATGCTATTGTCAATGAGTTGAAGAAGAAGTTGAAAGACGGAAAGATGGTGATGGTATGAGATTAATGCAACAACCGTGTCAAAAGAGAGGATGTAAATATCCAAGACGCGCAGGGTTTAGATTTTGTTTGAGAAAAGATTGTGGAAAAAAGAAAGGAGATGAAGAAGAATGAGTGCAAGTATAGACGCAGAAGACCTTGAGGCTATCATATTGAAATGTGAATGCCCTTCGGGTAAATGTAAAACATTAGCCGACATGGTGATATTTAGAACCGAGCATGAAGGAAAGTTCGACCATGTTGATATTCATTGTGATGAGTGCTTTGCCATTTACAATGTTCACATGATGTTCACGCCTTCTGTTCAAGACTTTAGTGAATGATTATAACCTACGCCTACTACGGGTGAACGAAGAAGGTCGTTTAATGAGGAATGAGTATAAACTATCTATCGCACAATTTAACGATACAGGTCGCGTTACAAGACCCGATGGTAGTTCTGTTGAGGTTGATAAAATATCAATCGAAAAGGATGGTGAAGATGTTAGAGTAATGTCTTTCGATTACGCGGGTCATACTCTCGGTCTTGCTATTTGCAGTTGCGGTAAAGGTATAGATGAACACGAATTAACTTTCAACCTTGCAGACGGTAGTGTATTCTATCCTGCTAAGTGTTGCGGTAAAGCGATTTTTTTTGAAGGAGATGAAAAGAATGCTAAATGATAATTGGAAACCTACTAATGATGATATTGAATGGACTAAAAACCACTTTGGTAATATGGCCGTTGGTGACACTTGGAGTGTTAGTGGCGCGATTGTTGAGAAGACAGATAAAGACGAATTGACATTACGCCAATATCCACCCGAATCAGCAATGGCTATTGAAAGAGTCGCGCTTGTCTGTAATGAGTTTGATGTTGAGTTCATTTCGGAACATGGAGAACTAATCGAAAATCCAATGGAGGCCGCGCAGAATGCGGCGAAGCAATGGGCTGACCCCGAATCGGGAATACCTCTTGCTAACTTCGACCTTGCTAATCCAACTTGGTCTGTTACCGCAGTTCCCTCACAAGACGAAACGGGAAACGCTATTCTCATAGACCAATGGATTGTCACAGTCACACACCCGAATGATGAAGAAGAAGGTGAAGTTCATTCAGTAAATATGACACCAATGGATTATCACTTAATCGCGGGAGATGATTTATTTTTCACATGGAGAAACTTGCGCGTCATTGAAAGACAAGAAGCAATCCGATTAGCAGATGAGGGTCTTACTGTCGAATTACTACTAAGCAAACAAATTATGCTACTTGGTAGTGAATTGATTGAGGATGAAAATTATGTCGTCCCCCCACACCTACGCGGTATGATGGTTACACGAATTACTGATGAAGAAGAGTGATGGCCTGTGATAAGCCTTGAGGATTTGGCTTCGGTTGTTGCGTCTGTCCAAACAAGTAACTCAAAGAAAGAGATGTATTCCCTAATCGGAGTATTGCTTAGAGTTAACAAGACGCAGTTAGAAGACATAATCAAATTGTGTTGCTCGACCCCGCGTGATGCAGTAAAGTCGAATCATATCGTTGCGCTCATAACCGACTCTTATGGTATGTTCCCCGAAGAATACGAATCACTATGGAATGAAAAAGAACTACCGTTGATACTCGCTGACGAATCACCGGATGAAGTCGAACACCCTATGTCTTTGAAAGACGCAAGAGAATTAAAACAATCAATCATTGATGGTGACAAACTCTCCTTAGATATTATATTCAAATCACTTAGCAAGACAAGCGCAAGATTGTTTTGGGGTTTCTGTTTTGGTCGCACACTCATCAATTATCGCAAACTGATGGGTGGTGTATCAAGCGTCACATCTTATTCAATCGAAAGATTACAACAAGCGCGAATCATTATGCCTCCGCACGAAGTAGTAGTAAAGGCTCTCGACTCGTCACTACCTAACGAAACAACCATCGAACCATGCTACCCATTCTTAGCACCGCGTTATTCTCGTTGGCGTTATTGGTCTTTACCTTTCAACAATACTCATTATCAAATCATAACAGGAGAACATTACTTTGCTCATCGGAAGAACGGGAGGGTATTTTTATTTGACAGGCGTGGGGAAAAGTTCTCGCATCCTCAACCTTTGATAGAGGGAGAAGATGATTGCGTCTGTGAGTTTGATAATGATGGTAACATGATAGAGTGGTTGTATAAAGAAGACGCACCCGAATCGTGGAAACAACCGCGTTCTGTTAGATGCCCGAATCCACACATTGTCGAATCCGAATCACATATGCGTAGGTTGGTCGAATCATTAGACGAAGGTGAGTCTTTGCGCTTAATTGATGGTGATAGACCTTACTTTCATAGTGGTGCAGTTGGAGGTTTCATCGTTCCTCGCAGAACATTTGACTTACCATTATTGATACTTGGTGGTAAGCGCGATGCTGATAGTGCCGCAATTAGAATCAAGGTTGGCGCACTCGATGGGTTTGACATATACCCTGTCGGTTACGCGTTTGTCAAAGAAGAGAACATGCCCGACATTCTAACTCCACTTTTTGAGTCCAATGTGTATAGAGAATGCCGCGAAGGTTTGATTGGTATATTCCATGCACTATCCTTTGACACAGACACCAACAAACTACGCGCTCCTTATCTTACTAAGATAGATACCACACTTGGTATTAGTGACGCAATCCAAATCGGAGATTTGATGGAGAGGTCTTCTTATGGACGATGATTCCTTTTTTCTTGCGTGGTTAGCAAGAGAATGCAGATTTCAAGCAAGCGTTCACTACGCCCCACGAACAAGAATTGGTTACCGTATTGCTCGGAGGGTAATTGTATCACCAAAAGACGAACCGCAACTCAATATGTGGTTAGTAACTAAAGGTATAACTGCTCGCGTTATCAAAAATAAAGAGCAAATCAAATTACTCATCCGTCTTCTCATGCCTGTAAAAGAACATGTCAAAGATATTCAAGGCATGGGGCGCATGTTGAAGATAATCGACATGAATAAAAGACGAGTGACGCATCAAGATATTCTTGATACTATCATACTATTAGAGTAGGCCATACGCCTCTATTCTAACTACACTTGCTTTCAGTAAGCGTTTTTCGGGTTTTCCTGTTTCCTTCACGAAATAGTAATAGGAATATATCTTTTACATTTACAGAATGAAAACTGAAAAACCGTAAAAGGTGTAGGGCAAGGCTGTTTTAATGGAATGAGTAGTGAAAATAACCGAAAAACACACACAAAGGTCGAAAGAAGGTAACCTTGCCCTACAAACCACCCTAAACTCATTTGGTTTATAAAGGAACGCGTTGACCTATTCCATTCTATTGAGGATTTGAGATGCCAAAAACCGAATTAAAACCGATAAACCAAGACCAAATTATAGGGGGTAATGACCCCAACCTGCCATTTTTCTATATCGAAGAATGGAGAGAGCAACCGCCGACCAATTTACTTTTCGCCGGACAGCCGGGAACAGGAAAAACTACCGCCGCAATTGTGATTGCAAATGAACTCGGCTATGATATAGTGGAGTTCAATGCATCCGATGAGCGCGGTATCGACTTTATCCGTAGTAAAATTAAAGCGCATGCTATGGCGGCAGGACTATGGAATAAAGTTATGATATTGCTTGATGAAGCAGATGGATTAACTAAGCAAGCCCAAGAAGCGCTTAGACGCATCATGGAGAATACTGATTGTATCTTTGTTCTTACATGTAACAACATATCATCAATCATACCTGCGTTACAATCAAGGTGTGTAAAGTTCACTTTCAAACCGTATGATGCAAATGATGTTCGCGCGTATCTTCAACTATTAGATAGAGAATGGAGTGATGCTGATTACATGTCAACGGTTAGCGAAGCGCATAACCCCGCCGAATTAGCAATACATTTTGGTGGAGATTTAAGAGCCATTCAAAAGCATGTTTTGAGTGGCAAACCATTGTCAACAGATTCAACAGAATATGATGTAGCCGCGATGCAGATTGCGGCAGGTGATTGGGAATCCCTTCACCGAACTATGAGGGTGATGATAGCAGATGGCGTGAGTATTCACGGCTTCATGCATCGCATCCATGAACATGTCCTTTCCATAGGGCTTGAGTCAAAACAACTATATACTTTCTTGTGTGTGTGGGGAGATTTCGTGCTAAGAATGCACCAATGGCCCCTATCCGAGTCGTCCTTTTTGGACTACTTTGTAGCGACCCTGCATACCCAAGAAACAAAACAAAAGGAGGAACAAGTATGAACCTAAATAACAATAACGGAGCAGATAATAATGAACAACCAACCTTCCACGGTGAAGTGGAAGACCGCCTAAAGTGGTGGGCTGAAAAGCACAGTAAGACGATAGAAGAAGCGCGAGATGAGTTCACCGCTTACCTATCGTCCGACCTCGGTATCAGTAACCATAAGGATGAAGAAGATGACTTCTTGATTGAAGCCGCAGAATCATTCATGGTCGAACGCCGTGTCATGGCAAACACATCATCAGCAAACGCGACAGAATTAATTGGATATTTTGTCGGTGTTGATAGCAAAGTAAGAGATGCACAGGAACGCAAGAGAGTCCCTGCTGTAACAGCCGCAATGAATGACCTTGATGAAGCAATTCAACTTGGACTTGTAGCCCGCGCTTACACAGAAGATGGTGTATGGATGCTTGAAAAGAAAGACGGTCCTGTAAAGACAGAAGAGAGTGCCGATGAAAAACCGTGGTTCTTGTTTGAAGAGCATGGTCTATCCATTGCAATCTTACAGAACAACAAAGAGTGGTCGCGTTTCGGTGAACCTATCACACCTTACCGATGGCAACGCACCTACCATTTCTATGGTAATGAGAAAGAAGCATTCATGGACTCTCAAGAACACTTGAGAATTACTGTAACTTCAAAGAACCCCGATGAATGGCATGTGCCTCAAATGTTCTCTCCTTGCACACTCAAGGTAAGAGCGCGACAAGGTGCGCCTTCTGTCGGATGGGAGGATGTATGGAATGCACTACCTTTCCCTGCGGCTGTAACATATGGTGGCGTTGTTGAAGAACAATACATGGAGGCTATCAAGCCGGAAAGACTACTACCAACTGCGAAGTCTTTTGTCAAAGACCTATCAACTCTTGGAGAAGTATTCGATACTCAAAGCGAAACCATTGCAGGATTCAACAAGCCAATCGGACCAATGGTTCTTATCAAAGCGCGAGTGAGCGACCTTAGACTTGAACCAAGTGATTACGAATATGACCCAACAGGACACACTTACTTTATGCGTGTAACATCTTTTGACTTAATGCGCTCCTTTGGTGACGATAGCAGAAGAGATATTGGTGTAAGTATTCACGGATTCTTAGGCGACGAAGGGCATCCATTTGAAGTGGCAACAGAAGAAGGTTACAAGCCTTATGCAATTAAGTCAACAGTCTTCATCTATGGTCGACTCGGTGTAGTCGTAAGAGATGATGGCATCAGTCCAAAGATAAACGCGGTCGGCATTTATGCTGTTCCTCGTCTTGCAATTCCCGCAGGTGAAGGTGGCGACACATCCCTCGGTCAATACAATGGAGAGTGAAAAATATGGCAAACCTAAATGATTTGAAAAAACAAGCAGAAGCAGAAAACCAAACCCAAACCCCGCTTGAGGTAGCGCAAGCAGAAACGGTTGCACCCGTTCCTCAAGCGCCTATCGCTGATGGCATATGGGGAGAGATACAAGAAGCGGCAAATGAATTACCGGACAATCAAACCTTTATGGGTCTTGTTGGACCCGAAGGTGCAGGTAAAACAGGCATTATTCTTGACAGTCTAACAGATGAAGAAATCAAAAACGGAGAGGTAATCTTTGTTCTTGACTTCGATGGTGGCGGACAAACAATCCGAACAACTCATCATAGAGCAAACGCGAAAAACATTCGCGTATTGTCACCGTGGGTTATGCAGGATGAATCAAGAGATGCATTTGACTACCCTGCTACACATGCAAGAGTAATGAGGATTGGTCGAACACTTGTTGATTGGGCTAAATCACCGGGCAACAAACCAAAACTAAACAGCGTCTTAGTAACAGGATTAGACCAATGGGATTCAGTTGCGTCTAACTGTATGTTCATTGAAGACTTGGGAACTGCGCCGGATGGTATCGGTGCTAAAATCAAGCCACATGAGCAGATTGGTATGCGTTTTAATTGGCAGATTCGGTCAACTCGTTTCCATCAACTTACAGCAATTTGTAAAGTCCTAATGAGTTTTGGAGTGCGCGTCTATTGGGAAACACACTTCAAAGACATTCAAGATAAAGCCGGTGCTATTATCGGAAAGAAACCTGCATGGGAAAAGCAAACTGCAAATCATCTAAACCAAATCTTATGGTTCCATAAGAGCAAGGTGCGCGGAGAAGACAATGCTCCAACAGGTGAGATGAGATATGAAGTTGAGTTTGTAAAGTGTCGAACTAATCCAACATTGTTAGACCAACGCCGACTTATTATGAGAACTAAGAAAGGTGAATCCCCACAATGGTTCGGACTACCGGAACTAAGAGAGGGTGGAGTATGAATAACAACACAAATGAAGATGGAGATTTCCCAAGAACAGGAACACCTGCGCATAACGAAGCAAAACCGCGCGATGTTGATTCTTTATCCTTAGCGGACAAATACCCGTCATATGAACCCGACCCTGCATGCATGGAATGTGGAGGGGAGGGTATGATATGGTATCAAGTCGTAAGACATACCCACTATGGAGAAACTGAACTCGATTATGATAACGAGCCTTGTGAATGTATCTTTAGAGATATGACAGCAACGCCCGATAAAAACTGCCGCGCTTGTGGTGGAACGGGAGAAGTTGAAGAAACGCATTTGGTTGATGGTGAAAAGATTACTACCTATTATGCATGCGTATGCTTGAGATATGTTCCTATTGAAGAACCTAATGAGAGTGAAAAAGATGAGTAAAAAACCGAAACTACCCGACCCGAATAAATACCCAATACATGCAAGCAGAAGTGGCTCGCCCACTTTATATTTGTGTGGTGATAAATTGCAATATACGCCACCGCCTGTTAGGTTGATGGATAATGCCGATTGGCATAATCAGCGCCCTATGTGTGGTGCTTGCGCGAATGCATACTTTGCTAAACATGGAGAGATGATACAATGGCCGCCCAAACAATAGTTGACACGGCTAAGTTTCAATCCTTCATCAATTCTTTCGGTAACAATATCGAGGACTTGATGTTAGAGATAAAAGACAATCGTATCTATGGTGCTGTTGATACTACAACTCACTATTGCGCTAAAAGTATGAGTGTGATGTTAAGTAATCAAGTAGCGTATAAACCCGGCAAGGTCTATATCAGCGATGTAGCGAAAGTGTTGACTTTCCTTAAAGCATCTTCGCAAGACTTATGTATAGTGAACCAATGGGAAGGCTCTCTTAATTTGAAATTGGGGAGTGATTCTTTACAACTACCGTCACACACACATATCCGTTCAGCCGCTACTTTAGATAACGCGAAAAGGGCTATTCAACAGATGAAGGATAACAACTACACTAAGATTGGTCCTGCTGTCTTACAGGTGAATGGTTCTGTCAACATGGATAAGTTACGAGGACTTGGAACTGCTGTCAAGGTTGCAGGTAAAGACGCACCTTGCAGAATCAAGACCTCCCCTACTGACTCCGAAATGATTGTAACCGTAGGTCATGTTGTAGGTGGCGCGAATGTGAATAGAGTCATTGAACTTGGTAATGTTTGGGGTGATACTGATGTGGTTACTCACTTCGGTTCACACCTACCAAATACACTCGCGTGTATGAATGATGGTGTAGTTGATTTCTATGTAGGTGATAACGCCGCATTAATTTTGAGTCATCAAGAGAAAGATACGCTACTAATTTTGAAACACCAACAGGGGGTTAACTAATGATTGTCGATGCGATATATCACGATGATGAACCACCTACTATCTATACTCGCTATCGTATTGATGGAAAGTTATGCGAGGACACAGTTAATGATTTCAAACCACACTTCTATGTTCCTCAATCAACACCGGAGTTTAGAATCAAGTCAATGCGTAGGTCATTTCCTCAATCGGAAATAGATACAAACAATCACTATGAAGGGCTTGACGGCGTTCCTCTCTATCGAGTAAGCACTAACTCACCTTACAACATAAGCAGAATGCGCGAAATGTTTTCTCGCACTTACGAGGCTGATGTTAGATACGCAGACCAATACTTGATAGAAAATGTAGCCGAGATGCCAAAGTGGAAGCCGCGCAAATGGTGGTATGATATTGAATGTAATACAGGTGATGATAACTTCACTACTGTTATTGCTGTTATTGACTCCGACCTCGATGAACCCGTTGTGTTTGCATGGTCCGATGACCGAACCAACTCATACTTCAATGATTCATTGAAAGAATTGACAGATGGTGATTGTGAATTAGTTGGTCGTAAAGTTAGAGATGAGCATTATTTGTTGCGTGTGTATAAATCCGAAAAGGAAATGTATGACGGCTTCATTAACTTCTTGCAAGAACGCAATCCCGATATGATGATTGCTCATGCAGGAACATTCTTTGACATACCGCATATGATAGAAAGACTCGACCACATCTATGGTTATGGTGGCGCGGCTAAGTTAAGCCCTCTTGGTATTATTCGATACCCGAAGAAGGGAGAGCGATACCGATTTGACGACCAACCAATTGCAGGGCGTTGGCAGTTTGATACTGCCGCACCTGCTACAAGTGGCACAGGGTTTGAAAGGGTATGGAAAGATAGTGGCGGCGGTCAATTACCTAATCGTAAATTGAATACCATTGCTGAAACTCTTGGACTTGGTTCTAAACTGACAGAAGAGATAGAAGGAATGGATGTTCACAATGGATGGTATGAGTATTGGCATGAGTTCGTTGACTACTGTTTGCTTGATACTGTTCTGCTTCGTGGAATTGATGAAGCGCGAAATGTAACTGACTTCTATGTTGAGATGGTTCGCCTTTGTGGTGTATCTATGCAATCAGCGACTAATGTAACTAACTTCGCGCGTGGACTAATCTCTCGCAGAACACCACTCAAAGCGCCTTCAAGGTATAGAGCCGAGAAGGTTGACTTAACGGGTGCGGAGTTCATCATGAAAGAGCCGGGACTGTATGAAGGCGTAGCCGTTATTGACTACAAGGGACTATACCCATCACTTATTACAGGACACAATCTTTGTTATACAACAAAGCGAGATGGACCGGGTGAAGGCATCATTCAACTTGAGAACGGTTCTTATTGGGACCAATCAAAGAAAGGGTTGTTACCCGAAGTGGTTGATTACCTCTTTGATTTCCGAGCAGAATGCAAACAGAAGATGCGCGATGCAGAAACCAAAGAAGAACGAGCCGCATGGGACACAACACAATCAGCAGTAAAGCGCGTCATGGCGAGCCTATATGGACTCACGGCGCATGTAGGTTTTGGATGGGCTGACATAGACATAGCACATACTATTCTATCCGAAGGTCGACGCTGTATTCGATTACTTGATACCGTTGCTACAAGACTTGGTTACAATGTTCTATATGGATTTACAGACAGCGCATTTATTCAAGTGCCTCAAGAGGATGCAGAAGTTCTTGCATCAAGAGTGACAGACGCGGTTCAAGAAGTAACCGGAAACAAGAAACTCTTTGCTGAACTTGAAGCATACATTCCGTGGTGGTTCTTTGAAAAGAAAAACAAGTATGCGGGTATGGTGTCTTATCCTCCCGAAGATGCGGGCAAGATGAAAACTGCTAACTTCTTGAAAGGTAGTAGCCTTGCTCCTATCAGCAAGGAGGCTGAAAAGATAGCATTGACAATGATATGTCAAGGTAAGAATGAAGCAGAAGTGCGTGAAGAAATACTGAAACTTGCGTTACCTGTTCGCAAAGGTGAAGTAAATCTCAAGCAAGTAACTAAACAGACGCGTATCAGCCAAGCGCCAAGAGATTACAAGATTCTCTCCGGTGCAAGCAAAGCCGCCGAATACTACAACAATAATCTTGCAACTAATGACCCGTTTGTGGCGGGAGATTCAGTTCAATGGACTTATGTAAAAACTGTTCCCGCCGGTATGCCCGACACTCAAGTGGTAGCATATCGTAACGAAAATGAATTAGAAGGATTTACTCTCGATGCTAAGGTCATTCTTGACAAAGCAATCGTAAGCAAATTAAAGGGCGTGTATCAAGTCTTGGGTTGGGACTTAGATGCCGCGACAGGAGAACCCCGACCCGCAACATATTGGTGATAACAATGTATGATAAAATAATAAAACAAATGCAAGACAGCATAGAAGAATTGAAAGAGAAGGTCGAAAGACTTGAAAGTGAAAACCGAGAACTAAGAGCCGATGTTAATGGCATAGATGATGACATAGAAGTTAATCATAAATTAGCGCGAGCCGTTTGTGAACTACAAGAAGAAGTGCAACGCAATATGCCCGAAGTGTATTTCATTAACAGAATAAATGCACCGACAAGAGTGGGGATGAACTGAATGGAAGAGATGTTGAACCATTGTGGATTCGATTCTGCATTCGATATGATAAGAACTCATCTTACAAACGATGAACTCATGGACTTGTTAAGTGAATTACTTCATGAGAATAAAGATGTTGCAAACGAAATCTGCGAAGAGATAGCGAGCGACAAATACGAATGGGTTGATTGGGAACAAGTAAAGGCTGATGCCGACGATGCCGCGTATCAAGCATATCGAGATAGGGGTCTTGATGATGATTAAGATATACGACGATGGTTCAAGTTACGCGTGGACTCCCTCTATGGGAGAGAAAGGTATTGTAATTAGAATGAGTAAGTCAACACTTACTTCTTTAGGATGGTGCGCACAGCAAATGTGGTTACAGCACAATTATCCCAAAGAGCAAGGCTTAGTTAAACACCTTGTTCTTGGTGACGATGTTCATAATGGGCTTGAGATGTTCTATGATAATTTAGAGAAGGCTGACATTGACGAACTCCAAAGGCTCGCTAAAAGTGGCGCTGATATTTCAAAGAATCTTCGCAAGTATATTCCTAACGAAGAAGAGATTGTGAATAATAGAAGGGACGAAAACAAGGAGTTTCCGTTCTATGATGAAGACTATTATCGAAACATGGAGTGGCTAATGGCTTATGAAACCGCGCGCTTCGCAATTGATAAAACACCTTTACCTTTGGCGAATGAAGTTAGATTAGAATTGAAGAAGGAGATTGAAGTTCCGGGTTACGGTTCAATCCCCGTTCAGTTTGTTGGTATTATAGACCGAGTGTTTGAAGCAGAAGATGGTGGGTTGTTATTGTTTGAATTAAAGACAGGTAAATGGAGTCATTACAAATTAGCGTCTATGCGTAAGGAGATGGCATACTACAAGTTTCTTATTGAAAATGCAGACCCCGCGTATTTGAAAGAGAAAGGTATTGATAGAACAGTAACTCATTGGGGTTGGAGATATTCAGCCGCAGACCATTGGACTATCGAAGAGATAAAATCAGTAAGTGAAAGAGGGATGATGAAAACTATGCGTGACCTAATTAAAATGTATCTTGACAATCATTTCAAACCAACAACTAATGACATGGCATGTGGTTATTGTGACTACATAGAGTTGTGTCCTAAGTATGCTATACCAATGGGTGATGCTTAATGAGAGCGTGTGAGTTATGTGGTGCTAAGAAACTTCACGACATGCGCTTTGCAAAGCGCGCCTCTTGTTTCTCTTGTATTGATAAAGTGCTTGAGTTTGCTATTACTGCGGGAATGAGTTTTAAGGAGGGTAGTGAGTGAGTGTTCTCAACTTACAGTTTCCTAAAGAAGTAGGCTTATTCCGAAAAGTAGTTCACAATCAAAGCGAGTTTGAATCCTATTGGGGTTCATTGCGTAACAGTCAATGTGCATACATGTCGGTATATTCTTTCCGAGCCGTAAAACCTAATGGTCGTCGCGCGGAATACAATACAGCAATTGTTGATAACTTTGTTTTAGATTTCGACAAGAAGTATCGTAAAGGTAGCGAGATGGTTGAAGTTGACGGTGATGAAGTTGTTGAGCAAGTGATGAGATTGCATTACTTTTTACTCGGTGCTAATATCAAACATGGTGTTTGGTTTAGCGGTAATGGTTTTCATATTTGGATTGCTCTTGATAAGACCTATTTACCTTCAAGTGGTATTGAAGTGTCACATATCAAAGCGGCAGGTCGCAAAGTGATTAACGCGTGGAAAGAAGAGATGGAGTTGTATTGTATGGACCCGACTGTTCCTTTTGACATGGCGAGAATGATTCGTGTTCCTAACTCTTACAATGCTAAACAGCATGTGCTTCGATGGAGTATTCCTTTGACAACAGCAGACCTTACTTTAGCATGGGATGAGATATGCGAGATGGCTGAAAAGCCTCTCAACAAAGCGTTTTACTATGGTGAGCATGGAGTTCAACTACCGCTTAAAGAAGTTAAGAAAAAGAGTTTCCGAACAGAAGGCGGAGAGCCTATTGACTTTGATACAGTATCATTAGGTAAAATCAAAATCTTACCTTGTTTGATGGAGGCGGCTTGTCAAGTGGGTAGCAACCCACCACATGTAAGTCGCGCAAGTCTTGTTATGTATCTTGGCTCAAGGCTTCGCAACTTTTTGCATGTAAGCAGAACCACATCACAGATGCGCGAAAAGCACATTGTTACTATTTCCAACTTCTTAGGTTCTTTGCAATGGGCTGACTACGATGAAGGAATAACTAAGTATCACACCAAGACTATCGTTGATGGTGGCTATCAAGAATCATGCGCAAGTTTGATGAGCAAAGGGTTATGCATAGGAAAATGTCAACTTTGGGATGGGACGGGCGAACACAATGGAGAGGCGATTTGAATGGTGGGAAGTAATTATTGCAATAGTGTCTATCATAGTGTTACCTGTTTTACTATTAGTGCTGATACCAATACATTTTATTCTAAAGGTGATATTTCATGACTAAATCATATGAGTATTGCTCAAGACAAGGCATGTTAACAAGCGTCAAAGTGACAACTGTTGAGAACATCAAGACGGATAGCATACCCGGACAGCAACAATGGTTTGATGCGGACTTCTTAGAGTTGTTATTGATGCTTGATGATATATGGAGAACACCGCGCGAACTTGTAAAGTATTCCGAACCATTACGGTTAATGGACTCTTCAAAAATATGTCAAGTTTTGAAAGGTCTTGAATCTAAAGGATTAGTTGAATCAAAGAAAGAAGGTCGCAAGCACACTCAATGGAGGCGAAGTCATAGATTTCCAAAACATGCGGGGTTTAAGTCATGAATCCATTAGTGATAGATACAAACGAAAGAGGCAGATTGCCGGATGCTATTGAGCGTCGCGCTAAATCAAGGTCACCAAGAGTAAATGTATTGAGAGAGAAACTTGTTAATGGTGATTACAAGTGCGGTCAATGGTTGATAGAAGCAAAGTCCGTTGATGATTTGATGCAATCAATGAGGAACGGACATTTGATGAGGCAACTCGATAACATGGATGCCAATGCAGGTAATTTTGGTCTTGTTATTTGGGGAAACATAAATGATTATGTTAACCGAGCAAAGCAAAGAGGGTCAACAATTACACATAGCGCGGCTCTAAAACAGATGACAGGGTTTCTTGGTAGGATAGTAGCCGACTTTGGTTGCTTGATATATCGCGCCCCGAATCCAAGTGAAGCGGCGGCATTCATGGTTGCCCTTCATGAGAAAACATACAAGAAAGCAAGTAGGCATGGCGCTCAAGCCGTTAGGCGAGTAAGCACAAATGATGTGCGCAAAGACATGTTACTTACAATTCCCGGTGTCGGTGCAGAAATGGCCGATGCTATCATTCAGTCATGCGGTTCTATCGAAGAAGTTGCATGTGGTGAATGCCTACGCGATGTTCCCCGAATGGGTAAAACGCTAAGAGCGCGTGTAGTGAATGTCTTGACAAGTGAAGAAGAGGTTAGGGTGGAGAAGAAATGATTTTTTGTTTTAACTTATTATACTTACAGGACGAAAACCGAAAAAGCGAAAATGGTTATAGACTGAATAGAACCACGGAGGATTACCCCCCGGAATCATCGGTCGCAAGAAAAGGAGGAAAATAATATGTCAAAAAGACAATGGAACCAATATAGCGTAGTGAAAGAATACCCCGTAATGAAGGATTACTTAGAACGGTTTAGAACAACTTCATTCTTTAATGAAGTGCCGGGTCTAATATCCTTCTTTTACCTGCAAGGTCAAGCAGTAGTCGATGAGATTCGCATTCCTGTTTGGGCGAGCGCACTTGACCCCCGAATACATGTATTTTGGATTCAAGCAACGCGTTCCGGTAAATCAATTGCATGGGAGTTCACAGGCGAAGTAGCGAAGTTGGCAGGATTAGAGATTGATATGTTCACAAGTGGAACAGACAGCGCGCTAATCGGGTCAATTGATTCAATAAGTGACGACGATGGTGGATATATCACCGTTGAGAAACCGGGATTACTTGCGGGTAAGAAGTGTTTGAACTTTGATGAAGGGTCAATCCTTCTTCAAGCAAATCCTAAGCAATTCTTTTCCGAAGTTATTCTGTATTTACAACAAGCAATGAACCCTGTTGGTAGTCATAGTAACACACTAACTAAACACATGAAGAACGGTAAGGTTGAAACAGAATCCCGCGTATCGTTTTGGATTACATCTTTCCCACCTGCCGGTGTTAAAGAGTATGTTCTAACCAAAGGTCTGTTCCAAAGAGTATTGATTCTTTACAGACCGTGGAGTGATGATATGCGACAGATGGTATCGGAACAAAGAATGTCCGGTGTATTCAAAAATAAACTTGATGAAGTGTTAACTCTTGATGATATTGCACAGCATTTCATTGACTTGAAAGAGCGCGTAAGAACAAGGCTACTGATGAAAGCAAACCTAACTCATGAAGGGTGGGGTAATATGACTCCGGCAGAAAAAGAAGAAGTGGCGAGAACAATGATGCATGAGATGTTCACACCCGATGCGTCTTTTGAACCGCAACTTATGACAGCCGTTGATAACTACTACACATTAGTTAGAGGTATGGATAAACACATGAGTGATGTTGTATGTTCTTTCATTCCGAATGTTCTATCTTACACAGTTCTCTTTGCTACTCACATTGCTATGATGAGAGTGATGAGAGATAACATACATGTTGAGGCTGAATGGACGGTAACAGGTGATGATGTTGAAATGGCCGCAGAAGTCATTTATGATATATACGAGCAACTTGTCCTTTGGCTTGAGTCCGAAGTTGAAGTTGGTGCTAAGGCGGCTGAAAAAGCGGCGCGCATTGATGGTTGGATGAAGGCATACAAAGTGTGCAAGAGTGTCGAGGTTGAAGGTCGCGGTAATGGATGGGTTCTAAAGAGTGACATGATGACCCGTTACATGAGCCAACAAGGTCGAAGCCAAACTGCAACCTATGAACGATTCAAGTCTGTCAAAGACAAGTTCCAAACAACGCGTGTTAATAACTCGGTATATATTAGACCAAAGGAGGAATCACAATGAGTGAAGATAGAAGAGAACGCTTTGAAGCAAGGCGTAAAGAACAACAAGAGCATTACAAAGAATTACTTCGTGAAATACTTGACACCCTTGAAGGTGGTGATGTATCACTTGACTTTGAAGATGCACCAAGCGCGGCTACAACTATTCGTATCATAGCCAATATTGCCGGAACTGCTTTGCGCGGTCTTGAATCAATTGAAGAATTAAAAAGAATATTGGATAAAGAGTTTGGTGATGAAGATAACCACAAGGAGATGAGCAAGTGAGTAAAGTAATGGCTATTGACATTGAAACTTCAAACTACTCTTATGAGATTGGTGGATGGGATAAGACCCATCTGTTCGACCCTGTATGCGTAGCAACATGGGATGGAGAGAATGCACATATCTTCTCAAAAGAAAGCGATGTTCATGTCCCTCATGCTAATGTTCATCCACTACACCCAAGAGTATTAGGTGAGCATTTACAGAAGCATGTTGAAGCCGGTGGTAAGATTATCGGTCATAACATACGCGGATTCGACTTACCCGTTCTCCGAGATGCACTTGACATGCACTATGCAGGTGTGTTGATTAAGAACGCTGACAAGCATTTGATTGATACTTCATGGACTCTTCGCTCAAGCGCGGGTCAAAGAGTCCCACTTGATGATGTATGCAAGCATACGCTCGGTAAAGGTAAAGAGATAATGCATTCCGAAGATGCACCCGTTGCATGGCGTGAAGGACAGTTTTCTAAGGTAATGAAATACTGCTTGCAAGATTGTCAATTAAACTATGACCTGTTTGAACACGGTCGAAAGAAAGGCGTTGTAAAAGCGCGAAACGAGGATTCCGGCATCATCACAGACATTGAGGTGCTTTGGAAATTGGAGGAATAAATATGAGCGAAGAAAGAAAAAACGGACGCGAAGCCCAAATTAGCAATATACGAGCCGCCGTGAATATAGCGGAAACCGTGAGGTCAACACTTGGCCCCGCAGGTATGGATAAGATGCTTGTCGATGAACAAGGACATACTATCGTTACTAACGATGGTGTGACAATCTTACGAGAATTAGACACAGCCCATCCGGGTGCGAAGATGATGGTTGGTATCAGTCAAACGCAAGAGCAGGTCTGTAAAGATGGAACGACAAGTGTTGTTGTTCTTGGCGGACAGATGCTTGCGCTAAGCGAAGGTTTGTTACTAAGAGGTATTCATCCACAGACAATTGTTCGTGCTTACAACAACGCAAGTAATATCGCAATGAAAGCAGTTGAAGGACAAGCCAATAGCGGAGATGAAATCGCTATTGCTAAAACAGCACTACGAGGTAAAGCCGCAGAAAGTCATTTGGAAGATGCGGCTTCATTATGTATTGAAGTTGCAGAAGCAGTTGAAGGTGATATGGACCGAGTTCGTATCATCACACAAGCGGGAGGTTCTATCAAAGATTCTTATTGGGATTCGGGATTGATATTGAGTAAAGATTTTGCAATCCCAACAGAAAAGAAGTTTGAGGATGCGCGCATTCTATTGATTGATGGTGGGCTTGAAGGGTTTGATTTCAGCGAAGTTCAAATGCAAGTAACCGACCCTACTCAAATGCAACAAATACAACAGCAAGAGATGGCTATGCTCGGACATGCCGCGCAAGAGATTAGTGAGATATGTGATATACTCTTTGTTCGTGATGGAGTGCATGAAGCAGTTGTAAAGTATCTTGCCGCGAAAGACATAGGTGTTGTTTCTCGACTTCAACAATCGGACATGGACGCTCTAACCCGAATTACAGGTTTGAACTGTTATCATCGCTTTACAGACGCTCTTGAAGATGATTTGAAAGTGAAAGGTTCTGCGATAGGTAATCAGCGTATTGGTGACCTTGACTATGTTAGTGTGATAGTGCCTAACTCAACAGTTGTTACGATGGTTGTTCGTGGTGCTACTCGACAAACACTTGACGAGTATGAAAGAGCCTTCGATGATGCGCTCGGTGTAGTGTGTCTATACTTACAAGATACAGGAGATGGTGTTCTTGCAGGTGGTGGCGCGGCTTTGTCTAAAGCGTCTGTTGCTGTTCGTCAACATGCTCAAAAAGAGAAAAACATGAGTGCAAGAGAGCGTATGTGTTTAGAGGCATACGCAGACTCTCTTGAGATTATTCCTGCGGCTATCGCTAACAATGCAGGAATGGACCCGCTTGATGTTGTCATGGAATTACGGTCTTGTCCTTCTAATCACGGTTTATTCGTCAATGATGAGGGCGTTGGTTCTGTTTGTAATACATTCAAAGAAGGTGTTGTTGAGCCGACACAATTAGTTAGACAAATTATTAAGAGCGCAACCGAGGTAGCAACAGCGATTCTTCGTATTGATGATATAGTAGCGCGTAAGGGATAATAATGTGGAAAGAGATTGGTTTTATTTTAGGATTACTTATTGTAATCGAGATAGGTTATCGTTTATTCGATTATATCCTATATCGACTCAACAACATGCCCGGTAAAATGGATGAAGAAGAGTGATTATTGCGGTCCTTTTCTTAGACCGTTCCAATGCATCTTTTGTAATTCTTCATCATCGTCAAAGAAGATTACATCTGTTCCGAGGTCGTCAAAAGAGAACCACATTGTTAGATAACCTGCTAAAAAGGCAACAATAAATAGCGCGAAGTAATACCACATGATTAACCCATAGCGGTGTAAAAATTAAACCTTTTTATCAGTAGTAATTATCAATCATCTTCTTCAATGAAGATTTATTCTGCTTATCTAACAAAGCATAGCAAGGACATTTCGGTGCAGTTTTAGAACACTCCATCTTATCTTTTAACATACAGACGCAAGGAGTTTTTTTAGTTGCACCGCAACAGCATTTATCTTTCATTTCTTCTTGCCACCCTTTTTCTTCTTGCCGAACTTACCGCGACAGTATTGAACAGCCCAACCGTTTGCATATGCTGATGGATAGACTTTGAACTTGCGTTTAGCCGCCGCTTTACCTGCGGGGCATAACTTCTTTTCTATCGAATCCCATGCTTGATTTAGACAAGAGCAATGTTCACAATTACATTCATTCATAGATACTCACCATTTTTACTATTGTAGGTTTTCCACCAACACCTTGTTTTCTGCTACGCTTGCGTTTAGTAGCCGCGCGTTTCTGTCCTTCGGACATAGAACCCGATGTTTTTGGAGTCTTATTTGATACCTTCACGCTTGGTCTGCACTTCGGATAACCCTTGCTTGATTTTTTTGCTTTACTACGCCCGCAAGGAGGGTGTTTGCCGTCTTTATTTTTACGCGAAACATCAACCCACTTCTCTTTGAACCATCGGTTGAGATTCTTCTTGAGTGTGCCGCGCTCTTTGAAATGTCTTGCGCGGTTAGCATGCATGTCTTCGGGAACAATCGTGCCTCTTGCTGTGTGGCTCATGTCCTTGCCACCTTTACCGGCTACTCCGCGCTTGCGTCGTTCTTGAGTTAATTCAGTTCGATACTTTCTGCGTTCCGGTGTGGACTCATACTTGGTATCGTATTCCTTTTTATGCTTCTTGGCTTCGGGACTCTCGGCATGTTTCAACAAGCGCATGGCTATATCCATTGGTTCACCTGTGCGTATATCGGGGTGTCGCATGTCCTGCATTGTCTTTGGAGGGTTACCTTGCGCATCAACCAATTGTGTTACTTGTTGCGGCCTCATCGCATCTATCTTTATGTGTGGTTCAAAGTCGGGGTCGGGAGCCATTGGGAATAAACCCATAAAGCCACTACCGCCGGGAGGTTTCTTTTTATCCTGCTGATATGTTCGCGTTGGTGTAACTTCACCAACTTTCACCCTGTCGAATTGTTGTCTTTTGTAATGCGGGCTACCCATGTCATCTCCCACTTGCAACATATCGGGATGATTCGCTACACAATCTTCTGTTGAGCATCCTACCGCGCCTTCATCGGTGTATATTCTAAGACCTTCACCGCAATGTGAACACGGACCGCCACTATCTTCTAAATCTCTATCACCTTGAATTGGATTTCCATGCATGTCATAAGATGTGACAGCACTTCTTAGTGGATGGTTTTCATTTGTCATAGCGCTACCGAATGAATCTCCCAACTGTTTCTGTTTCTGTGCATACTTTTTAGCGGCGCGTTTCTTTTCCATGTAATCATGCAATCTCTTTTTTTCATCTTTTTCATCCCTGTCGTCGGGGTGAAAGATAGGCGCTTTCTGTATCATGCCGAGCATTTCCATTTCTTCAATTGTTGATTCAGCGCGTCGAAACCCCATGTTCTGTTGCCTTTCCTCTTCGTTCTCATTAACAACTTGCTGAATGTCTTGGTCGGGTTGAGGTATGGATAGTGTTTGTTGACCCGGCTTCATCATTGCCGCGCGTTCAGCCTCATACTTTTCTTGCATCTTTCTGCGTCGTTCTCTTTCTTTTTCATCTGCTTCAACGCGTCGAAGATAGTCGCTAACTTCTGTTAGACCTGCGTTTTCCCCTGCAAGAGTTGCTTGCGGCGAATCTTGAATTAAAACTTGTTGACCGGGTTGCGCGGCGGCAATTGCCTTTGCTCTTTTGGATTTTAGCATATCAAAAGCCGAATCAAATACGGTGCTTTTTTTCATATGCCTCCCTCTTCTTTTCGCAACTTTCGCAATGACCCCATTCTCCAAGTGTTGCCGATGAGTCCCAATAACATCGACCGCAGAATGGCATCCATCGCTTATTCCACCTTTCTATTTCATCTTCGCTCACACTTGCACACTCCGCGCGGTCCCTTCATTTGACCGCACCCTGCGCATTGCCTCATGAATGTCTTTTCTTTCTGTTCATCCTTTAACAAACGGAAAGCCAAATCCATAGGTTCACTTAATGTGAATTGACCGTATTCGGGAAAATCGTCTGCCTCTTCTTCTTCTTCTAATGGGTTTGAAAGTTTTGTTGGTCTAACAGGTGGCGTAAATCCCGAATATTCTTCTTGGAAAGTGGCTTCTCCGCGACCGCGCGGACCCAACTCTCTTAGAGTTTTACCTGTTCTTGTGGATGGTTTATCTTTTCGACCACCTTCAACACCACCGCTTGCGCCGAAAGGAATTGTATGACCCGATGGCTCAAACATGAGGTTGTTCGCACCCTCCATTCTCTCATCGTCCGCATCTTCAAAATCTGCGCGCCTTGCTCCTGTATCAGCATCTATACCGAGTCTTTCTAAAAACTCCCTTGTATTTTTCTGCTCTCGCTCTTCATCTGTTACGCCAAAATTAGTTTTTTTGCCATGCTTTTCGTCAAGTAATTCATTGTATTCTTCATGCATTTCGTCAGTATATGGGTCATCCACATATCCGTCATCGTCCATGATATTACGCCGAACACCAACCATCGCTCGTCTTTGCTCATAGCGCTGTTTTCCTAACTTCTGCATTTCATCTTTCAGTTTTCCAATGTCGACTCCTTCAAAGTTTTTAGAACGGAGTGAAGATGGATTCATGCCTAACTTTCGCGCTAACAATGTGATATTAGCATTAGATAAATTGGTATCACCTTTATTTTCACCAAGAGAATAATTTTTCACCCATCTATCAAAGTGTGAAGTATCAAAGGGTTTCTTAGGCATCTTCTTACGCGAAGACCCTCCTGTTTGTTTGTTAGCGTATCTTAGATTTTGATTGACTCCGCTTTCTCTATTCGCTCTTGCTTGGTCTATCTTTTGTTTTACTTCTTCACTCGCGGTTCCTGCGTTGTAAGCATCCATTTCTTTCGCTCTTTGCTCTCTTCGCGCTTGTCGCTCACGATAGGCTTGTTCTCTTTCTGCTCTTGTTTTTTTCTGTTTAAGGACATTGAAAGCCTTTTTCATTGACTTGTCTTTTTTGTAATTGCGCTCACCCGGACCCATCTTAGGGTGCTTTCCAACAGCAATAACTAAGACGGAGTGATTGCCTTTTTGCTCCTTGTTAGGTTTCATTACATCTTCACCTTTAGACATCCAAATCACCTATTTTGTGTTTCTTAAACTTACCTTTGTTTAGGCGCGACTCCTGCCAAAGATGACCGCATGGCGGACACTCCCAAATCAGCACACGCGTATCTCGTTCATTAACATAGCGCCCTTCTATACGACGCGCGAGAACATTTCTTTTACACATAGCGCATTGTTGACTTAATCTATCTTTTAATTTTCCCATATTATCACTTCTATCATGCAATAAATACCACTTTCATATAGCAAGACCCTACATATGTTGAACTACCGGAGGTTGGATTTGTAGTCGCTGTCGTAACAACGGGTTGTCCTTTCGCCGCGCCTGTTATCGTGAACTGCATTATCACTTCTGCTTGAGAGGATATGGCAGTTGTGTCAAACTCAATAAACCCTGTTTGACTTCGCATTGGGTTTGCGCTCACATTAAAAGCCCCTCCCCCATTTAGGGGTATGGATGACGCATTTGCAACAACAGATGCATTAGCGGTAGCCGAAGGGTGGCTACCATTGTAAGAACCGTTTTGGTTGTAACCACTTATGATGTATCTAAGCATAACAATTTCTTGAAAATTATTAGTTGAAACATATATGGTTCCGGGTTCCATTGTAATGCTGTTTAGATGAGTGAATCCTGTATTTGCTTGAGTTGTGGGTGGCGTTAATGATTGTAAAACAGTTGCTACATAATCAGCAACAACAATTTCGGTTTGTCCCGCCGTATTGATATTAGTGCCTCCGGCATTTGTTGCTTGAGCGTGACTATTAATCCCTGTGTTTGGGTCTAACTTTATTGTATCTCTTACAAACACACTCGCCATAGTTTGATTGTTAGTAAAGGGTGGCGATAATGATTGATTCATTTCTGTTAGACTTACTACACCTAAATCAAAAGGCGCGCTACCTGTCGGGAAAACCCCCGGCGGTGGCGGTGGTGCGCCACCACCTGCGCGCTTTTTCTTATCCTTCATAGAAGTGCCTTTTTTCAACGCCCACATTGGATTCATAGTATCACAATCCTATTCCATACCAACCTAATATCGGCCCTGCGTAAATTAAAGTAACAGCCTCATGCGCGGGGAGCGAACCGTTGGTTGATGCACCGTTCAACAATTGCGCGTTTCCGTGTCCGCCACTTGCGGCTAATCCGGTTCTGTCAATCGTCACAGGAGTTCCCGCGCCCGGACCCATATCAACATTGATGATGACATAGGTATCGCCCATGCTTGTTCCGTTGCCAAAAGTGGGGTCGGGTAGCCCCCAAGTTGTTCCTCCTGCCGCTAAAATTACCGTTCCCGCTTCGTCTATTACCAACTCATACTCCATTGCAGTTAATTGATATTGGCCGAAATCAACTACACTTGTTGATGCTCTAAATGTTTGTCCATTAGCCATAAGTATGTTAGCGTTTGAAACTGCTGTAACTGCTTGAAGGTCGTTGTATGCGGTAGCACCTGTGGCTACGCTATCTAATTTGGTTTTATCAGCCGCAGACATTGAACCTGCCGCGCCTGTTGTAGCGGCGTTGATGCTAATTGCCGGTGTTGCCCCTCCGGTTGATACAATTGGTAGTGTGCCGGTCACACCTGTCACCGTTCCCGCATTGGCTGTTGCACCATCAGCGACATTCAATATCGCTCTTGCCGCCGTTGCGTCTATTTCTTCAATGATACCTGCACCCCCGCTATCACGACCAAGCAACACATTCGTTTGTGATACATCTTGTATCTTCGCGTAGGTGATTGCATCGTTATCAACAGTCCATGTAGCGCCGCTACTGCTTACGGTAATGTCACCTTTGTCACCATCTGTTACTCCACCGCCCGCGATAGGGTAATTGCAACTCATCCATTTGCTACCTTCGTAAATGAATGTAGCGCGTTGACCGGGATTCAATACAGCGTTGAGTTCCGGTTGGTCGAAGCGTATATTCCCTTTACCTGCAACTCCTTTGTTACATACTTCAATAACATGACCTTCGGGGAACTTGTAATTGGTTCCATCTGTATCGGGGTTAAGAATTACCTCTTGTCCTGTTGCTACACTTAACATCAAAAAAGCATCACCATCAGCCGTTAATGTGTATGTTTGCCCTCCTGTTAATTCAGTCGTAGTTGCGTCAACACCTTGACCGTCAAGACGCACAGAATAATGACCTGTTGCTTCATTGTTGCGACCTGCAAAATACAAATTGTTTCTTACATGATTAGTTCCTAAATCAACACCGCGCGATGGACCATGCCCGAATCCCGGTTGTCCCGATGTAGCAGGAACTTGCACATCTGCTGATGCGTCGTATCGCGGATGACTCGGCCACAAAGCAGTAATGCTATCGGTATGTGCTAAGTCACCTGTATCTGTTTGAAGCGCGTTTAGATGAGTGATTGTGTTAATACCCTCCGTTCCTCCATCACTAACCCTGTTGCTCGCCAAAGCACCCAATGATAACGGAGCCATGTATCGAACAGAAGGAGGCAAGAATATGCGCTTATCATTTATCTCTTGAATATCAACAGAATGGTTACCTGTTCCTCCGCCCTTAACTCTTACAATCGCGAGAACTATTGTTTTCATGTTACTTTGAGCAACACCTGTATTGTAATCTGTTAGATACGCCGAAGGTGCAACGGGATAAAAACCGTTAGTGGCATTGACCGGACCGCCACCTTCGTAGTGAACTTTCGCCTCACCACCTGCTGATGCAACATACACTACATAGAGCGCTTCTTCGGATGCTGATGTTAACTGAACGCCACCATTACCGTCTGTTCCATCTCCTAAAACAAGAGTAGCGCTACCGCCCGGACCATTTGCAAACTCATACAATACACCATCAAGAGCGACATAACCTCCTGTTACTGTCAATGTATGTCCGCTTGCTTTCACCATAGCGCCCGGTTGTGAGTTAGTAGCGTTGCGCGTTGAACCATATGCACCATCTTCTAATCGGAGAATGCCATTACCGTGAAGTCCTTGTAGCGCATTTGTTAAAGTCGCTGTTGATAATGCGTCACCATCTCTTAACCCGTCTGCTCCAAGCGTATTCTGCGCGGCTGTGTGTCCCGATAAACTGTCTGTCATAATTAATCCAACTCCAATATGAATGAGAAACGCACTTCATTCTGTGCGCTCTTATTGAATCCATTTATATCTGCGCGATAAACAGGCACAAACTCACCCGTCGATGGGTCTTTGTATTGCAAATATATTTCTTTAATAGGTGAAGAATAAACATGCGAAGTGTTGAAACTGCCTTCAACCAATACGCTGTTATCATCAATAATAGTAACGGTAGGTGACACCCGCGCTAAGGTTCGTGCGCCTCCATCATCGGCTGATGCTACCGTTCCATCACTACCTATGTGTAATTCATTCACAAGCCCTGCAAGAGTTTCAACAAGTCTTCTCTTGATGCTGTTTAGTATCGGCATTATGCTACCCTCCGCGCTACAAAGTCATCTCCATCATAAATTAATCTATTATCGTCATAATCAACAGGCACTACATGTTCTAAGTGTTCCGGTAAGATTCTCTTGCGGGATATTTGAGGGCGAGTGTGCCATTTCACCTTATCTCGCCCTTGTGCAAACTCTTTATCTTCTGTTATTTTACCTGCCGGTCGAGTCTTGATGCCTATTATCGCTTTTCTATCTCTTCTTTCATCATCTGTCACTCCACCCCAAGTGTCTTTGAACCATTCACCCGCTAAAAGAGGATTACCTTGAGTGGACCATTCGCCATGTTCTTCTGCCAAGTCAGCCCATTGTTTATTCGACAATTTGTTTCTTCCGAAACTCCATATAGCGGGGTCTGTTGAACCTGTGTATCTATCAAGTATATTTTTATCTTGCAGGGAAGAAGGTGCGCGAGGCTCTATGCCCTCCATTAATGTCTGTTGAACTGCACTCATTGGAATTGTTCTGTATGCTTGAAATTGGTTGTCATCTTGACTGAATGGCCTTACCCTCATAGCATCGTCACCCTTGAGAAATACCCAAGCGATTTCTATTGGTGACATTACAATCTTCTCCTTTGTTTTAACGCTTTGACTGTGCCTATTTCATGACCTCTTGCTCTCAACGATTTGACTTCAAATGGACCCGAAGGTATAGTTCCGCCACTTGGCGCTACTACACTAATGCCCGTAAAGGTAGTGGGTGTTTTGCCGGTATATACTATGGTAATTGAATCATTAATGATTAACAATCCCTCCGTTTCATAAAATCCTGTTGTGCCGTTACCGGATATAGTTGTTAATGTATTTGTTCCGCTTGAATACACTCCGGTTCTTCTTTGCGTATAACCGCTACCGATAGCGCTACGAGTGGTGTTATTCGCATCGGTGTTTCTATGACCGATGATAAACCCTGCGTGGATTTCGCCGCGCACATTGTTTGGTGTTATACTTTCACCCTCGACTGTAAGTGTTCTATCTTTGAACGATGATACCCTGCGCACTTCGATATACATTTTAGATTTAATTTGAGCGCGACCAATACCTGTCTTGTTAAGTTGCACGATTTGGCTTGACCTATCCGGCTCTTTTGTTTCAGCACTCATATCTGCATCGTCAGCAAACGCGTTAATGACACCTTCAAGTCCACTTTCATAAGAAGCGAATTGAAACTCCGACTCTCCGCTTTGAGTATGTTCGACCTCAATAATAGCCATCTTTTCGTCAACTACACCTACTGCTGATTGCGTGTATGATGCAACTTCTCCCGGCTGTAAATCCCAAGAGCGAGCATGTCTTTTTGATTTAAGCGCACCTTGCGCTTTTCGATTTAATCTCAACAACTGATTCGCTGAACGCCTTGCTTGTATTTCATCTTTGGCTGTTGGCACTTTAACCTTCATTTGTCGAATACTACCTTCTTTCTTTTGTGCTTCAACATCATCCACCATCGAGCGTATTGTATCGTTTAGCGCAAATGCCTCACCTTCAACAACTATTCTATTTGCGGCGGCAACAATAGGGTCTGTTGAAGCGCCTCCTGCGCCTCTTCTTTGTCCTATTTCTCTATCAGTAATTTTGAATAATTTAGGAGAGTAAATGAAATTACCAAACCTGTCATGAAAAATACTGTAATGGTCGTATCTTGCTATTGCGCGAACTGCACTTGGTATTGGTGTTGAATAGAAATCTTTCGCTACAAATGTGTTACTGTGTCGGTTTCTCATATTGTCGCCACTAATCGAGTTACTGTTAGTGATAGGCATTCCTACTCCAATACTATTCAAACCGTGTAAAGAGCCTTTGAATAATCTTTGAACAAGGTCTGTTGTTCTTAACCCAACCGACAAAACCTGTGCCATTCTAACATGAGTTGTGTCACCCATGTCGAAATCTTTGAGTTTTTTACCGCGCATATTTGTAAGGACTACTTCAACACCATAGGTTGATGAGATGATTCTATCCGCTTTCAATCTAAGATTATCGTCATCTGCGTCTATGAGAAGCGGAGCGAATGATGATGTTGGTGATAACAACTGTCCGTTATGGAAAGGTGCAGACTTTCTGTTTGTGTGCGCGACTCTAATACCGGATTCTTGTTCTGCGATAATGTATTTGCGCTGATGAGTTGGCATAAAATCTGTTTGAGTTGGAGGTTTAATTTTTAATTTATTTAGTTTTACATCCCCAATAGATGATATTTCGTATATGCCATGATGAACTGCGTTATCAACAAACTTAGGTTCTTCTATACGCGAGCCAATTTCGTTATGAATAGAGTCGCTTCTGCCGGTAGGTCTTGCAACATATGTCGCGTTAGCAGGAGCAGGTATAGTGTAAGTCATGTCAATCAGTCCAATTCGTTATCGGTTCTATTACTTTCGCTTGTGTGAAGTGCTGTGTTTTGTTTATCACCGGGATAGAGAAGTTGTGTAAATCGCGGTTGAATTGAATAGTTGTCACTCAAGAATATTTCATCATCTTCTTTGACCGATTGCCTTCTGCTTGCATCTCCACGATAGTGTTGTAGCGTATTAGAACTTACAGTCATTCTTGCAACAGGTTGCTTGAGTGAAAGCGTAAAAGATGGTGCTTCAAAACCGGGTAACTTCGGACCAAAACTTAGAGGGGTAGTTTCCGAACCGGCCACATCAAACAAATACACCGGAGGATAAGGAGCATTAGTTGGTGAAGGGTTGGTAGCGCGTAGGAAAGTTGTTTCTGCAAGATTGGCTTTTGCGTTAGGAGCATCGTAAGTAAAGATACCATATCGCCCTGCGGCTGTTGCGCTTCTAAAGTTGCCTTTATCTGTGCGGAAAATCTCAATGTGCTTATGGTCGAGAACGCGAACAGGTTTTACCAAGAACTTAATTGATTTATCAATTACATTTGTTTTTGTTGATATAGGGTTATTTGCTGTCGTTTGGTAAGGATTGCTACTTCTATTGTTTGCATCTGCACCTGCGCGACCCCATCCTAAATCGCTGATTGGGTCTATGTAAGAAGATACTTCAAGAATGTAAGAGCCGCCAATTACAGGAATACCATGCGTTTGTCCGAATCTCATTACTTGTTTATTGGTTGACATATTCATCGCTGTCATATCGTAATCGCTAAGAGTTCGGTCAGTTGTTTTCACTCCACCTGCTAATATGAAGCGTTGTCCTACCGCGCGGTCGGTATGTAGGCTTACTGCTTCTGTTCCAATGATACCATATTTTTTATCGGTAGTTCCAATGATAGGCGCATCCAATCCTATTCTCGGTGCAGTTCTTGATATTGGCTCTTGGATAGATTCATTAGCGGGTAAGAATCCTGTTTCTGTTGTTGCTGTGTTTGAACCCATAGTGGCAGAAGGTTTAATCAATCCATCATCGCTTGATATTTCTAATCTATTACTGATACCGCGAGGCACTTCATAATTTTGTAAAGTGTCATTTGATGCGCGAATGTAACCGCTTGTGAAAGGTGGTTCGGATGTATGATGAGAGAGAACCAAACCTGTCGGTCGTAACGGGGTGTCGACTGATTGTAGCAAGTCCTCATTAAATACGGTAGGCCATCGCGCACCTCGTCCATCGCCTCTATCACCGACCCTCTTTGCTGTTGCGGGATTATAGAAATCATTTACTGCTAACGCCGCACCAATGTTTGACCTTTGCGCTATCATTGCTTCATCACTTACGGTTCTATCAGTTGAATGATATGCGTCTTCCGGGTCCCACGATGGGCGAATACCAAATCCGCGAACAGGGAAACGACGCACTTCTTCTCCGGTAGTGTTACCCCACCAATCAACCATGTAATGCGCTTGAGCAAGCGCAAGACTGACTCTTTGATTGACAACATCTGTGCCTTCAAGACCTGCCGGTGTGTCTGCGTGAAATAATCTAAATCCTGTTGTTGGATTAACAATATTTCGTAAAGCGCAACCAAACGATTTTGTCATTCTGCGACCTTGACTGTATCTTACTTGCTGTCCCTTCAAATCGCTACCAATCAGCGCGCTTGCATTAGTGTGACGCTCAAGTATGCCTGTGTATGAAGCGGTATATGGTGCTTCACTAACTCCCGACGCGCTATCCGATTCAGTAAATGTGCTACCCGACCCTGTTTCTTGAGATACAAACGGACCATCAAGGTTAAAGTGATAAGAAGCGTAAGGGTCACGCAATCCTTGACCTCCTTTGATAGCCCATTTAGGTCGGTTGTAAGGTTGTCTAACTGATACACGATAACCTACACCAACACGGCGTTTTGTTTCAACACCGACAATAGAATCAGTAAGTGATGTTGGGTCTGTTTCTGCAATAATGAAACCTTGCTCATTCCCGCTAATTTGTATTGTTCCATCTTTACCACCCCACCCAATACAAGCAGTTCCGTATAATGTCAAATCGCTCATTTGCGCGCCAAAGCGATGACCTCCCGGCCAAAATGCACCGTAATGATATTGTCGCGGAGAACTCATTGAATCTGTTCCTGCTTGATGTGGATAGTTAGCCGCGTCAGTCCAAGTGTTAACTAACGCATCACCCGGACCATCCCAAGCGCGCATACGGAACTTGAATGGTCCATCACTCATAGCGTATATGAAATCTTGATAGTGAACAGTTTCAAAGTGTTCCGGTAAATGATTGTATGGGGCATGGTCGTAAGAAGGATTATTTGCGCTTGCCCTGTTACTTGTTGAGTCCGAGAACCATGTCATTGGGCGACCAAGATTGTAATGCCATAAACAAAGATACGCGTCTGCTGTATGTGCTGAATTAGTATCGCGTGTTCCTGTAAGTAGTTGAGGTAAGTTACGAGTAGCAACACTTCTATCGGATTTGCTATACACTTCTCCTTCAAGTATAGTAGCGGATGGTCCGGTAAGACGAACAGTTTGATTTTCTGCAAGTTTGCTCCAAACATAAGGTGTAGCAACTACGCCCACGAAAACAGTTGTATTCTCTCCTGCATCGGGGTCACTAATGTAACCACGATTAGTATATGAAATGTGATATACAACACCATCTGTGCCTTCAATTGCTAATTTATGGTTCTTGTAATCCGAACCAACAAGCGGGAATAACGCATTGTTGTCGACATACAATTTAGTCCCCGATTGGTCGACTCTCTTGATAACACATGTCGGTGTTAATGAGGTAAGATATTCAGTATAAACATCAAGATAATGAGTTGGATAACCTGTCATAGTCAGTTGAGAGCCAACACCGCCGAGAGTTGCGCGACAAAACAAGTAGTAGTCATCGGGATGGTAATATGAAGTTTGCATCCATTTGTTACCCGAAAACACAGTTGATTGGTCGTAAGCGACAGACCACCACGGAACAGTAATAGTTGGACCCGGAGTTGTTCTTCGGAACATATTTGGGTGATATGGCAAACTACGACGCGTGAATGCCCCCGATGAAGAAGCGTTTATTCCGAATGGATTTTGCAATCCAAGCAAAGGAACATTAGTGAATTGTTCGCGTGTCGATGGGTCTATGTCAAGCATTAACTCATTCAAATATATTTCACAACCGCGCACATCTGCCATTGTTGCTTCGGAAAGAATAAGGTCGTATCGGTGTGAAACTCCGTCCCATTGTAGCGATACAACAGTTGCTATAAGTTGGTCTGTAAGTAATGGCTTTGTTGTTTGCGCAACGCCCGATGAATCAACAGGTGCATTTGTTGAACCAAATACTGTGTTAGCGCTATTACCCATTACTTGTTGACTGAATAGATTTGGTTGAATTACAATTTGATATGCTCCAACTTCTAACGGGTCGGGGAAGTTCCATGATGTATTGTAATTTGTTCCTATTTCAAGCGCGATTTTATGTCCTCCTACCGCATTACATTCTGCGCTATCATCAGCAATACCATAACCATCAAATCGGATTTTAGTTTCTGTCATTAAAGTAAAACCGTCGCCATGAATATCGCTTGGTGGGTGCGGAGAAGTCACTCCCGAAAACCACACAAGAGTATCAGCATGTTGTTCGACATTCGCATATCCTGCCGCTTCTTCTGCTGATATTGTTGAGCCGTTACACATATTATTGCTTGCTGTTATTTGACGATAAGTTGGATGAGCCAAGTGACCGGGCATGATAGCCATAGTTGGTGTAACATAATGGTGTCCCATTCGCGGTAATGGCATTGGTGTAAGTTTGTTAGCCGCCCGAACAGCAGTAGCGGGGCTTGCGCTATTAGCAACACCCGCCCAATCAGTAAGCGGTTTGTCGGGACTGTTACCACTAACTTCTGCATGGTCGCGCAATCTGCGAGCCGCAAAGTGTCGTGTTGTTCCTGCGGGAATGTAGTAAGATGGTTTGATTGTATCTCCTGCAATTGCTGTAAAGTCCGGTGCATAGACCACATTGTTCAAAACAGCAAAATCTCCATCATTGACATAACTTTCAAATGTAGCAATTGTTCCATTTACAGACAAAAAGTATCGTCCATCGCGAGTAGGGTTTTGCAACCATGCTTGCGGCACAGTAATTTGCTCGTTGCATTTCAAAAAATTGCTACCTATCGTATGAACGGTCAATGGATTGTGAGTCATTACACCATTTACAATACCAAGTGGTTCGCGTTCGGTGTGTGAATAACCCATCTTTGTGATGTGGAAATACAATGCGCGGTCATGAGGTTCATATGCGGTCTTTAACAAGTTATCTTCATCAAGACCAAATTGACTATCGGGGAATGTATTAGGGTTGTTACTGATGCGCTCATAACCTAATTGCTCCCAATAAGGCGCTGTGGTTGGTGTTTTACCGTCGTTTGTAAATGCATTTAATACTGATGCGCTTGGTTGTGCAGGATGTTGTAATCCACCATCTCCCATTGTTTCATTTTGATACGCTTGTAATCTATCAAAACCACTACGGACAAGAATGTTTGAAGGTATTTCATCATGGTTTGGTAATTGTATTTTCATATTAGGCGCTAAGCCGGAATTAGTAAGCGCAGGTGATAATCCCGAACTTTCTCTATCGCTTACTAATTTGTAATCGCGAATAACAACACCAAGCGGAGAACCACCTGCAAGAGTATGAGTTTGTCCTGTATCATCAACAACAACCATCTGTTCAAATTGCAACTCTTCATTTGGTATTGCTAAAGCGTTTCTTATTTCATACGGATATTGTTGCGCTAATGAAGGGTGTGCTAATTCTTGTGCTTGCACGATAGGGAACATTACATTGTTAGTTGTTTCAAATGAAAAGCGCGTATTACCGTAAATGGTTTCTCCGAACTTGACATAGTTGCCTCCAACTTTATGCACTTGCCACGGTATAGCGCCAAGACCGCGAGCGTTAGGTGCAGGTAAAGATAAGTTACCACCACTCATTCTCTTCCATACTACATGTTCGACAAAGAAGTTTCGCGCGGCTGAACGACCTACGGGATAATTCAAAACATCAGCAAGGTGGTCCCCATATGAAGTGTAACCTGTGTTTTGATTGACAAGTCTTTTATTATCAAATAATACTTCGCCTGTATCGCCAATACTATAATTCTTCAAACCGGGATTGTGGTCTGCATCATAAAATAAATCACCTGTTGGGAATAGGCAAGTTTCCATTTGGAATAATGATGCTTGTGTTGATTGACTTGTTTGTGCAAGAGGCGCACCGTCAGTAGGAATAGTTGATGTTGATTCGTGCAACGCTTCGACATGAGGACCTGCATTTGATTCAGCATTGTATCGGTCATTGTTGAATCTTTCATTGTGGTATGCAACAACTGTTCCTCCCATATCACTCGACGACCATTTCAAAGACAACATATCGCCACATGTGGATTGACCGTTGCGCGAAGCCTTTGCAATAATAGGTAAATCCCCTTCATACGATATAGCAATGTAATGTCTTTGATGAACTCTCGATGTAGCAGGATGCGCTGATACTGTTGGAACTATTTGATAAAGAGCATTTTCAATTCCTCCGTCAGCAGGAACAATTGTCATTTGAATAGAGTTGACTGTATGACATGATTGAGATGGCCCGTATGGATTAAAGCCCGAAGCGGGTAACCAAGCGCCTAATCCTGCGGCAACTTTAGGTCCGTTATCTGTAATAGTAAGACTGTTAAGATATGAATAACGCTCACCATGCCAACCAACAGCACCAACAGCGCGAGTTCTGTCGATTGCATCTGTGACACCGTTGAAGTGAACTTGCGTTGCCGCTAAGTGGTCGAATACACTAAGAGTTCTATTATGCACTATATCTGCTTCGGATGATACCGTTGTTGCTGAATCGCTACGGAGATTAACTGCGGCTGTTTGGAATCCGTTATCCCATCTTAAATTGCCGGATTTAGACCACACATATACTTGATAACCTCCAAGCGCGGCAGTATTCATTGCCGCTACAACGCTACTTGCTCCTGTTGCTACTGTTGGGTCTTCAAGTTTGTTTGCACCACTTCGGAAATTGTTGCCTAAGATGAATGCACCATCACTTCTATGAGAATAATATCCATAGAATGCATTTGTTCCATTACTAACGCGCACCCACCCGTTAGCAGGTAATGTCGAAGGCATTGTGTCGAAAGGATTTGTGGTGTTAAGAGTGATTACACCTTCAACATCATCGTATGAAGTTATTTCTTGATGTAGTTGAACCCAACTATATCGGTCTTGTCTTTGCGCATCTTGGAATGAAGGTAAGAAAGAACCACCTATTGCTTTGAGGTTAGCAGGTCCCGGCCATGTATTGATAGCGGCGGCAACAATAGCGCCTAACTCTTCGCTGTTTTGACAACGAGTAGCGTCTATTACAAATGTGTCAAGTGGTGGTGTAGTGTCCGCATTAGTATCATACCCTGTTGCTACTGCCGCGCCAACACGGAACATAGTTGCATTGAGTCCTGTTATAATTGGTTGAGAGTTCCATGTAAGTGTTTGCGAACTCGCAACAGTCGCGCCTGTTGTTGGGTGTGGAGGGTTTTTGCGAATTGTGTTGTCAAACCAAGAGCCACCCGGCGAATATCCTCCGTCAAGATGGAATATTAATCTGTTTATTTTATCGGGATTTACGGTGATACCTTTACCGAAGAATCTTGTTAACGCTTGATAATGAGAATATGGATGCGCTGTTGGTGGTGCGGCTGAATCAACAGAAGAAGGACTACCAAAATGGTTTGATACATTGCGAGAATAATTGAATAATGTTTGATTGTAATTACTATTAGCGAACCCAAGTGGAGTTTCCCAATGTCTAAACGCTTTACCCGGATATACATTATTTGCACCATAAGCGTCAGTAGGAGGTAATAATTGATTAGCCGCGCTATCAAGAGTTCCGTTATGTAATTCGTTAGGTAGTAAGTGGCCTGTATCTGTATGAGCCGAGAAAATGAAAGAAGTTGACCCATTTGATACAGCATATGTTTTTGCGGCAACAGTCCATTTACCCGAAGGTTCAGTTGATGTTTCCATTGATTGACTTTCACCTTTCCAATGCTTAGGTGCGGCTTGCCCCGGACCAAATATAACATACGCTACGCTATTATTGCTATCTGTATATCGCGCGTATGGATGTGCAAAGCGTAGTATGATTGGAGAAGGTTTGACAACTTTGACATTTGTGTAAGTTGCACCGACACCTGTATGGCTGTTAGCATTACCATCCATATCAGTAGCAAGAATAGCATCTTGATTAGCAAACGGAGGAACTGTTGAGCCGCGCATTTGGTCGCAAAGCGGAGTTCCGGGGAACATAGCAAACATAGCGGCAGAATCAAGAAGGGCAAACGACCCCATTTTTTCTCCGATATTCTGCATACCCGCACATCCCGTTGGTCCGCTTGCGTAAGGATGTTCATTATGTGTAGTGTAATCAATACGCGCACCATCGTTAATATCCATAGTAGCACCACTAAAACCGCCACCAAAGTAAAGCGGCACACTATGGTCGACACTATCATGCGCGCCACGGAAATATGTCAAAGGTTCACCAATAGTGTTACCGGATAACCTCAAACCGCTAAATCGAGCATGGTCGTCTGTTTTGAACTCTTGACTGTATATTGTCATGTAATTTGATTTAATACCTTTAGGGTATTGTCCTTGTAGCGGTTCAGTCCAATTCTCCGACCCATCTTCTGTCTTCATTAAGAAGCAATCTTTAACCGGATATACCAAAATTGATTCATCAGCATAATACAATGTTTTAGGCTCAACCCATGATATATCATGAGCGCCACCAAATGTATCTGTTGCCGCAGTAGTATGAGTGTAGTTGTCACTTGTCACAGCACCATAGCGATGAGTCCATGCGTATTCACGCCCTAATGGACCCGCACGATAAGTTTGGCCGACCCATCCATTATTACATCGTATTCTTTGTCGCGGTATTTCTGTTCCATCATCAACAAATACTTTTGCATATCCTGTAATTTCTTGTATAACGACGCGCGCATTATTAACTTTTGAAACAAGTAATGATGCGTCATTTCCACCACCCGATACTGCGAGTGTTTCACCATTAAGATAATGATTTGTCCCCCAATCCATAATTTCAGCAACGCTTGTTATCCCACCATCACCATCGGTGTTAACTTGAATTTGAGCATTTGAACCACTACCGCCTGTTAGTGTGTATGTCACGCTTGAATCATATCCTGTTCCTGTTGCAACTTCGTTAATTTTTACTTTACCATTAGTGCCTCCGCTAATAGTTAAAATCTGTTCTGCGCTATACCCATTACCTGCTGATACGGGGGTTTCATCTAATTCTGCGATTACCCCATCTCTAATAATAACGGCTGTTAATTTGAAACCACTACCACTACCGCCTGTGAATGTTATAACATCACCCGTCGCGTGACCCGAACCTGTGTTTGTAAATAAATAACCATCAACTTGTCCGCCTCCTATTGTGCCTTGAATGAATACTGATGCATCTATACCGCTACCTGTTGATGATGATTGAGTAACTGTGTCACCCGATGCGTAACCCGTTCCTGCGTTGTTAATTGCGCTTGTTCCTAATGCACCATTTTTGATAGCAGTTATTTTAACAACAGCACCGTTACCGCTACCTCCTGTTGTAGCATGATTTCCAACTGTGTAACCGTAACCTTGATTCAATGCAAGATAACCAAATGGTTTTGAACTAATCAAATTAACTTGGCCGCGAACTATAAGAGAGTAATTGTAAATGTATGCGTTATTTCCTATTGAATATGAATGTCCTATTTTTGTTACTTCACCTACACCTCTAAATGGATTACCGTATCTAAATCGGCCTCCTTGTCCTTCTTTATCCATAGTAACTTCTGCACCTACACCGGAACCGCTTATGTTTTCAAGTTTGTATTGAACTTCGGTGATATATCCTGTTCCTGCCGACCACGCCGCGTAAAGAGATGTGTGAACTAATCCACCGGATAAAGGAGGCGCTATACCAAATGGTAAATTATCTAATGCAGGTGTAATGTGGTCGCCTTCAAATCTTGTGAACTTTTCACCGCGCAAATGTTTTTTCCATTCCGATGTATCAACAGGATTATTGTTACTGTCAATCAAAATAGGTGTAGCAGTATTAGCATTATGTCCGTAATATTTAGTGTTAATCTGTAAGACAGTCTTAGGTAAATATCCTCCATCAAACATCATACCTGCGTTTCTTTCTGTTTGTGTTAGTCCTCCCATATGCGGTTGTGGATTACTACCAATAATACTTGCGCGTGGTGCAGTTTGCGAACTTGACGCTTGTATTCCATAATCGTGAAGTAAATCAATATTAAACAAATGATGAAGTGGAGTCACTTCTTTCTTTGAATTAAATGCTTTTATTTTGATAGCGGTTTCTGCATTATCGCCAAGCCATTCACTATATTTTCTGCCATCCGGTGCGTATAAATCACTACAATCAAAGTCTTCTCCATCTTCATTATTGGGGTCAATGGTAAATGCATGGGCGACAGCCGCCGCCAATAATTCATCAGTAACAATTGTTGTTTGATTAAGATGTGGGCTGATAATAACAGGCGCTTGAGCGTCCGATGAACTCATCGGACCTTGTTGAGCGACATTGGGGAACATTGCTGATGGTAATGTATTAGCGTCAACTCCTGTTAAACCAAAGAAGCCATGTTCACCATTATACGCGTTATGAGTTCTTCCTGTGTAATGAAATACTCGACCTACATGAGCCGCACCACTTGCATAATTTGTTGGTCCATCTGCACATGCAACCCATATCAACCCGCTATCGGGGAATCCTAACCAACCAAGAACATCTAAATCAGCGCCTTCGGGTAACTCATGCCATATACCCGTATTTTGATTGCCTACCCCTGTTGGGTTACTGTTTGGTCCACCGTCTTTTGTCAACCATAATGAATTAGGGTATGCGAAACCGGATAAAATACCCAAACTGTCAACTTTAACTTGCGCGTTTGTTCCTTCTAAGCCAAGAATATCATCTTTAGCGTAACCGCTACCCGCCGATACTATTGCTGATATACCGTTAACTACCCCTCCGCCGCTTACTGTAACAGTTATTGATGCACCGCTACCTTGATTTGCACCGCTTATGTTGACTAAGTTGTATGTTCCTGCCGCTATTCCCGACCCTGTTACATGTATTGATAATTGAGCAGTATTTGTAATACCGCTTGTTCTTTCAAACATTTTACTATCTTTGACGGTAACAGCATAACCTGTGTTATGCGTTCTAATTCCACGCCATGTGTTACCTCTCCACGCTCTCACGCTTGATGATGAAACAGAAACTTGATTTTCAACCGGAGTTCCCGACCCTCCAACCCCCCACATTCTATTACCGAGAGTGAATCCACCTTGCGCTACATCGCGGTCGTCAATGTAAATTACAATCTCTTCATCTATGGTTGGTGGTAATTTAGTATTTTTATGTGTAAATGATTCTCCGCATGTTCTATACACCATACGAATGATGTGATTTTTTCCACGATGGTCTGTTATCTTAAACCCATACAAAGGTGCATTACCAATAGCGTCATCAGTAGCGTCTGTGTGAGGAACATAAGAATCATAAATAGAATATAATGCATTTCCTGTGCCTACATGACTACCGTATATTTTTTGGAATCTTGAAGTTGAATCACCTTCTGCACCGAAGCCCCATTTACCTGCGTCCGGCGCAAATCCCGGCACACCGGATGCAACAAGTCCACCAAAGTTAATTCTGCCAACTGCGCGTGTTCCTGTTTGTAATCCTTCACGAACAGTCATTTTTGAATTACCATCTTCAAATGACTCCATATTAATAGTGTTAGAGTTTCGACCTGTTGTTGCTTCTGTGTTTGGTGTGCCGCCACCGTTAGGACTTGATTCTCCGACGCTATTTGTGTTGTAATTTACATCGTAGCCAAGATTTTGTGAATTGGTTACATCTCCTAATTCTTCATCAAGAGATACATATTCGCGCAAAGTAGTTATTGGCGCAAACGGTTTTCCATTTTTATCAATAGGCATTGGTGCAGGATGCATATTTTCTCCTGCTATATCGGGCGGAGCGCAGTAATAATTACGGAATCGACCACCGTGACCTACTAAGTATTGAGGTCGATATTCCGATTGACCTTTGCTATTATCGAGCCATACGCAGAAATTGCGTCCACTTGCACCCGGAACTGTGCTATGAATTACGATACTATATCCTTCATTACCGTCAATGTCTTCAACAACTCGACCTATATGTGCGCGTAAATAACCCATATGTGAACCACGATTATAAGAGGTAAATGCGCTATCATCCCAAAACGGAGAAGGGTCGTGAGTTCCACCTGTGGTTGCAAAATCAGCGTGATGATGAGCAGAAGTTGGGTCGCTTGGCTCAAATGTATCATCACCGCTTGCTGATACAGCGCGTCGGTTAATGTCGAACCTTTCTCCTTCTGCGGCATATTGGTCGGATGGTCTTCTTTGACTACTTCTGCCGTTGATTGCTCCTGCTTGATTAATCAACCTTACAACTTCTTTAGCGGCGGCTTCTATATCAGTTACACCATCTTTGATACCAACTTCACCGAAATCAATAGTGAGTCTTCTTGCGAAGTCCATAGCATACCAATGAGGTAAATGTTGTAGCGCGGGTTCATAATGTGAAGCGAGATTTAAGTTACTACCGCGCTTACCTTTCATGCATAAGAAAGCAGGTATCACTCTTGTCCCATCCGGTGTATCGAAAAATGTTGAATTGAAATTGTAAGCATCTGCCGCATTACTTCTTATTTTTGCTGATTCTTCCGCTAACATATTTTCAGCATGGCGAATATTCGCCGCGCTAACATCAACTGAACTTGGCTCAACTCGGTCATGTTCTGTTGAAGTTATTGCTGATGTTTTGACAATATGTTCTGTTTGGCGAGAAGGTCTTGAATAGTTATTATTAGGTGATGTAGCGTAACCCTCATCCATCAAATACCATGAAGCATGCGCGTAAGCGCCTTCTGTATAGACTGACTTTCCTGCTTCGCTATGGAAATGATAATCAACACCACCAACTGCTTGAACAGGAGCCGTAACCGGGTTTTTTGCTCTATCTTTGTTTTGAGTAGCAAATCCTGCCGCTACATCTAATCCGTTTATTATTGGAGTTTTTGCGCTTGTTTGAACTTGCATATGTAAATCATGAAACGCGATAAACTCACGGTCGTGCGCAACATCATAAAGCAATACTCGCGCATGCTGTTCTGTGCTAAGATACGGGTCGAGATACGCTACAATTGGTGGATTGTTAGTATGACCGAGTTCAGTCCAATTCAACTCAATGGTTTTATTGACATGTTGCACAAAGTTACGAGCAGTTTCAATGCAGGTGTTACCAATCAAGAAGTTTTCAAGAGGTAATGTTTCTCGCGCTTCAATACCTAAGTTGCCTTTACCACCATTAAAGCCCGTCCATACTTCATATTCATTTAGAACACCGCGCGATTTTGCAAACAGCCCTTCGATAGCATGAGGGTTAGTATAATGCATATTCATCCAAACAGTATCACCATATCGTAATCCTCCCGGCGCGTATGGATGATTCCATGTTTTGTTAACTGTGCCATCGGATATTTTGTAAATATTGTTGCTAATTGAAGTAATAGTAAAAACATCGCCCGCAGATACAGCACCGCCTCCTGTTAGAATACTACATACATTAACCTCCATCGTGGCTGTATCGTAAGTAACATCGACTTGTTCACCTGTCAATTCATTTACTGCTTTGTAAAAATAACTTGCGGGTAATTCACCTTTAGGTAAATCACCTTTGAAAGTTGTAATAAATGGACCTGCACCACTTACTGATAAAGCAGTAATTTTAGCACATCCCGATTCAATACGCGCAAGATGAGGGTTAGCAAGTGGCCCTGCTTTGAACTCAACAGCGCTAACATATTGACGCAACCCATAGTCAATGTTGCCTCCTTGAGTTTGCACATTTGCGCGGTCATAATAAAACGGACGACGATATTCTTGAGCAGAAGTTAGGGTGTTATGTGTGGTATCAGTATCGAGAGGTTTGAAAATCTTGTATGGTTGTTGACCGATTGTTAATATTGAGCCTTTTCTAATAGATGAAAAGAAATCAACACTATGATTACCCGGAGTTGTTAACAGTCTAATTCGCTTATTGATTCTGTCTTGATTAGAAGGGTCGTTTAACATAGCATAATAACACCATTCTCCATTATCAAGAATTACTTTTCTCACCCAATTTTCATAATTACTACCGGCATTGCGAACATTTCCTCCCGCGCTTGGGTCGCTACTTGGTATTCTTTCTATTCCTTCTGCAATGTTAAGAATGACAGCATACCTGTTTCCAATGACACCGCCCATCGACCCTGCAATAGCGCGAGTAGGCTCATTATTATACCATCTTTCATAATAAGAGCCGAATACTGTTTTGTCAACAGCAGGTAATCCTCTTGACCTTCGACCGACAGGACTTGGACTCCATGTATGTGCGGTCATAGTAGCGTCAAGATGTATCTTCATGCTGTTATCGGGACCCGGAAATATATTCTGTTCCCTATTTTCAAAAAATTGATTTGGGAATAACGGTATTTCTGTAAGAGCGCGCGTCGAAGCGTATTGAGAACCAAGTTGATAATCATGAGATATTGTGCCTAATGATTGAAACAATCTATCATTGACTGTTGTTCCATCTTCACATATACTTTGAGTATCGAAAAGAGGGTCAAGAACTAATTGGCTACCTATTTTTAATGCGTTAGCACTCACAAAATCGTTAAATGAATCATGCTCATTACCGCTTGAAGCGATAAAACTACCCGATGATGTTAAACCCGTAGCAGTATCAAATGTGAATGTTGTTCCTGTTCTTGATTTGTATTCAGCATTAGCGCCGTTTAGTAAATGTATTCTGCCTGTTGGGGGAAAACAATATGTTCCCCAAGATGCAAGATTTGCTGATTTATTATTCAAAGGTTGAACTGTTATTGTTCCTGCGGCTGTGTCTATACCTGTCACTTCAACTGCGCAATTTCTGCGAGTGTTCCAACCTACGCGCGATAAAGGCGACGGGTCCCATGAAGGTTTTGTGTTGATAGCGCCTTGACCTGCACCACCAAGAGTTACTGATACAACAGGTGCGCCCGGTTGTATTTCTTTTACGATGTGGGAATCCGGTGAACCGTCACCTGTGTATGTTACTGATTGGTCGGAAACATCGTCCATCAATCCACGCGCTCTCATGACTAATTCTCTTGAACCCTTATTGTCTGCTACTTGAAACGAGTTAATTCTGCCTTGACCTTGTATGTATTCAATGGTAGCGTAAGTGTGGTCTGCTGAATTATCTTTAGAGCCTACAACCCTTGATAGTTGCATAGTTCTGTTTTTGCGCGAAGGGTGAACTATTACATGATGAAAACTGCCTTCAATATAATTATCAATAATGTCAAACACTTCAAATGCCGCGCCTTGTTGAGATGCGGTCTGTTCTGCCACTTGATGAGAAATAGTTGTTCCTCCCGATGGTGGGCTGTTTTCGGGTTTTTCAATAGGTTTTAGAATTAATTTGTTATAGACAGAAGGGTGTTTTACTTCTTCGTTTGCTCCATCAATAGCAAGAGGAATAGTGTTTGGTAAATCAGTTGCAAGAGCCGGAGTGTAATTGGCAGGTATTCTTGATTCGTTTAAGTTGTATTCCTTATCCGAACCGCCTGTATTATCTCCAACCAATCTATGCGCAATCATTACAGTTGATGATTCACCAATCACATCGGATGAAAATGTAACAATACCTCCCGGCGCGTGTATGATAGCGTTAGAGGTATTAGCGATATGATGAGCAACGGTGTTACCATCAAGGCGCGTGTTAGCGCTTGGAATTGTTTTTTCGATTAACAAACAAGGATTACTCACACCCATTTTATTACCAACTAAATCTATTGCCTTGTAATGTATCTCAACATACGGACAAGATGTAATTGTTGACACCTCCATAATAGCAACGCGCGAAGTGTCTTCGGGTATCATATGAAGAGTATGAGCAGGGTCGCCGGATTGAACATCATTAAACCCATGACCCTTTAGCAAAAATGGTTTAATGTTATCAACACCGATAGCAATAACTCCATCTTGATTTGTAGCACCTATTGCCGACATTCCATTGCGAACTACATCGGTAACAGTAGCGCTTGTTGTTACTGAATGTATTGCTCCATAAAGAGCCATTTGTGTTAATGATATTTTTGAATTAATAGGGAGTTGGTCTTTAATACCTAAATTAGCCGCAGGGAAATGAACTCTCATGTTGTCTGCAAGACCATCAATAGTGCGCGTAATAACATGTTCTGTTGACGGCGGTAGCATTCTTAGGAAATGATGCCCTTCGCCATAATTGTAAAAGTGACGACCGCTATGACCTCTTTTGAACTCATCATTGATAATCCAATTACCCGAAGAAACCGTAAATGGATTTCCGCTTTCATTCACAGAACATTGTCGAGAATAGATGAAACCATGAAAGTCATTTCCACTTTCATCAATAACCATCGCGCCTGTTCTATCAATTGCTTGACTTGCCATACCCGCCATTTGATGTGGTTTTCCGGTTTGACTGTCAATTAGCAAGTCCGAGCGAATAAGAACTATTGTGCTGTCAAGCGCTAATTGGTCTGTTGTATCATATGCGCTTCTTGCATGTAATACACCTCTCGCGCCATATGTGTCATCTGCATTGAAATCAAGATGAACGCTGTTAACAGTAATAGTTCCTGTATCACTAAGGCTAACCAAACGCACTCTTTCCGGTGGTTTGTTGTTTGGTAAGCGAGTCATAACATCTGTGCCTGTTGGATTAATCAAAAGATTCCAAGAACGATGAGGAATGCTAACTACCTGCTTACCATTTGGATGACCTGTATTCATAGCGCGATAATTACCAAGAGATTCGGGTGTGTATGTTCCTGTAAATGAATCACTCTTACCGCTAATTATGCGATACAAAGTTTGAACTTGTGTGGTATCAAGAGTAATTGTTGTTGAACCCGCGCTAAGCGCGCTTTTAATGTGAAAGATTTCCGAATCGACTTCAATAGGTTCTTCAAATCTCCATAGACCTATTGTTCCCGCTTCTTTTGTCAAAGGTAATGCTCGCAAGTCTGTCGTTGGAACTCCCTTTTTCCAATGAATACTCTCGATATATCCTCTATATTCCCCACCTTTACCACCAATGTAAAAGTCTTGAGTATTGATAGAAATAGAATATTTTTTGTTTAATTTTTCGTAAGCGATAAGTTCACCGTTAATATACAATCTCAATTGATTTTCGCTAAACGCGCCGATAATATGATACAATTCACGCTGTTCTGTATTCAACCCAACATTGTTTGAAATAAAAGACCCTGCATTTGTTGGATAGTTATTCGCGCTTTGAACTGAAAATGACACTCCTTCTTGAGTATGAATTGTGAATATAGCGGGAGCAGGTGCGCCAACGCTACCCATTCTTAATTCAAACACTCCGTCTTTACTTGCAATGATACCGCCGCAATCGGGAGAAACCCATGCCTCTAAGGAAAACTTACCAAGTGATTGCATTGAAGTTTTCATTTGTCTATGATTATCGCCGTCTTGAAGGACATGAGATGAAGTGCGCGCACCATCTGCTAATTGATGCCCTGTGTGGATAAATCCACCTTGAGGGCAAATGACGCTATCATTAACACCGTTGAAAAATAAAGCATTGCTTGATGCGCCGAATACTGCCATATCAAAGCCCCACAATCATATCAATTGGTTGGAATGTGACGCTACCCTCATAGATGTTATTTCCTGCGTCATATCCAAAGTTCATTCCTACAACAGTTCCGCGAATACCTGTGAACTTGTCAGTAACATTGAAATCTGTTCCGAACTCATTGTAATTTCCAATACTGCTTTGCTCTTCGATAGAGCGCGCACCGGACACGATTAATAAGTTGCGTGTGACATATCCATCATTTGAAGTAACATTGTTTGTTTTTTGGACGAGAGAATTGTAAGGGATTTGAATACCGACAATGTAATCACCGGAACGGTCAGCAATAGAAAATGATGTATCAAGGCCATGTTCATCACTTTCGTTATCCAACCCAACATCAATAAGCGCGCCCGACACACCGGCAAGATTCGCATTACCTATCGCCGCGATAAGGTCTTGAAGTTTATCACCCGCGCTTTTACAATTATGCAATGTTCCACCACCAAACAATTCAAACTTGGGTTTAGCGAGAGTGCCACCATCACTCCAAAAATTAGGAGTAGCGTTGTTTCCATCCGGCCCTAATTCGACTGATGTTATTGTAAGTTTTGAACTGCCCGTCGATGCGATAGAACCTACACCTACTGATATTGATAGCGCGTTTAGTATTGTATCACTTGTTGAACCTGTGCTTGTTAACTGAACATTGAATGATTGATTTTGATTAAAAGCGGCAACTACTCTTGCCGCAAGTTGCGCGCCCGTTGTTACAGATTGAATACCGACTGTCAATATGGGTGACCCTGTGGCATATGTATGACTTGTTGTATCTTTATCAAACTTAATTGTAATAGGAGCGCGAACTCGACTTTTGTTTGTGTATGCTGTTGCAAGTTCAAATGTTTTATTGTCTAAATTAGCAACGGTTATAGCGCCACCGTCACCGTCCATAAAGAAGTCATTACCTCCACCCGATGCATCAGCGCTTAGGCCAAAATCAATAGTGCAGAAAGCCGCATCTTGTTGAAATGATGTTGCCGAGCAATCATCATCTCTCAATATACAGTCGATTTGAATATCACATTGAACCGTATTTATGTCAATGGCTAACCTTTCTGCAAGAATAGGAATAGGTATTACCGGAACTGAACGAGATACGCTTAGCGTGTATGATGTAGCGTCAAGTTCAATCACTTGGTCGTCTTGTCTAATGAGTCTAATTCTTGACATTACAACGCACCTCTCCTGTTACCATATCCTCTTCCGCTACGATTCATTTCTTCACGGATGGCTTCACCGATTTCGCGAGCAAGAGCGCGTTTATCGGTTCTGTCTGTAACGCCACCAACATTAACATTTATTGTTATTGGTCCTCCGCCCAATCCTAAACCTATACCCTGCGGATTGTTTTTCTTAGTTAGCGGTATAACAGCCTCCGGCCCATCCTCACCGATTAGCGCGTTCGTGGGTTTGTCAACTATACCACCTTTCGCTAATTTCACTTTAGGTATTTTTGGTAGTCCAAACTTCTTACCACCAATCTTCGGAACCCACTTAGGAATCTTGATTTTCATTTTCTTAGCGAGCCAATTATAACCTTTTATGAATACATTGACTACACCTTCGGCAGACTTCTTGGCTACCCTAATTATACGACTCGGCACACCAACAAGCCATGCTAATATTCCTTTCCAACCACCACTTAATGCGACTGTAAAAGAAATGTATAAGTCCATGAGAACATCATAAACAACTTTGAAAGGGGTTATGAGTATAATTGCTATTGTTGCTACAATACCGTATATTACTGCAATAACTACTGAAATTGCTCCTAAGATTACTGCAACAATACCTGCTAAAATAGCAACAAACCACTCACCAATAAAGACTAATCCCGCCCATATTGCTTCTCCTATGGCTATACCTATCGCTTTTACTTCGTCCCAATATTTGATAACAAGAGCAACTATAAAAATTACAAGCGCGGTTATTGCAACTGCGGGCCATGCTATAACACCAAGAATTGCTAAACCAACTGCAATTGCCGCCGCACTTATTGCACCAACAAGCCATCCTAACCATCCGTCAATCTTACCTGTAATAAAAGCCCAAAGACCAACAATACCACCGATAACAAGACCAATACCAAGTAAAAATGTTCCAATTAGGAAAGTCCAACTGTTCGCCATCGCCGCCGCCGTCACACCACCTGCGGCAATTACCGCTTTCAATGTCAAAAATAAACCGATAAGAACTGCCGCCGTAGCCGCCGCCGCCGCAAATGCGGCAGTTGTGCTACCTGTTTCTTTCTTAACAAGTTGAAATGCTCCCGCTACAAGAATTAAACTTCCCGAAATTAAAGCGGCTTTAGCGCCAAACAAAAACCAAATAGGTAATGCTACTATTAGCGCGGCTGTAACAATGTTCAACGCACCATAGAAACCGCCTTCGCCTTCACCCGTCATTGCTAAGATTAACCCCTGCAACGCTTGGTCTGCCCCCCACACTCCATCTGTGTATGAAAGTAAAGGACTTTCAGCACCACTAAACGCAATTGATACTGCGGCAATAGCAAATGCAACAAGTAAGAATATCGAAAGAATACCGAATACACTCATAGTTAATCTTCGCCATAGTGATACTCCGTTCTTTACCATCTTGTTTTGCATTTTACCATAAGCGGTAGCGGTCACCATTGTCGCCATTAATTTAGTTAATCCTGTTGCGTTTTTCTCATATTCTGCTCTTTGCTCATCTGTTAAGTTTGTCGCTTGTGTCTGCAATACATGGAATGTTTTGAGTTGTTTTCCAACACCCAAAATTGATTTTCCAAATTGAACTATTGGATTCTTTTTGAAAGCCGCTTGTAACTTACTTTGTTGCTTTTCTAAAATACCTGCGGTTTTACCATACGCGTTTCCGATGACACCCAACTCTTGTAGCGATGTTTTCAAATCAGCAAAGTCTTTTGCGAGTGCTTGAACATCGGACATTTATCTCTCTCCTTAATCGCTGAACGGCATAGGTGTTCCCGCGTCTGTTCCTGCTACGCTCATTTTACCCTTAGAGTCATTGGTCGCTTTTTCAATTTCTTCTGCCTCTATCTTCTTTGCCGCAGACGCAAATGCAAAAGATTCTTCAAACTCATATAGCGACATATCCCATACATCGCCTAAGCGTATTCCGTAATGTTTCGCTACAAAATACGCAGAAGAGTTCATGTAAATCTCAATATCCAAATCTTCGGGTTTCTGTGCGGGGGATTTCATAAACGCATAGACTTCTTCTATGCGTCTTCCCCATCGCTCAAAGGGTTACTAATCAAATCCTGCGGTTGCGGCAATAGCGCGGTAATCTGTTGAGCAACATAAGGTTGCAATTGCATCATTTGAGTTGGTGTAATACGAGGCTCGGTCTTTTCAATGCACTCCGCGAACATATGTTTCCAATAAGCGGCAAGGTCAATGTCAACATTACCTGTTGCGGTGATGTTCAAAAAGGTCTTGATGGCGTTCTGCATTTGTATAAATGATAAGTCGCGAACCCACACTTTCAATCCTATATCGGGATTGTCGGGGTCTGCACTTATCATATGTTCTTTTGCTGATGTATTCACCAATAGGCTTACTGCGCTGTCAACCAACTGCGTCGGTTGTTTCTGTTTCGTCGGATTCATTACTTACACTTCCTGTTTCGTCGCTTGATACTGCCTCTTGCGAGGGGGTATCTTCGGCCACTTCAACAGCCTCTTGCGAGGGGGCATCCGCGTCCAATAGACGGGCAACTAATTCCGCCTTTTTTCCTCCAACTGCCAAACCTTGCGCACGACATAACGCGCGTAGTTCTTCGACAGTCATGGAATTGTAATCAAGTATATCTTCTAATACTTCTTCAACTGTTTCTTCAACCACTTCTTCTTCGATAGGTGGTTCTTCGGGGAATGGATTGCCGTCAGTTTTGGCGGCTTCGGGATGGAAGATTTCTTCTTCAACTACTTCTTCTTCGATGGGTGGTTCTGCGATATACGCTTTTTTCTCAACAGCAATCCATCTTCGGGTGCGCGTTCCGCCTAAGTGCATACTCTCCTTCATATTATCACTCCTGTTCTTGCAACTCTTTCAACTTATCTATACTCAAACCGAGAGGATTTGGGTCAGTCTGCGGAACAGGAGGTGCGCTACCATCAACAAACTTTGTGTTTGGGTTAAGTTCTTGTATGCGCTCTTTTGAATCAAATATGTTCGCTATCTCCGGTTTTTGCATTTTATCGCGCGCATGGTTGTTTTTTGCTTCTGTAATGAATTTGATTGCATCTTCACTACTCATTTCGGGGAATGATTCTTTCATTGACGCTAACGCTTCTTGCATATTCTTTGACTCTCTCGCTATCAAATCTATGGTGCTAAATCCACCTTTGATAACAGACCAAGAAGCGTTAAGAGGGGACATACTCAACATCCCATCTTTTCACATGTTGAACCATGAGGCTCGCACTTAGGGCAACACTTTGCTTTTTCCTTAATGATAGACCACGCGGCGTTAGTTGCCATAGGGTAACCTGTTGCGACAGGAACAGGTTGCTGTTGTTGCGGTTTCTTCTTCTGTTGCATTTGTTGAGATGCCGCTTGAGTTGGGTGTAATGCTTCGGGGTTTTGCCCTTGATGAACAAATGATGGAGTGTCGAAAACAGACTCTCCTGTTCCGTGTGTGCCGAATGACTGTTCTTGACCGACACCTTGCATTTGCTGTCCTTCGACACCATGACCGCCGCTTTGACCGCCGTAGGTAATATTACCGCTTCTCATAGCGCCCGGTTGCATTCTTTCACCTCGTCGGTCCAATCTTTGTCCCATAGTCATTTTGTTTCGGTTATACAAGTTCTCATCACCCATCTCGGCATGCGCTAACGGTTCATACCCGCCTTGATGATGGACAGCGCTACCTTCACCCGAACCCTGTAAGTTTGGTTTTACATATTCTTTCTTCAATTTATTCCATGCTATGTTTATTATATTATTCATTTTATCACAATCCTAAAAATGCATCATGTGAAATAACACGGACATGCTTTGGCATAATTGTCATTTCGCTCTTGATGACACCCTTATCTTCGGGGATTGGTAGCGGTGCTTCGCTGATGATATAATCATCAACTACGATGATTACTTCTTCTCGATTGCTACCTGCTCCTGCTTTGGTAAGGGTGAGTGTAATTGGTTCTGTGTGTCCGTGACTACGGTTGGTTCTGTATTCATGCCATAGTAGCGGGTCGGAAACAATGATTGTCATTTTCATTTCATACTCAACTTGCTTTTCAATTGTCAAGTTAGGATTGCGCGAACCGCCAAATGGAACTTGCTCAAGCGATTGTCCGAGAGAGTTTCTTGATTCCTTAAACGCGGAGCCACGAACTGTTAGAATATTCTCTATGTTGTTGTTTCCTGTAAGTGAGAAGTTTGTGATTTGCGCGAGGTTAATACCAAAAGCGTTAATCTGTCCGTTGTAAAAGAAGTATGGCTTTTCTGTGTTTGGCGCTATACCCGCTTTCTTTCTTTCCGCTTTACCGTTAGCGATGTTCTCAAACATTCGGTGAGTGCTGTATCTGTCACCCTTGTTTTCGGGTGTGTCATCTTCAAGACGGCCTGTATCTGTGTAACAATATAGCGCATCAAAGTTGACGGTCAACTTAACTTCTGCATCTGCATCTGCGGCGATTGCAAAGTCCTTCACTTTGCACCCTCTCCAAATACGAGTTAGTTGTTTGTTATCGGATGCTGAACCCGGTGGCGCTTCGCTACCTGTCGAACTTGCATTGTAAGAGCCGGTGTTGCGCGTTCGCATACTTGTTTCAAGAGTAAAGGATGGAACGGTAGCGCCTTGAAAAATCAAGCGCGACATTCGATTTTGTATTTCCCCATAACTACCCGTAGCGGAGTTAAAGTGTGGAGAACCATTCGCGTTATCATCTGCAAAAGGTATGACCTTTAGAGTAAAGTTACCAAGTGCATGGTCGAAGGTGAACGGCTCTTCAACATAGATTCGCTTACCAACTGCATCATGCAAAATAACACGGCGTATTTCATTACGCTCGGCATTTTCCATATCAACACCAAGACCATCATTACCCCACTTCTTACCACTTGCGGCTACTGCTCGGTCTGTTGGAAACTCAACTGCTGTTCCATCAACGACGAGTAAGTATTCTCCTGCAAATGGCGCATTTGACATAGTTCCTGTATATTCATAATAACTGTCACCTGCGGCTATATCTTTGTTAGTGTTACCTGTTGGCGCGATTCTAAAGTGAGTTCCTGCGCTTGCTCCTACATCGTCAACGACCTGCGCGCCAAGAGAGTAGTATAACCAACGGGCGCTGTTCATCATCATTTCAATAGAGCCGCCTTCATTCTTCATGCTTTGAGGCTCTTGAATAACTACATCACGACCAAGACCGATAACATGGCTTCGGCGGATTTCGACTTTGGTTTCCGGTAGCGCTACCGTAGCGGCAAGTCCAACAAATTGGTCTGTGAGAACGGACTCATCGGATAGTTTAGCACTTGCGTTGTAAGTCATTCCTGTGTCCATAGTTGGTGTTCCAATTGTATCAATGAGTATTTCATCGTTAGCACTTGACGCACCATTCTCTTTCATCTTTGGAGTGACTGTGATAACATTAGCGCTATTGGCTACAATAGTGTATGTATTACCTGTTGTAGCGTAATCGTCAGCGTCATAATTTGCGCTTGAACCTCTAACGCGAAGTGTTGAACCAACAAGCATTCCCGCAGGGTATTTGAGATTACCACTTGCGTCGAACATTCCGCTTGTTGCTTGTGTAAATGTAATATCTGTGCAATCGGCGTTTGAAGCGTTGGTTGTTTTAGTAAATAGTAATCCACCTGCTGTAAGAGATGTTACGGCAACTGTTCCTCCTGTTCCTGTTCCAAGAGTTAACACATCGCCTACATTATATCCTGTTCCTGCTACGGATGGACTTGCAGTAATTGTTGCAATTACACCATTAGCAATTGCTGTTACTACAACTTTGAATGTGCCACCACCGCTACCACCTGTGTCTAAAGTGATAACATCATCGACAGCATGCCCTGTTCCGCTATTTGTGACAGTATATGTTAAAACACCACCTGTGCCTGTTACTGTGTCTATTGTGATTGCTAAACCTACTCCTGCTCCTGTTGAAGCGCTCGCGCCGGATTGTGAAACATTTTCTGCCGCAACATAACTTGCACCTGCGTCGTCAACAGCAGAAGTGGTAATCACACCATTATCAACTGATGCTATTGCAATTGTTGCACCTGTTCCGCTACCGCCGGTTGTAGCAACCGTAGCGACAGAATATCCCGAACCTCCGGTAGCCGGAGCAGTATTTACAGCCGCTATCGCACCTGCTCCAAATGCTCCATTCTTTAGCGCTACTCCGCATTCATGCCCGAATGTTACTTCTGCTAAGTCACCCTTATACACCGTCGATACCATTTCTATTCCTCTTTTTATTATGCTATTAATTCGCTGAAAATTACTATCTCAACTTGGAAGGTCATGCGGTGTAACCGCTTCGTTCTGTCCGAAAGGTCAGTTCTTGTTTTATAGAGTAATCGGTCAAAATTAGCCCCATCTCCCTTTCTGTTAGCGTGAACTATACGCCTTATTTCATCCTCCATCTTTGACAGTTGTGCGCGCCCCTCCATAGTCCGAGCATCGACTGTCACATTTATACGCGTATGCACAAAATCATAAAAGATTTCGGGTTGTTCTTCGTTATGTGCTGTTTCATACAAGACAACTGCATCGGAGCGCGCTAAGTCAAGACGCTTACCTCCCGGCTCAACAGTAGTAATGTCTTGTATGACAGGTTTTCTTTGAGAAGTGTTACCGCGATTCCAACCATCATTAAACAATTTTTTGATAAGTTCGATAGACTCAAGCCCCATTAGAAATCCCTCCCGATAGGACTTTCGTTAGCCGCTTGTTTCATAGCGCTCTCTATAATAGTGTTGTAATCGGGATGTTTCGATTCCATTTTAGAACCATTTTTATCTAATATGAAACCATTTCTATCAACATCATACCCCATAGCGTCAGCCGCCGCTATAAGGAATATGCGACCTTCTTTACCGTATATTGACAGTTTCCTTACTTCTCGTAGCGGAACTGCCAACTCCTTGAGTATAGCGTCTTTATCCCACAACTCACTCAAGCGTCATCACCTCCACATAGCGCGGTAAGGTTTCCGCTACTTGAGCCTTTAGGAGTTGGTATTTTGAACCCAAATCAACATTCTGTGTTCCTTCGGGTAATAACACGCTTCGGTCATCGGATAGAATCAAATCCATCGCTACAAGTTTAGTGCATATATCTTCGATTGCTTTTTCCACATAGCGCTCACCATAAACATACGATACCTTAACAGCATTCCATGAGAAATACGGGTATGTGTTATTGAAATAAATGATACCTAAGTCGTAGTCAGCCCACCAATCGCGCAATCGCGCTTCGTCACCCGATGTCGAACTTACATAATCAATCTTGAATCGGTTTTGATGCACGATAGCGTCAGTTGTAGCCGCCGCACTTATGTCACCTGTAAGGTCGGCAACACCTGTCAGTTGGTTACCTGTTTTACCTGTGTAGTAACCAACTGCTGAACCTATCTTGATAAGACCATATTCAGCAAAAGGTGATGCATCAACTAAAGTTATTTCAGTCGCGGTTGAACTTGCTACTTTACCTTGAAAAGAATTACAACCTGTAATGTCGATACCCTCTTCGTTTGTTATAGCAATTGTAGCGGTTTCTCCTGCATCGCCTCGACGCATGGATGTTATCTTGATTTGACCGCCACCGTAGTCATTGTTAGCAGAAGACATAAACTCATGATGAACATTTGCTACAACTGAACCATCATCTGCTTGCGCATCTTCAAGACTAAACGATGGAGAAAATGTAATTGCTTCTTTACCACGCCTCAAATCCTTATTGATAAGGTCGGATAATTGTTGCGCGGTTGTAACATTATCAAATTGAGCATTAAACTTTGATTTGTTAGTTCCTGCTGTGAGAGTGGCGACACCGCCACCACCCGGACAAAGATACACCGCGTCTGTATCTGCTGTCAATTTAGTAAAATCAAGAACTTTCAAACGCACTTCTGCGGTAGCAATCTCTCTATATTCATGTCCTTGCCATACTTCAAGTCGAAGTATTTGTTGAACATTACGGAAATATAGCGGAACTGAACCAACATAATCTGTATAGTATCTTCTTCTGTATGGCTTGTATGTATCGAAGTTGACATATTCTGCCGTCTGTAACATAGGTCGCCATGAGTTGTTAGTAAGATTGTCAATTTTATCTTGAGTGCGCAGAATAAGAGTTTCAACTTGTTTCTTTGTAACACCTTTGCGCTTACCGTTTGTGAATGATTGTAGCGGTTGAACATATGCGTTATCGGCAGTATCGTAATCTCCTGTAAGGCCACCAACCCATGTTAGTATAACATTGCTACCATCGCGCGAAACATTAGTTAGTGTTACTTCTTCACCCATTTCAACATCGCTTGCAATCTCAATCTTATCACCGATTTCAAATCCGGTATGTCTGTAATCACTTGCTGAAATTGTAGCGGTAGTAGCGCTTGTGTTAGAGTCACTTACAAGATAAACAGGGTCGGGTAGCGGTATCTGTAATATGTCCGCTACTTTTTGCGCAGTAGTGTAGTATAAGCGCGTAGGGTCAAGTGGTCTTGGCGCTCTTTCTCCTGTTTGGAAAACTGTCGGCATTAGACTTCACTCCTTCTTGCTTGCTCTTCTCGCAGTTGCGCTTCTAATTTATCCGCTTCTGCTCTCTTCTCTTCTATGAGTCTTCTTAACTCATCAAAATGAGGCGCGTATTCTTGCGCTCCCTGTTCGATTTGTTGTCGTTGCTGTTCTCGCTTCGCTTGCTCTTCTGCGAGCATTCTGCCAATTTCAGCAGGGTCATTTTTGAGAAGAAGAATCCATTTCATCATATCACCTTCTCGACCTTACCGAGATTGTATTCCATTGGTTTGCCGCAAGAACCACAGCGCTCAAGATAGCAGAAGTGAAGCATGCCGCAATGACGACAACGCGTTCCGCTACCGATATTGAGAACATCGCGAATGTTGCGCGAACGGATGTTTTGTTGTTTGACAACGCCTTCTAATTTGTCGCGTTTGTTTGAATCAACGCGGTCGCCTTCGTCTTGAACCCAACCTTGCTTAGCCATTCTGTGAATGTCTTGCGGTGTTAGTCCCATGTCGCTCACCTTCAAGCGGTGACAACAACAACATAGAGATTACCTTGCATCGTGTAAGATGTTATACTCTCAACGGTCTTAGCGTTGGTATAATCATCAAGCACCTTTTGGACTCCACCTTCAACCAACGCGCCTGTTTCACAAGCCTCGTTAGGTGTGAACTCAAACACTTTAGTATCGGACAAGGTGAATCACCTTATCTCTTGCCAAGTGCGAATAGTCGTCCACCGGACGCATGAGAAATGTCCGAGAAAGAAACAGTTGTTCCCGCTACTTTCGCTACACTTGCAGTTCCCGACGCGTGTGAAGGTTGAACCTGTGCCATGAGTATTTCTGTCATGAAAGCACTAAGGTCAACGCTTGTGTCGCCGTTCGCTACTGTTCCGGTAATTGCTATCAAATCGCCTAATACATGTGGTCTGTTATCGCTTGTAAATGCCATATTCATTCATCTCCTGTTGTGTTATCCATATCGCCTTCGCTCATAGAGTCTTCGGTAACTTTGGGCGGGTTAAGGTGTGCATCGACTTTAGCAAGTAATTTTGCTTTGGTTGATAGCGCGCTATATTCAACGCTATTATCATCCATCCATGTCATAATGTCACCTTTAGTCCACTTCATATCGGGTATGCCGTCATTGCCTTCATCTTCTTTAGCGGCAGGTAGCGCGAAAGGCACACCGTCCACTAAGAACTCTCCAACAAGAGCATGCGCATAATGGTCGACCCATTCTTGCGTTTTGCTTTCTGCTTTACCCCAAGTCCAAAATCCTAAGCGACCCATATTACAGCCCGCCTTATGGCGACCTTTGTAAGTTACAGTCGGCATTGGAATCAGCCTCAAGCAACAATCATCCATGCTGTAACATTAGCACCCGGCGCACCAACTACTGTGAATTGAGCAACACCGTTAGTAATGTTCTTTAGTTCAACACCTGCGTTTGCGACGCTTGTAGCACCAACAAGAACTGCAATAATTTTATTTGCACCACCGGACAATGTGAGGGTTTCATCATCAGCAAGAACGGTTGTGAACTTTCCACAAACCAATTTCAATCCTGCCGTTGTTGTTCCGTCAGTCTGTCGAGCCTCAAATTGCCCTAATGTCCCCGGATAATAAACACCTGCTTTTGAAGCGGCGGTTGCGCCACCTGCAAGCCATTCACCATCAGTAGTCGGACTACCTGCGTATAGGTCTAAACTAAAACTTTCAGTAAATACTGCGCTTCCATCTGTTGTATATGTTATATCTGCCATTCTTCATCATCTCCTTCATTGTAGGTCGCGAATTGAACCGCTTGCACCAAAGAAACTACCCCATAGTTCACCCATAGTTCGGTAAAGTCCTTCCTGTCCGAGCCTGTTAATCGCGAATGGGTCACCTGTTTCAATACCACTTTCAAAGTATTGTGTTGGAATTGCGGTTTGGAACCACAAGTAGTCAGTATCAAGATAATAGATACGGGATAGAGAACTTGCACCTTCGTCCGGCATATCCTTTGTTGGGATAATTGGAACTCCGTTGTAAGTTGCTACAATAAATCCTGCTTCGATACCCGGAACACCCTTCACACCGGAATAGGTAGGGGTGATTCTCTTAGAATCCATGAATCTTTGTTGAGATTGCAACAGTTGTTGAGCGCGCATAAGCGTATCATATCCTGTTAGCATAACCTTTGGATTACCACCGCGAGTCCAAATCTGTTGGAATAGACCATCAAGTTGGTTTAGCGATAGGTTTCTCTTATTGTTTGCATCTGTTGATACATCAACTTCTGCGCTATGGAAATCTTTTGTTCCGTCGCGAGTAATAGAATACATATCGTGCTTAGTTAGCGAAGTAGTAATGTGGTTTGTTCCTGTTGTCATCTTGTCCGGGTCGGATGTGAGTCTGTCAAGTGACTCAAAGTTGTTACCGGCAGTTGTGTCAACATCAACAAGAAGCATCTTGTTAATCATTTCAGCGTGATGCTTACCCATTTCTTCTTTTAGAACCTGTCTAACATCGCCAAGTCCATCATCCTTATCGGATAGGAACATGCTTACTTCGGATAGGTCGAAGGTGTGCGCGATAGTCTTAGGCTTAGCCGCTACATGCAGGAACTCCGGTCTTTTGGTTTCCGGTAGTGTTCCATTTTCTGCGATACCACCGCTAACGCCGGATTCAGCGCGCTCGGTGAGGATTCTCCATCCACTTCGCTCCCACGGTTTCTTAGGAAGAATTGAAAACGCGTTAAACTCTTGGTTTAACTGCGACCATACTTTACGGCCATAAACCGCTTGATATGTTCCTGCGGTTGTTGACATAAGTGGGCTGTCTGCCTTCAAAATGTCGCCGCTTGAGTAGGTGTAGCCTGTTTGAGCCGCACCACCGTAGTAGTATCTTTCCATGTCTTGAACTGTTCTTACATAATTTCGTGCCATATTATTCACTCTCCCCTCAATGCTTTGTCGGCCATGCGGTGAACTTCGTCCCACGACATGTTTGCCATTTCCGTAGTATCGGGAATTGTAATTGATGTGGTTGAAGCACTCTTAGTAAGAGTTTCTCCACCACCGGATGAAACGCGACTGATTCTTTCATCAAGCGCTACAACTGCTTTTTGCAATTCAAGAAGAGGTTTGCGGGAGTCAAAGTTTGCTCGCGCTTTCTCATTCTTTGCGATTCGCTGTTCTTTAGAAAGTCTGTCAGCGAAGTAGTCACCGAGAGAACCTTTGAATTGTTGCTCAACGGATGCCGCCTTATAGACTTCGTAAGCCGCTTCAATGTCACTTTGAGAAACATTTTCGGGCATAATAAAATCGCTCTTAATTACATTCTTGTTACCGGATGGTGCGCTACCAAAGTTTTGCTTTGGTCGCTTGCCGGAATCATCTTCGCCCGCACCTTCAAGAGAACCTTGTCCTCTATGGTCGTAGCCGGATTGTCCCGGTCCATATCCTTTATTCACGCTGTCGAAGTGTGCGCGAGCATCAGCAATGTCGTGTCCTTGACTCTTTGCTGTTTGCTCAAGCCAATTCAAATAGTCCATTGTTATCATATCATCTGCTTTTGCTGTCATGTCATCACCATACATCATATCGTCGTCCTCATCATCCTCTTCATCCTCTTCTTCATCGTCAAGGTCAAGTTTAGGTTTGGACTCTTTCTTTTTGTCACCGAATGGGCCGGGGTCGCCGTCACCATCCGGGTCAAGTTGTGGAGGCATGCCTTTGTCAGCATCCTCGTCTTTCTTTTTCTTATCATCTTCTTCATCATCGAGTTTTTTCGATAGTCGTTCTAATACATTCTGTAATTCTGTCATAGGGTCGCTCATGGTATCACCTGTGTCCTCCTTGAGAATCCTAAATTGTGCTTCGGGGTTGATACCCTTCTCGCAAATAGTTACCTCATGGAGTTCCATACGACGGATTTCACGGTAATCACCGCGAGTAGCGTCGCTCTTGTTAACACGCTCAAAGGCTTGACCGCCTATTGAGAATGACCGAAGGTTGCCCTTGCGGATTTCGGATGCAACTTCGCGGGCTTTTTCAATATCGCCGCGTAGTTTAATCACAACAAACATGCCGGTATCATCCACTTCGGATTTCCATACACGGCCATTGCTATCTGTGTAAGAAGGTATTACCGTTCCTACTTGAATATTGGAGTGCGCAAGTTGAACATTGCGGAATCCATCTGCTTTCATAAATCCACTAAACGCATCTTTCAAAGCGCTACGGGTAATTAGGTCGCCTTGCTTGTCGACCATTTCAACCGATGCATAACCTGCAACTACCAAATCGTCACCGAACCCCTTGAGAACAAGAGGGTTAGATTGAGAAGGTGCAAGAATTGCCATTGTCCCGCTTCATGCGCTACAACTATATCAAACGCGCGGTTGTGTTATTGTGACATTTCCTTTGTAGTCTGTAACGCCTTCTTCACCCGCAGTAGTGCGAATAACCTTTGGTTTTTTATCGGTTGTAGCGCGCTTTTCTTTGTATTCTCTCGATGAAGGGTCAAAGTCCGGTAGCGTATCATCATTCATGTTGGTTGTTGGACCTCGCGGGGACTCAACATCAGCGCCCGCATAATCTATACCAAGACCTTCAACCCCTGTATGAGTAATTTTTTCTTTTGATACGCGCTCTAACATCAATTCAGCCATTTCAAGACCGCGTTTGATAACTTCTTCTTCTTTCGGTAACACTTTTTTGCGCTCTTTAGTGTGACCTGCCGGTGCTTCGGGGTCAACTTCTTTACTCTTGTAGCGCTTTGGAGTGTTGAAAGCCTTTTCCTTATCTTTTTTGAGAAGAATAGTTGCTATTGGAGTCCAATGAGGTCGCAAATCTTCGGACAATTTAATGAAATATTCTTCTCCGTGACCCCATAGAGTGTTTTGAGGTTCAAGCATCCACCCACCTTCTTCTTCATTCACTTTGTAAATCACTTCATCATCAAGTGATGGGAATAAAATATGAATAGCGCCTTTATTCAGTCTAACTTTATGAGGTATTTTTGAATCGCTACACATCATGCTTAGCGATTCAACACTATCTGCGGCTTGAGGGTGTGCATCTCGGTCAACTCTTGCCGAGCGTATAGTATATGTTGGGTTTTCATCACCTTTGGATGTTACACCTGTGCAAAATACAGTAATGTATTCGCCTTTATCATACCCTCTTGGACCCTTAGCAGTTCCAACATCCATGTAGTGTTCTCCGTTCAACTCCACCGAGCGCGCACCGTAGTGTTCGGGATGCATAATTGGACCAATACCAATTCTGTAATTCATACCTTTACGGTCAAGAATAATCACATCAATTTTCTTTTCTTTACTCAAAAGAATCCACTTGGGGTGTCGTATCTCTCCCCTCATGTATGTAGCGGAGGCATCTCGTAGTAGTATATCGCATGGTGATTCTTCGCGCAATAAATGAACTGCTTCTTCTAACCCTTCATCATCTGTGCGCTTTGTGTTATATGGTTCGGGCATTTTGATAGTTTCTGTTGATTCAAAATGAGCGCGTAAATGTCTAACTCGGTCTTTAGCGGGCATATTGTGTGTCTTTTCATCTGCCGCTTCAAGAAGGTCGATGAAATACAATTTATCTCCATCCACGATAGCGTGAACTACAAAGTCTTTATCATTCACTTTACCCATGTCCTCTTCACAACAATCTGCTAATTCGACCAATTTCATGTCTGCGTTGTATGCTTTTACGCGCTTTCCTTTCTTTTGTAATATGACAGGTTCACCTTTTGGTATGTGTGACGCTATCCAATCACCACTAAAACCACGAAGATGTTTCAAATCGCTAAGGTCAAAGATTCTATGCATTGATTTCATTGGAACAGGGCGACCGTCTTCTTTGAAAATTAGTGTATCGTCTGTAAGAGAGTCAAGCATTTCGCTATCCGAGAGTAGCAACTGTTGACCCGACCCCATACCCGAAAACACCGGAAGGTTGCTATTAACACTTTGGCCGGGTATGCCGGATGGTTGCATAGCGACAGGAGGAAATTGTGTGCCTTTATCTGCTGATACATCATATGGCGGTAGCGCGGAATCAAAATCTCTAAGCCTGTAAGGGTCTAAAGACGCTCTCATTAACAAATCACCTTGATGAAAGTCGCCTTTGTCGTCATGAATTATGAGTGCATTACTTCTTAGCGCGTGTGTTGCTATTCTATGTGATGGGCGAATAACATGGCCTAATTTTTTATTAGCGGCTGAACATGTATGAACTGCGGGTAATTGCAACTCATTAACTCCCATACCTCCTGTTCCAACATGTCGCGAATTGGTGTTTATTTTTCCAATTTCATTATTGACACCTTTTACATCACCTTTCAAACGCTGAATGAAAGTTTCCATTCTGTTAGTCAAATCATTAAATCCTTCATCACCTTTGGTTTTTGGTAAAGGTGCTGTCTTGCGAGCAACTGTATCAATACCATTAGCGCTACCTTTAGAGTGTTTTACTAACGCATGATAGACAGCGTTTAGCGCTTTAATTTCAGCATGCATTTTGTAAGGTTTTCCCATTTTATTAGTTATTGCATCTCCACCACTCATTAACGGATTATCTTCATCAATTTCTGCATTATGATGGTGACCTCCGGTGACGCTTTTGTAACCATACACCCTGCCAACAAAATCACCATCGTCGGTGCTTCTCCCGCTACCTTGACCGAAACCAACTAAAGATTGCGGAGTCATTATCCTCATAAGGTTTTGACCTCCTGTTTCATTCTCTTCACCTTCTTCATTTTCTATCATTTGTTTAGCGCTATGCGGAATATACCGAGCATGTAGCACATCTGCAAAATCTTGGGATGTAGCGTCTTTAGGCAAGACGCGTCTTACTTCATCAAATATCTTCTTAACTAACTCGTTATTGTTCACTTTACCGGCTAACTCTAAAGGATAATGTGCTGAATCTAATTCACCATTGACATACTTTTGCATCAAACCCATAACTGAATTATCTTCACCCATATCGACATTACGCTTTATGTCCCCCGCTTGGAAAAATTGCCTCATCATTGGGGCTGTGGTGTCTTTGATTAAACCATCAATCTGCTGTTCAATAGCGCTGTCACTCATTCCCTTATCCTTAAAATGCTCCTGTAATATCTCCATCACAGGTTTTCCTGTTTCGCGCGAACAGTTAACTTTGGCATTCTTAATCCAATTTTTTCTCTCTTTAGGGCTAAGTGTTCTCATCCATGTTTCACATAAATGTGCGAGCATTTTGGTATCAGCCCATGCTTGATTAGCATGTTTAGGAGTATGAGTTTGAAACAAATCGGGATTGGCCCACTTCAATAAAGGTTTCATGATTTGACTTGCCGCTACTGCTTGCTCATGCATTGTTTGCGCATCTTCAAAATACAATTTGCGCATTTCATGTTCTGTTATAGGAGGCAACTCGCCTATGTTATCAACAATATATTTTCCTTGCTCGGTTGCTAATTTTTCAAAGTTGGTAGCGCTGACTGTTGAACCATCTCTATGCGCTTGTCGCGCCGAGTCGCGGTATTTTTCTAAAGCCTCTTGATAGTGTGATAATGGATTGAGAGCAACAATGTATTGTTTTCCATCCCCATAATAACCTGTAAAATCGCTATCTTGTTTGATAGAGCGCTTCAATCTATTTCTCGATGCCGGTCCTAATTCGCTAAACATCGCGCCATTAGATTCTTGATGAAAACTATTCCCTTTATCGTCCGGCGCTGTTAACTCCTGCACTAATTCTGTGCGGTCGGTTATGTTATCTCTTAGTGGTGTTGGTAGTCGTAGTATCTTACCTTCGTCTTCATAGCGCTTCATAGCGCTCTCGTATTCATCTTTGTCATAAATAGCAATCTTCGCATCAAAATCGCCACCAAGTAATTCGTTTTGATACAAACCTCCTGCATTATCACCCCTACCTAATGGGTCACGATGCTTACTTGTATAGGTCGCTCCGGGTTTAAGTTGCTTTGTGTTATGCGTTTTATGGTCTTCTTCGCTGTAATTATCAATTCCATGATGTGCTTGAAATAGTAAAGTGTGTAACATCAACATACGATTATATGCTTCATCTGCGCTTATCTCACTTGAGTGCAAATCCATTTTCTTTTTTCCAATTCTGCCTTTTTTTGGTGAATGGTCTTCAAGACCTCTCACATCTCGACCAAAAGTGGAGTCACCTACTCGCCTCAAAGTATTACCTTCTGTGTCTTTTTTAGCGCGACTTCTTGACACTCCACCTATGTTATCCGATACAAGTCGCGCATGCCTCATTGCCATTATTGAATCCATAGGCGTGTTATGATTTTCTATACCGCGTAACCAATGATGTTTGAAATCAGCCGAAAAGTGATTTGGATTCCTTTCTGTTTCAAGAGCATTTGTATGACTTAAAAGTGGCGCTATAAAAGCGGAGTGACCTGCTGTTACAGGGGCGGATGCAGGAGTATATTCTAAATACTTATCAAGACCCATTTCCGGTATTTTATCGAGCATGTATTCCTCTTCACTAACCTCTTCTGCTTGACGCGCACTTACATTCCTTGAGTAACCTTCACGGTCTGCTTGAAATCCTTGCGGGAACTCGACTTCAACACCATTTCCTTCATTAAATCGCTCAAGCATTTTATCTTGCGCATCATCACTCATTCCTGCGTTATTCATAGCGCGTTCTAAATCCAACTTAATTCTTGCATGTGCAGGGTCGTCGGGGTCTGCTTGAAATCTTTCATTATACTTCTTTTCGGATAATTTTTTACCCTTTGCTGATTGATATGTGTTCTTGACTGATGGTAATGTTGGCTCTCTTTCTTCTTCATCATCGACAAGTGGTTGTTCTCGATGAACAAATACAGACGGGAATGCACCATACACTAAATCATCCCAATGCGAAAACGCTTCACCCATAGCACCTTCAAAACCACCGATAGCGCGTTGCATATAGTATTGCGGAGTCCTTTCTAACTCCGGCTCTCCGTCTAACGGATTGAAAAAGAAGTTTTGATTCTTCAATTTGAAAAGATGCTTAACATTTCGTAAAAAATCCATGTTGTCTGCGGTTGAACTGCTATCACCATGCATTTTAGCCAACTCGCTCATTACATCTTTTAGTTCATCTTCGGACAGTATAGCGTGATAGTTGGGCGTGTCTTCACCATCTCCAACTTTTTCTAACAAACCTTGACGGTTAAGAACTTCATTTTGCTCTTCGCGTGTGATACCCAACTCGTCGATGTATCGAATAACCTTCTCCGGTGTCATGTCGGAATTGGCTTTTCCTTGCATCAAAAGTTTCTTCTTTACATCTTTATTTTGCATCATTTCTATTTGACCGCGCGTTCGACCTTTTTCACCCATAGGTAAAGAGTTGTGACCCGATGTTCCAATGTTACCCGAATAAGTAGCGTGAAGAGCATGAGCAAAGTTAGAGCAATGTCTTGATAGAAAACCTCTCGCATTATGACCTAATATTTGATTAATTGCCTTATCATCAAAGCGCGGATTGCTTCTGTTATAGTCTTCACCGTCAACATGCCCTGCACCGTCTAAGAACCATTCTGCAAACTTTATTTTATCTTCATAATCTATGAGGGGTATTCCAAAATAAAGAGGAAAGAAACCATCGCGCAACTTAGAAGAATCTCTCGATTCGCTTTTGGCTTTGAGTTTCTTGGTAGCGCTTTCGGATATGAAACCAATATCATCATACAAGTTTTCCCATATGTAATCATTAGGAACACCGCGTATTTCCCATATTTTATGATTAAGGAAATGGTGTTTTAGTGCAGTATTTTCTAAGATAAGGCGAGCGCGCTCTTCTGTCATATCTTTATCGTCAGCATACTCTTGTATTTTTTTGGGCGGTATGGGTAGCGATGTATATATTTCTTTGAATTTATCGCGATACTTTTTGAAAGAATCAACAAATTGCTTATCGTAAGACGCTTCATTATCCGAATTGCTCCACTTACCCATGTTTTGAGTTTGCGCTAATCTGTGATTAACTCCCATATCTGTCATCGCTTTATCCATGAGTTTGCGCGTAGGAACACCACCTTCACTTGTGTTGAATATTGCTTGAATGTATTGGGTTGTTATCGGAGTTGTTGAGTTTGCTGATGGAAAAGAAGATGATGAGTGAAACCAATTCATGTGTCGAGTTGGATGGTCTTCGGAATCAAACTCGCTATCTTCACCCGGCATTGTTGGTAACTGCCAACTCAAAAAGCGTTGACATAATTCTCTCCTTCTTTGAGGATTAGGGTTATCACCATTTGGACCGCAATCATACCATTCATCAAAGTTGAACATTGGTATTGGTATTCTGTTGTGCGGTTTATCCCTACCTTCGTATTGAGTAGTTCTGTTAGAAATAATGTTGGCTTGCTCTCTCCGTGATAATGTTTTATCCGCGACTGTTGCAATTTTAGCCTTCGCTAAATATCTTTCAACATCATGAATAAATGACGGAACGCAATAGTTATGATTTTCTAAATTGTTAGCGCTAAATATTACATCTGCCGCTTCGTTAAGCGCAGGTAATCCCTCAAAATACGACTTTAGGAAAAGGTCTATTGTGCGCGAATGGTATTGTGTTGGGTTGTCTTTTGACACACAATCACCACCTCAATAATAGTCTGTTGCGCCTGTAAATGCACTTGGAGGACTCTTATCCGGGTCACCACCCGCTACATTCTCATGTGCTGATAGCGCATCATCGTGAGATGAATGTTGCTTTTCGTCTAAATTAACTTCTTCTTTCTTTGGGTCTGTGCGCTTTACATCTTCAACTTCAATAGTTTGATTATTGGTATGATAATATCCCGGCTTTACTTTCTCGACACCGCGAACACTCTCAAACCCTGTTGCGTTTTTAGACCCAAACTTGCCTTCAACGGCTTTTGCTTCTTTCAATAGCGCTTCTAAATCCGGTGCGTGTTGCCCTGCTTCGACTTTCATTGGTTTCATGAGTCAACCCTCCTGCCTTCTGCTACTGCGGCTACATTAGCCATAGCGTGAATATCCTCCCATGACATTGCATGCCAATCTTCATTTGAACTTGGCATATCTATACCCATACTTTCACTTATTTCCTTAGATGCTTTTGAAATAACTTCATCGCGCTCTCCGCGAAGTGGGTCACCCCACACATCTTCACTTGCAGGAGTAACTGCTTTTACAAATCCCGACTTGCGTAACATTGCTTGAGGATTAGATACTTGCTTTCGCAACATACCTAATTCTGCATCCATCGCCTCCATCTTACCAATTAGCGCTTTCATAAGCACCATAGCGTCGGCTTCTTGGGACAAGTATCACACCTGCCCTTGCTTCTTGAAAACGCCACCGATTCTATCCGGTCCAATGTAACCCATAGGTCGGTCTTCTCCTTTAGCAATGACATTCTCTATACTGTTGAATTGCATTACAGGAACACCGCCCGCGTAGCGGTCGTTAATTCCTTCAATTTTGACTTCGGTTTGAGATTTGTAAATAGCGGTTACATCATCAGCAAGATAATCACTTGTTGTTTGTATGCTTCTTAGAAATTGTTCTGCTGAAACAAGGTCATTATTTGATAGCGCTATTTTGAACTCGGCCATCGCTGTTTCTAACTTGCGAACCATCGGGTCCATCTTATTCAGTAGGTCGCTCATAGGTAAGCCCATATCTGCCCGACTCTTGAAGGTATCGGCATTAAAAACCGCTTTCTTGGTTCTTACTTGTAGGGTCTTTAGCGGCTTCAACAGCGTCAAGAGCCTGTTCAGTTACCGTTTTTTCCGAGCCGCGCTGATTCTTTTTTGAAGTGGGTGCGCCACTCAAGTGCGTTTCCGAACTAAGAGGCGCGGGTCCATTATCGCGCTGTCCTGTTCCTTCACCAAGTCCCATAGCGCCGCCCTTTTCCATCATCATGATAGCCTGTCCGCCTCCCGATGCTCCGCCTTGAGGCGGTAGCCCCCCGCCGCCTTGAGGAATCATTGCACCGCCCGGAGGTGTCCCTTGTTGTGGTGGCGGCATAGGCATACCGCCGCCGGGAGTTGGAGGTGGCATTCCACCCGGAGGCGGCGCTCCACCCGGAGGCGGCGCTCCACCTGCACCACCGGCAGGAGGTTGTTGAGGTTGAGGGTCGGGCTTCTTGTAAGTGAATCGTATATCTCGCCCTGCATCTTCGGTTAATTCCGGTTGGAAACCAAGCGCTTGCATACGCTGTGCAATATTGACTTCTTGCTCATCGCGTCGTAGTCTTGTAACATCATCCTCTTCTTCGTTAGGGTAAAGAGTCAATTCCCATTCGTCGACACCCATTTCTTTCAATAGGCGCGGGAATAGATTTTTTGCATATATTTTCTGTCCGTATTCAACAGCACGATTAGTGACAAGAATCTGCATACCCTCATTGTTGAGTCCGCCGGACTTACCTGCGTCCATCATAAAGATACTCGATACACCATAAAATGCCGCTATACGCATTCTTACTTCATCACGAACCTGCGCGTATTGCATTTCATCAAGGCTATCCATGAAGCGCACAAACTCAACTTTACCTCGACCGGATGCTGATTCTATACCAACTTTCGGAATATAATGAGGGTCGCGTTCCATCTTCTCTTCTGCGCCTTTCCAAAACGATGCAGTTGATTGAATGTTATCAGTAGTGATTGCGAGAACACCACGCGGTATTCTTCGCTTTTGATATGCAAGGTAAATGTAATTATCCATAGCGGTAAGAGTTTGGGCTTGCCTCCACATTGTAGCGACAGGACTACGCCCATACAATTTAGAAGGATTAAACTTACTTGTGTGAATAATTTCACCATCAATGTAATACTGCGTTTTACCACTACCTGCGGTGTTGATGTAGTGAACATCTTGTAATGGTAGCGAGCAAACTTCACACTTTTTATGGTCGCCATTGTGAGGGTATGTTCTGTCACGATGAACAGGGCATATGAGATACCTGCCACCTCTTGCTCCGCGCTTATCAGCAACTATCCTCATGAAAGTTGGGTCACCACGCATAACTTCTTTAATTCGGAAAAACTCTATACCGCCGCTATCGGGGTCAATGAAATACTCTTTGATAAGAATAAGGAATGCATCATCAACAATGTCTAAATCCCATTCTATTTCACGCATAACATCCATAAAAGATTGGTCCATGCTGTTGCGTTGGTCTAACAACCAACGAGGATAAAGAACTTGGTCTGCGCTTGGGCTTTTGAACTCTTCATTACCGCATATTCGACATTCTGCAACGGTATCATGATTGTATTCTTCGCCACAATTGGTGCATTTTTTGTGAAACTTTTTTTGCCAATAATGGCCGCGCCTAAATATTTCTTGACATAGTGTGTTAATTGTAGTTCTCAAAACAACTGATTCTTGAACAGTTGCATATAGCGCGGGAATGCTTACACCTTGAACAAGAACAGGCTCTTGAATACCACTTTTCCAAAGCGGCATAATTGGTTCGGGTGTAGTTCTGCGACGGAATGGTTTTGACAAAGACGACAAGAATCTGCCGACTACACCTTTCTTTTCTTCAACCATTAAATCAGCCTCTCTATGCGGTGAATGTCGTCGACGAGCCGTATAACTTCATTGTCGCGCTGTCCCCATGCAAGAACTTCTGCCTCATCAACTTTCCACTCTCGGAGCAATTTATCACGCTCTTCGGGAACATCTTTCCAATTTTCCCACTTCACTATACGATATAATTCTTCTCTTCGTGATTTAACAAGGTTGCTTTTAGACCCTCTTAAATCGAGTAAATGCAATACTGCGTTGGCTTGATTCTTTTTCATTTGTAAATGAGGCGTTATACCTTTGAGTAATTTGCGCAAATCATCAGCACCATAAAACTGCAAACGATGTTGTGTGCGCTTACTATTCTTGTGTATTTTCAAATCAGTCTGTAACACTCCGCATCCAAGCGACTTATGCAATTGCTCACAATGCAACTTGCCCCTACCCCCTGTCGCTACAAACCCTGCTCTTGGTTCTCCGCGTTTTGTGATTGTGATATACCCGTCAGCATCGAGAAATCCTGCGGCATAAGCCCATATATCTTTGACAATTACAGTATCGTCTTGTATGATTCCATAGTTAGTGCCTATCTTTTCAATATCATATTCGACACCATGCATCTTCAACAAAGATGCCATTTTTCTAATAGTTAGATGTTTAGGTGAACCTATTGAATTGTATATTTCATTTGAAGATAGTGGACCTCTTTCTATAAGAATGTCTGCTGAACGCGTAAGCCATATTGCTTCTTGTTTCTTTATGTCGTCTATCGGATGCAATGTCTTTCTCCATTGGGATTTGGCATCCTTTCTCATTTGTCTTGAATCAAGCCATAATTGCAATTGGTCTTGGTTAAAGTCACCTTCTATTTGAGATAATTTAGTAATTACATCGTTAGCCTTCTCCCACATAGCGCATGCTCTTCGCAAAGACATTTCCTTTGTCACGCCATGTTTTCTCAAAGCGTGTAAGTTTCTATCGGAAACTCCAAGAGCGCGTATAGATGATAAGTGCTTATTAGCCCACGGTATAGATTTCAATGTTGATTCAACCTCTTCTTTTTTCGCAATTCGTATAGCGTCTATGGCAAGGTCTATGTCTTCTCGCATATCTTTTCTATCGCGTCGCGCCATTCGCAACTCCTTCACCATTGATTCTGCATCTTTTCCAAACATTGATTGAAACCAACCATTGTGAGGCATAGCGCTTTTGAGTTGTTGCGTAGGTTGAACTGATTGTTGTTGCGCTACCACTTCTTGTATTTTCTTTTTCTCTTTATCCTGTTCCATCGCATCGGGTTGAGATGGGGTTGTTGGTGCGGATAATTCACCTTCTCCTTGTGACTGTGTTTTAGGAGCATCGCCCATATTTGGATTTGCTACTGTTCCTGTTGCTTTACGCAGAATGGCATCTATTTCTTCATCCCTAAGAATAGAGCCGGTCCACATTAACAATTCCACCTTTTCAAAGCCGCGCCTTTCGGAGTCAATTTACCGCCTTTACTTGTTGGTCCTTTCACTCCACCCATTCTCGCACAAAACGATTTGCGCCTTTTTGCTTTTTTACCACCGGGTTTCAACTTACTCGGTTTAGTTGTAACCGGAGGTTTTAGATTCGCGCCGCTTTTTCGCTTTGCGGCGGCTCGACCTTTAGCGTTCAATCCACCTTTACGGCTGTGTTTATTTGGATTGTAACCATGAAACGGCTTGCTTTTCTTTTTGGCTTTGAGAACTTCAAGAGCAACTTGAACAGGTGAGCAACAATCACAAAATGTAACCTCTTTTGCTATATCGCTATCATTCATCATCGCTAACTCTTCTGCCGTTATTGGCTCATGTTCTATGTATTCGTATTCTGTCAATCAATCAACCCCGCCATCATTTCATCAATGTCGACTATTCTTTCACGGAACTCGGTAGTTCCCCAATGCGCTAATGCAAGCGCGATAGCAAAGTCATCATGTCGCCCGATGCTATCTAACTTACCCTTCTTAGACATACCGAACATGAGTAGTTCCCGTTCTAACTCGCTCATAAGGGTTCGGGAGTTTTCATCACCCCACGGTAATCTTAACTGTTCTTTTTCAAAACGCATAACCAACCCCATCAATAATGATTCTCGGCGTTGACGCGTTGAAATAAATGTCTTAATTGGTAAATCTGTATCTGCGCGTAGTTCAGTTGCAAACACACGCTGAAAGTTGTTGGCTTCAAGTTCTATAACCATAGGTGCAAACTTGGCATTGATTTTCTGTATCTCCATAATTTGTGTTCGGAAATCCATATTCTTTCTGCGAACTACATGCACTAATTCAAGCAGTTCGGGATTGGTTGATGGGCGGCGTAATACCACCATAACAGTATAGTCAGCGCTTCTATCCGATGAAATAGCGGGGTCCCAACCGACAAAGTATTGGTCGTCGGGGTCGCCTTCTGCTCTATTGATAATTCTTAAATCGCTATCTTTAGCGGCCTGTAATACCAACGATGGGAATAAACTGCTCATATCGTCCATCGGTTCACAAAGATATTCTCGCGCAAAAGCAATAGCGGGCATATCGTTACGCCTCGCATCAAGTGAATCTAAATCCCAACGCTCCGGCCATAGCGCTACACCCTTTGAGTTGATAGCGGGATATGTTTCAACAAGGTAACCCTCACGCTGTTCTAACTCGGTGTAAAGGTCAGTCGGTGTAAAAGGTGTTCCGACAATCATTAATTTTGAAGTGTGGTGAAGTGTAGGAACAAGAACTTCATAAAACCAACTTGCAACTCTTTGCAATTCTGTATCTGTTGTTCCCCACAGAATGTCGTCACAAAGAATCAAGTCCGGGTGAATACCACGGATAGCGCCACCAACCGACTTCGCGCTAATGTTAGAACCGTTGCTAAATCCAAAGAATGTTTTAGACCACGCATCGGCTTTTTTCATTTTTGCTAAAAATGGTATTCCGTCAATCAAATCGTTTAATGTGCGCATATGGTGTATAGACTGATGCAAACTGTGGCTGATAAGAACCGCTTTACATTTTGGATTGAACGCTACTTTCCAAAGCAAATAGCCGAGAAATAGCGTTGACTTACCGTGGTCCCTTGCCGCTTTTACACAATAGCGCTTTTGAGTTTCAAGATTATTATACCATTCTTCGTGATGATGTGATAACTGAAAGCCAAGAATATCTTCAAAGAAGAACTTGAAGTCGCGCTTCGCTACTTCATAATCTATCTCTTCAAGTGTTTCAAGGCTCAAGCCCTGCATGCGCTCACCTCACATTCAACCTTTTCAGTAGCAAACCATATTCCGGTATTTCATCATATGAGGCTAATATACCCGTTCCATCATCATCACCTTCGTCAAACTCCATTGGCTCTTCTTTAGGCTCTTCTTTCTTAGGCTTCTCTTCTTCATCGAAGTCCATTGGTTCTTCTTTAGGTTCTTCTTTCTTAGGAGTAGCCTTTGCCTTCTTAGGCTTGGCATCTTTCTTAGGAGTAGTCTTCTTCTTAGGTTTAGCCTCTTTCTTAGGTTTAGCCTCTTTCTTAGGAGTAGCCTTCTTAGCCTTTGGTTTAGCGGGCTTTGCTTCTTCTTTTGCCGGTGGTGCTTCTTCTCCTGCACCCGCGTCTTCGACAATTTGCTCCGCTACATCGGGGCTTACATTGAAAGAATCCATAATTAGTTTTATTATTCCCTTTTTATCCATGTCGCTACCGCGAGGACCTTTGAATCCATGAACTGCTTCAACTAATTCTTTCTTAGTAGGATTTCTGCCTTCTGCTTTCGCTTTATCAACAAGAGGTTGGATAGCGGCAACCCACTTCTTAGCCGTCTTCTTTGAATAATTATCGTTAATGGCTTGTTGCCAAGAGTTTGCATCACCCTCATCTTTCTGCGGTTTAGCCGATATATCAGTTGGCATTTTTTCTTCGGGTCCTTGAACCGGCGTATCAGTCATTGCTTCTTCGGGTATTCCTTCTCCCATTTCTCGTATTTTTTCTTCTAATTGTGGGTCGGTATCTTCATCAAATGGTATTTCTCCTTGCTCATGCATCATTGATGGGTCTAATGTTCTGCCTACTGATTCCATCCTTTGCGGATATGGCGGTTCGGGATTCTTCATTGGGTTGGGGTCTGCTTTCCACTTCGCGTTTGCCCTATCCTTCATTCTCTCTTCGTTAGTTCTGCCTAATCTTCTCGCTTCATCAGTTGCACCTACTTTATCTTCGGCTTGTGTTAACAACTTAACATTGTGGTCGTAAATCTGTCTTTGGGAGGGCGACATATCATCGGGGTCAATTCCCGCAAATCTGTTTAGAACATTTTGAGCATCTAACTTTGTTCTATTAGCCTGTCTTTGAGTTGAAGCATCTTTCATACCTTGTAACCCTGTAATCAAACGGGCTTTTGGATTGAGTCTATCGCGAAGTCGATAGCGTTCTTTCATCTTTCCTGCCGTTCCTGCCGAAGCATCAAGAGCGCCGCCACGCGAATGAGCGCCACCTGTGAAAAGATTCTTGACTCCCGCTACTAATGCTTGACCGGGTTTTCCTGCTTGCATCAATTCCGCACCTGTTGGTTTTGGATTGTAATTAAGAGGATTCCCTTGTGAATCTTTTGCGTTTTGTTGCGCTTGCATTCTTTCTTGATATGCCGCAACTTGTTGTGCGTTAATAGCGTCTTTCATATTTCGAGGTTGTGACGCTTGTGTTTGTTGCGCTACATCCTTCAACAGTATATCGGGGTGTGTGTTTAGCGCGGATGATGCGGCTTTGATAAGAGGCATGGATGTATCATCTTGTATATCCCAAACGACATAGTTAATATCAGCCCAACTATGCCCTTTTGCTATCATAAACTCGTAAGTTCCGATAACTTTACCGCTTTTTATCATGTATGAGTTCCATTCTAATTCTGTTTCAATATTCATGTTAATGCCTCCAAACACGACGCTTTGATAATGTCAACCACATCGCGCCCTACTTGAAAATGTTCCGCTACTTTCGACCAATCTCCAATACTCATAGCAATAGCGCGAACATCTGTTGATTCAAGGTCAAGTTGTTTCGCTAAAACTATCATATGGTTTCGATTATGAGGATTTAGATTAGTATATTGAACGCTTTTCATTATTTGCGCGTTTTCCCATGTGTCGTGCATTTGCACTCTTTCCATAACTGCGGCGATAGCGCCCATCGGGTCGTCAAAAGAAGTCATAAAATTATCATCTTGTTGATTACGCATTGTTGTCGTCCCTTCGGGCGCAAATGGGTCATTCGCTGATGGACCCGCGCCAAGATTAGGGTCATTCAAAGGTGGACCACCACCTACACCTGCGGGTGGTAATTGTTGATTTTCCATCATTGGGTCATAATCTCCTACACTAATATGGTCGGGTAATTGGTCGTGAAGGTGTCCTAACTCATCTGTTATTCTGCCATGCATTTCATGATGCTCTTGAGCAATACCCATGTTCATCAAATCAACAGGTCTGCCTCCTTGTTGTATAGCGAATGATTTCCAACCGCTAATAACTGATGCCGGAGGTTTTGAAATACCAAGCGCGGGTGTAATATCAACCCCTAACTCTTCTGCTGTTTTGAGAGTAGCCAATATTCTCTTCGCCGCGTCTGTTCTGCCTCTATCAGCACCACCAATTCTCCCGTCAAAGTGACTTCTATGCTTATGATACATGTCCGCTATGGTGTTATCTTTGTTTTGACCGTCTATACCAATGTATGTCTGTATTCGATTGACGATATTATTGAGTTGAGTGGCTGAACCCTTTTTGCCTCGACCCATAATTAACTGTGCGGCGGGTGCGCGAGCCATTGCTTCTGCTCTTCGCGCTGATACACCTTCTCTAACTAACGCATTTATCACTTGTAGCGGTGGCCTACCCTTTGAAGTAGGAACAAAAAACGCATCCGGTAAAGATGCGATAATATCAGCAGGTCTTATCTGCCCGTATTGGGTTTTTTCATTATATTTTTCCGAGCCATATTCGGGAAAATGGTGATTATCTTTACTTGTTGGGTCTTTCATGTTACTGCTGTATCTTTCAAGAAGGCTTCTCATTCTGTATGAACCATCAGCCATCTTTTCGGGTGCGCGAACTATATGTTGAGGCTCAAGAACATTTTGCCTCGCTCCTAAATCGCTTTCAACGCCTAACGCTTGTATAATTTTACGGAACTCTTTTTCAAAATGGAACGCTCCCGACTCAAGGAAACGACCGAGAGTGTTATGTCTAACGCTATTATAGTGCAAATTGATGAGTTGACCCTTTGAATCTCGCGTTTTTCTTGCAGAAGTTGGAACATTTCGTGCTTCGTGTTGCCCGTAATGATTACTTTTGTATTCGGGATGCAAATTACCGTTCTCATCAAAGGGAATTGGCACAGTATGAAAGTTATCACCTTCGTTTCTTTTAGTCCTGTTGAAGTCGATAGCGGCTTTATTCATGATTTCTTTAGCCTTTTGTAGCGCTAAATTACCCGGAAACATTTGCCTTAACTTTTTATTTTCTGCAAGATACCTTGCCGCCGCCTCCATAGGCCAATGACGCATGTTATCGGGTATCTCTTTGTGCGGTTTCCCTGTTGAATGGTCTATATGAAAATGTGACATTTCTTTATGCGGTGAACTCGGATGAGGAAATGACATTGGAATCAATTTACCTCCTGCTCCGCGCTTATACACACCTTTTCCCTTGATGATATTATCATTCATCATGATATTCCGCCCCTTCTAACATACAACCCATAAGCATGCGCGCCCCACATTGTAGGGTCATCTTCGGGGTCTGCTTCTGTTGCACCTGTTGGCGCAGAAGTCATGCGGCGATGAGCGTTAGGTGTCGGTCCATCCGGTGCAGGGTCAAGCGATGCATCCGCTTTTCGCGTTAAACCTCTCAATAACTTCTCAAGTTTTTGAATTAGACGACGATATTCTTGTTTATCTCGCATCGTCATACCTTTAGCAAGTAGCGCGGCGAAAGGTGATGAACCACCCATCGCTAAGTCAGTAGCCTTTGAGTGTTCTGCACCCATTGGAGTGTCGGGTTTTCTCGGCGTGTGTGTTTTCTTTGGTCCTTTAGTCGCGTCCCTGTGTTCAGCCGTTCCTCTTGGTGCATGAGCAATTCGCGATTCGGGCAATTCTGTTGGAATTGAAGGAGTAACAGGTTGAGTTGGCATAGAACCCGATATTTCTGCTCTTCTTGCTTCGGATTCGCGAGCGCGGGGTGAACTCATCATAGCGGGAGGACCCGAACGCATAGATGCTGTTGTAAGATAATTGGGAGTGGTGCGAGTTTGCCTACTGTATTGCATTGAAGGTTGAGTAGCCCTATGTGATGCGATAACTCCGGTATATTTACCCGGATTACGACCTGTATCAACTCTTAGAGGGTTACCTGCTTTGCGTTTGCGGGTCTTTTTCTTAGAATCTATTGTTTTAGTTTTCTCTTTACGACTCTTACGACCCTTTTCAGCGCGCTGTCTTGCGCGAACTGTGTCTATTGTAGTAGTTTTCTTAGGCTTTTCCCTGTCGTATTTTGGCGCGTCTTTTTTTTTAATTACATCAAAAGCCAAATCCATAGGTTCGCCGGTCATAACACCCATACCTAACCCATTACCTTGTGGATTAGCGCCCGGAACAACCTCGCTTTGCCCCACTTGACCCATTTGACCGGCTTCTTCTTGAAGTCGCTCTTCATCTTCTTTGTTTTGCTGTGGTATTTTGATTTTCAAATGCTGAATACCTTGCAATAATCGAGCGCGTTTCTCTTGCTCATTCTGTTTTTTAGCGTTATGCTTGGCGCGCTCTTCGGAATCTTCACGCCCTACCGAAGAATCTTCTTCGATTTCTTCTGCGCTTTGGCGTGGATTGAACCGCAAATTACCTGCGCTACCCGAACCATCTCCCATCGGCATTAGTCATCACCATCACACAATGATTCAAAAGTCCTTTGGAGAACACTCGCTATATTGTAATAAAATAAACACACTTCTTCATTCTCCTTAAACACACCTGCATATGCGCTAAAAATAGTATGTATCGCTAACATCATATGCGCTAATATGGATTTAGCGTGTATGAACTTCTCTCCATCATCAACAGTCATAATTTTGAATTGTGTTTCCACATCTCGCACTATACCTCTATGAGTATGATACTCGGCGTATATATGTGGAGCCATGTTACTAACTGCATGATGCCAACGGTCTATAACGACATTAATTAATTTGAAAAATCTATCATATTCATCGACTGTCAATGCGCGATTTGCTTGCAACAAGTCGCTATCGTCAATATCTTGACATTGGATGAACGGAACAAATACAGTAGCCTCACTCATTACCTTCACCCATCAATTTACCCCTTAATTTTCGCCAAACTTCGGGAGATTCTTTGGCTAACTCAACTTTGAGAATGTTGATTGTCTGCGCGTTGATATTTTCTGTCACATTACCTGCGGCTCGGTCTTGTATTTTTATCATCATGTTGACGGTATCACGAACTTCTTTGTGTAACGATACAATATTACGCACATATTGAGGGTCATTACGGTCTGCATCGTCGAGAAAATGCGCTAACTCACCATTTAATCGAGCAAGATTACCGCGTATGGAGTTCATTTCATCACCGGCTTCGATAGCGATTATATCAGCCGCGCCTTTTTGCACGATAGGTTTGAGATGATGTTTCAAATGATGATATGCGCTTGATTCGGGCATTCCTATATCTTGCGCTATTTCTTCTGTCGTCATTGAGCCATTGTAATATGCGTGTTCAAGAGATTCGCGTTTAACTGATGTGCAAAACTTACATTCGCTGTTAGAACCCATATGATATTCGCCCATATGGTTACGAAAATGGCGGTCTGCTGTGCCTTCTCGCCAACCTTTGTCTTTATCCAATTGTTTAGCGTCGATGAAACCATCTTTCATCAATTGCTCTAAACTATCTCGTTCTTCATCTTGACAAAACGGACAAGATGCTCGCGTTACTCTCTCGCCCACATGGGAATGCAGAACGAAACACTTGAAAATAATTGCGATGTAGGGTCCGCTATGAGAACTCCTACAAAAACCCCACGAATAGCAGGAATACCATTGAATAAAAGTTCCGCTATCAGCCTCGGAAAAGGAGTTATGGATTCTTTATTAAATCGCAAAGTCGATACAGCAGAAAGAGATAGAAGATTGAAGATATGTCACTCTTGTGAACACTTTAGCGCACCAAGATGCACATTATGTGGCTGTTTTATGAACTTCAAAACAACGCTATCGTCAAGCAATTGCCCTGTTAACAAATGGTTACCCGTTGGAGAACTTGCGATAGACCAATCCGGTAAAACTGAAAAGAGCGAATAACACTACAAGCAAGTAGGATAGGTTAGTTGAACTCATACTGTTGCTATTGAAAGCAATAATCATAAAACATCCAAGTGTTAAACTGATTAATTGAACCATAATCATGTCAACAATGACTGATTTGCGCATATTGCTAAAATCACTAATAGCGGTGAATAAACCACCCGTCCAATCTCCACCTTGCATCTTAACGACCTCCTGTTGCTAATCCACGCACTAACGAACCAAGACCGCCACCGACGCTTTGCATCATGCCGGGGTCAGCGATAGCCTCATTCAACATATTTTGCATCATACTTTGATTTGCAAGTTGAACCATTTGTTGAAACTGCATAGTTTTTTGTTGAACATTGTTTGATGACGCGTTAAGGATTTGAGTTTGCGCCATTGTTACGCTATCAGCCGTTGGCATACCTGTAACTGCGCTAAAATCAAACTTATACCCATCCCCATCTTCGACTAAGCGCGCATTAGCGAGCATAGTATTGACTGATACCGCTACAAGACTACTTAACAATGAAATAAGCATATTCATATTTGCACCATTGTTATCGGATAACCACTTGTCAATCAACGGGTTAGATGTTATCATTGCGGATAGAATCTCCATTTCGGATGGCGGCGCTTGATATTGCAATCCGTATGGCTGTTGTTGCCCCCATTGTTGCTGTCCTTGCGCCGGAACTTGTTGTTGACCCCCTGCTAAGCCGAGATTCAACGCGCCTTGCTGTTGTTGTTGCTGATTGTTACCATTAAACGGCCATACCATGATACCACCTCACGCGCTCCCATCATTTGATTCTGTCGGTAAAGGCATTGGTTGTGCTTGAACGGCTTGTTGTTGCATTTGGTGCATCGCTAACGCGTCAAACAAAAGGCGAGTGTTGCCATTATTTTGGAATTGACGCATATCGAACATCACAATTACCAAATCGTTAATCCCCGTAGCGGTATTTGTCATATGCGTAACAGGAATATTGTCTTTTTTAAGCATTTCAAAGAACGGTTGGTATTTAGCGAGTGTTGGAGGCGTGTTATCCTTCTTTTTGATGGTGCTAATAGGAACAGCCACCACAGAAACCCCCTTCTTGAGTTTGGCTTTGAGTGTTCCACTCTTTGCTTCTTGCTCGGCTTCTTCTTCTTTTTCCCATTTTGTAAGCATATGATAGAGATGCAAGTGTTCGGGACAATATGTTCCGCGCATCTTGCGCCCACTTGTGACATTTTCACGCGCTACAAAGGCTTCGGGTTCTCCGGTTACCGGATTATGGAAATACAACTCCCATAGCGACTTACCTGTTTCCTCATCTAAGATTTGGTCGTAAATATTACCCGCTAAACGGATAAGATTCTCAACATCCGCCCCATCAATAACACATCGCATAGTATTGGTGTTGTATCGGTATTTTCCCCCGAAAAACCACCTTCTTGGCGAAAAAATACTTCTTTTCGTCGGTTTTAACAGTTTATACGCCTGTTTTATGTCTTGACGGCGCGCTTTTGTTGGATTCGGGTGTCTTGAAGGGTAAAAATTGACTTGAGGCACTTCAATTACACCCGCTTGCTCTTGCATAGCGGCTTGAACCATCGCCTGTTGCTGTATTTGCGCCAATGGCATATTCGTTTGTGCGGCAAGCCTCAATAAGTCTGTCTGTGATTGTTTTCCAAGCATTTTTTCACCAACTTAACATTTCCAATAGTGTTTTCTCCACATTCCATCCTATATTTGTAGCCATCATAGATACGCGGCAAGGAATACCCGCTTTTTGTAATCTGCGCATAGCAGGTCTATGCACATCGAAGACTTTGTGTTCGCGAAGTCGATTAGATTGCCAAAGTATGTTTGCATTGTCATCCCACCATTCATCAGCCTTGTTTGCTATAATCCATACTTGTTTGGGGGAGTAGCGCTTACCTTTGAGTCTTGTTTTCAATCTTCTATATTTCCATCGCTTTTCTATCAATGCATCAACAAGGAACTCTAATCCACCCACCACATCAATGACTTGACTCCCATTACCTTTCAAGGCGCGTGTGTCAGTCATAAAGACTACTATTTCGACTTGTCTATCCACCATATCATCAATCCATAGGTTCCAAAAGCGCTGTTGGCCTCCAATATCCGCCGAATGAACAACTCTTTTCTCCCCTTTCCATCGAATACGCTTTCTTGTGGCGCGCGGAAGCACATGTCCTCCTTTTAGCAATCTTTTCGGATGCATAGTGCGCTCTTCGATAGCCTCCATCTCTCCGGGTGTTTTCATAAACGCGTCAAGTGTAGTCTTACCGACTAATGTTGGTCCATACACGCCAATTCTGCGCGGTTTGAGAAAATTATACAATTCGCGACCATAAACGACCGCACCCATAAGTGCGCTACCCGCCATTGTCGCAACCATTTCAAGAAACCCACCCAATGACTTTATTTTTAGCCCATTCGACAGTATTTTCCCAAACGCTAACATCTGTGCCGTATTCAAACCAAGATACACCTAAACCTGTTCCGATTGCGAGTAAAATAGCAAAGAGCAAACCTTTTCCGCGCTCATAATAAGTATCGAGAGTATTTTGAGTGTGCAAAGCGCGTAAGGTTGCCTCCGTAGCATCATCGCTTGGGGTTTTGAACAACCAACCCATAACTTTCACTCCTTCTTCGACTTTTTGTAAGTGCCATCAGCGTTTCGTGGCTTGTTAGCGCCTAATTTCATTGGCTTTTTGTTATTCGCTTCGTGATTTGGCGCGTTCATAGCCTCTTCTGCCGCTTCTTGCATTTCCTGTTGTAAAGCCAAGTATTGAACTACTTCGGGGTCCTCTTCAAGTTGTTGTAACTGATGTGAGAAAAGCATTTCTTGTTTCTTTAGTTCAATTTCCATTTGTTTTTGCGCAAATCCCATCTGTTGCTTTTGCATTTGTCGCGTCATACTCTTCTGCATGTTAGCGAGGCTTGCTTTTTGGTCCATTGAGTCTTGCGCAAGCATTTTCCAAAGGAAATAACCCATACCTTGTAGCGTGAACGCTCCCATAGTGTAAGTTAGTCCATTTGTTTGCGTCGAATCGTCTTTTAGCCATAGCCCTGCATCGAAAACTGCGACGGCACATCCTACTAAAACTGACACAAATGATATGAGTCCGAGTATTCTTAATTCATCCGTATTGCGTGGCGCTTGTGCGGGTTGCATGTATGTTCCCTCTAATGCATGGTGTAGTGTGCATCAAATAAAGGTAATTGATTCACCTTTTTCGGTTTTCCTGTTTCCTGTCGGGAAATGTAATGAAATATATTCCTTTTTCATAAGAGCAACCGGAAAAACCGAAATCACTCGTTTCTTTGATAGCCGGGTGCGACTTGAACAAACCCTGTCGGTTGTCCTGCTTCATCTGTTGTTGGTTGCGACACTACCGCGACATTTCGTGGATTCAATACCTGTCCGTATTGGTCTTGTTGAGTTGAGAAATCTTGACCTTCGACATTCAATTCAGTTTGACCCGGCCTTTGAGCCGCTATTTGTTGTTGCTCACGCAATCCAAGATGCTGTTCGGTAGCGTCTTCTAACTCTTGTCTAAACTGCGAAGGACCCATATTCATCAAATTAGCAAAACCTTGAGCAGTTGGTAATCTTGTTTGTATTCCTCTCAACCCGTCTTTTCCGAAGCGCTCCATCGCTTTAATTTTAAGTTGCCTTGCGCGGTCTATTGACTCTTGTAGCCCGACATTCAATGGACTCCAAGTTGGATGAATGGCTCTTATCATGTTAGTATCTTCTTCAAAATCCCTCATAATTGTCGGGTCTGCCGCTAACAACTCTTTCATGTCTTTCATAGAATCTAAACCATAAAGTTCTGCATAATCATGCAATTTATTTTCCAAATACAAATTAGGGAAATGATACATGTCATAGAACTTATTCGCGTTTTCGACAATCTTCATAGCATCATCATAAGACATATCATGCTTTTCGTTATGCTTGAATGCTCGACCTTCTTGGTTCTTTCTAATAAAGTCGAATACTTTACTTGCAAAGTTTTTTGATTCGTGTGGTTGCGCTTTTAAGTCCGCATCATTCATTCTTTCGCTCAAATAATCATCAAAGTTATGTTCTTGCAACATCAAACTTTGATTCATTGCTTCGGGATGAGGGAATCTGTTAACTATATGATACGATTTCAATTGACCTTTTCCTGTTTTATCTTCAAAGTCTTCAATTGGATTACCGTTTTTGTCAACCACCATTGCTTTAATTGCATTATCTAATTGAGATTGTTGCTCGCGAGTTAGATTAGCGTCTTTGTATTCGTCAAGAGTCATAGGGTTACCATCGGCATTTAGTATTCTTTCCATTGGTGTTCCATCCGCGCCATCCGGCATATGTTTTACTTCGGGATTCGATTGCAAATTGAAAAATGACATGATAGCGCGCATCTTTGCCATTTCTCCAAACTCACGCTTGGCTATTTTTGATATTTCATTTGGTATTCTCATATGAAGAGCGTCATGTCTTGGCTTTACCTCCCAATACACTTCACCATCCTCATTTGTTTTTCTTGCCGCAGGTCTTAACCAATTCTGCGCGTTTTTAGAGTGCTTTTCAAGATTAGGATGTAATACATTACCCTCCGGTAACGCCTTTGTATATTCATCATCGGGAACTCCTTGATTCAAACCTTGTTTTAATTCAAGATATTGACTGTTTGGTTTAATAACACCTTTTCTGCTTTGTTGTAGCGGTGACTCGCCCGCTTCTAATACACTATCCATATCTTTCAAAAAGTCCATAATTTGTTTATCTTCTTCTTCTTTAATAAAATCCCATTCGTTACCGTTAGCCATTTCAAATGCGGAGCGAATACGATTAGCGGCTCTTTTATTACCTGCAAAGAAGTCATACACGGCTTGCGGGCTTTTATCATGAACCCACCCTTCATTATTGTCAAAAGCGCTTCGATGCTTTAATTCCCACGGTGTTACTGTTCTGCCCGCGTGATGCGTCAATAACGGTGTAGTCCAAGTAGGGTTTTTGTAAAGACTTTTCATATACTTCTTCATGGCTTTGTCTTTTTCTTCGCCATCCTCCATCGCTTCTATCTTTTTATACATTTCAGTATTACTACCAAGCGCTTGTTTTTGTTTTGGAGTCATCGCTATATTGTTATGTAACATTTTTTGAAGAGCGTCGAACTTATCATGAACTTCATGCTCTTCGTCTTCAAAGTCTGCATATTTATGTTCAAGTAGCGCGTTTGCTTTTTGCACCATAGCGTTATAGACGGATTGATTAGTCGGTTTGCCGTTTTCATCCGTCATAAACACATCACCAAGACCGTAATTTTTAGCAACGCGCATAATGGACTGTAACTGTTTATTTACTGCTTTTTGACCTTCTTTGTGCCAAGCCATCTTCAAAGCAGGACTGTCACCTTGAACTAAAGGTAATTTCATTTGACCTGTTGGCTTTTCTTCAAATACATCATCAAAGTCCATCGGCTGTTCTCCACTCTTCAATTCATCAATAATTGAGGCATTGCGTGTAGCGTCTTTTGCTCTTTTTTTAGCGGCTTCAAGTTCTTCTCGCGTGTGTATATTCGGCAGTTCACCATCATTTATGCGCTCTAACATTAAATCAAGACCCGACAAGCCTGTATCACCAAACATTTCATCTATAATATTAGACGACATAGGTGATACACCCTCCAAAGAAGGTTGCGGTTCGGGTGGTGGGAATGTTGCACCCGCTTCACCCAATAAGCGCGCAGGGTCGGTTATACCAAAGTCGATAGGCTTAGAATGAGCGTCGACTCTTTCTTTATGTAACACCCTGCCGAGTTTTTCCGGGTCCATAGCAACACCCGCTTTATGAGGATGATGAGAAATCTGTTCAATCAAATGTTCATCATTAGGGTCTAACATACCACGACCTAAACATTGACCGCAAACACCATCCGACACATACCCCTTAACTTGACTGTCCCAATGTTGACAATCGGGGCATGCGTATTCTCCATGATTCATCGGTCCAAGTTCGCAAGAGTTTTTCGCATCATAATCTTCAAACGATTGGTAACCGGCAGGACGCGCGTGTTGACTAATCCATCTTCTCATTGCCTTTGATGATGCGCTATGACCTTGTAATTCCTCATGATGTGCTTTAGCGTATGAGATTAACTCATCTTGATTGATGTGTGTGTTGCCACCGCAAGTTCCGCATCGCGAAAGTGACCCTGTTGGGTTTGAATAATTTTGTCTGTTAGGATGCGTGTAACTTCTGTTCGCTTTTGCCTTATCAGCCTCACTCATGTGTTCACCCATATGAGCAAACTCATCATCAACCACTTTCATTTGTTTTCGCATTTCGTCCGCGTTTTTCAAATCATCCAATATTTCTTGTGTTACTGTAACACCTTTGTCTTTTAGCATGGCTAAAGCCGTGTCTAAATCATCCGGTATAGGCACATGGTAACCGTTACCCGAATAATTAACTGCTGAACCTAATGTTTCTCCTAACCTACCTCGCAAACCACCTTCGACATCCAAAGGACTCATTTCTTGTCGTCTTGGAGTTTTGATGCCGCCATCTTGTGCCATTTTGTAACCGTGTCTAAACCTAAGATTTACACCATTATTGTTTTTGTATTCACTATCGTGTAGCGCGTCAAGCGCTGTTTGCAATTTACCTAATTCGGGTTTATCGCCATGCTCTTTCAACAGCGCAGACATTTGAGGGTAAAGATTTGCAAGAGTAGCCATATGAGCATTGTTAAGTGAAAACTTAACTGCGGCCTTAGCCTCCGCAAGCGCGTCTTCTAATTTTCCTTTCTCTTCGATTGCTTTATTGTAGCGTTGTATCTGTGAACTAAATCTTACTATATCGGGATTATTTTTACAATAAATAGTTGCTTTGTCAATTAATTTTTTATTTTCTGCTTTCATTTTAGCAAGTTCATCCGCTTTCTTTTCATTACCTTCAAGCGCTTCAATTTTCTCTCGGTTCTCTAATATTTTTGGTATATTCAAACGGTTCCATAAAACCATCTTATCATTAAAACCGGGTATCTTCTTATCCTCAACGCCATCCCTTCTTTGTATTTTACCTTTCATATAGCGGTCGAGTTTAGACTGTGCCATTCCTTGTTGTTTATTACCGGATAAGTTGATAATTTCTTTAATCATTTTTCTTTTGGCTTTGCTTGACAATTCACCATCAAACAGTTGCGGAGCAGTTATTTTCTTGCTCGTCATACTCAACAAGTTAAACGCGCCTATGAGGTCTTTCTTCTGTTCTTTCTCCATATCCTGTAAATCTTGTTGCGCGCTTCGTTTTTCAGCACCGCTAAGAGAAGGGTAAGCATGTTTCCATACTTCTGCCGCTAATGGGTTTGCTTCAATGTCATGCGCTACACCCTTCGGCATTGCTTGAATCCATCTTGAGCCAACTCCATACTTTTGTGACAAATCTTCTGTCATACCCGGAGTTCTTTTAGCGGCCATCCTTTCGCATATTTGTTTGATGAACTTTGGGTTACCTATACTTCTTAACTCTCCATCGGTCTGCGCCCATTGTTTTTCATCATCACCACGACCTTTCAATTCGTGATAGATGTTAGCAAGGTTGGGTTCCGTTCCACGCCCTATGGGGTCGGGGTTGTCTTCGGTTGCCAACTCACCTAATTCTAATCCCATCAAATTAGGAACTTTCATCAAGTCATACAAATATGGCGAAGTCATACGACCCTTACCGCCTCTATTCTCTCCTACATTACCTGTGCGTTCGGGAGAACCAATACAATTAGCGCACATACATTCTTCTTTTATCTTACCATCTCTAAGTTCCTTGTGTTGCGTTTTTGCTTTGGTATGATGGTTTATATCTTTCATGTCTTTAGTGTGTCTTTTGTCAAGATAACTATACAACATTCTGTTCAAAGCATCGTTAAACTCGCCTTTTCTTTGGTGTTGACCCATCTTATCCATCATTTTTACAACACCCGCGTTTAGATTATCATAATCAAATCCATCACCAAAGACTTCTCCAATTTGTTCTAAAAACTTCAAAGGTGTAATGCCTAACTCACGGATATTTTCGCGCAACTCATTGTTTTGACTTAGCCTTGTTCTCAACCATTGAGAGTCTAAGTTAGATGCGCGCATAGCGTCAATCTTTAACTCTTCTTCTGTTGGTTTTGTTCTTGGTCCTATAAGTCCCCTACCGTATCTTTTTGACGGCGGACTTAACAACATTAGCAAATCCTTTTCGTTGTGTATTAGCGATGGGTCTTCTCCTTCTTTTTTCATTTTCCTTTTCGCTGATTGAAGAATATGATGAGTGCCAACAACTGTATTCATGAACTTTTTGAGTTTCTCTTCGCGTTCAAACGATGATAATTCATTTCCGTCTTTGTCAGCGTAAAGGTAGTGTCCTTCGGGAACATCCGGTATTGACACTTGCTGTGCTTCTGTCAAATCAATGTCTTCTCGACCAAGACCTTTTTGAGCAATAATGTCACCAACTCTTTTATCATATTCCTCCCTGCTAATTCTGTTGTTGTTAAGCATCTGTCTGTAATGCTCAACTTCGTTCATCATTTGTTGATGTTCAAGTTGCGCTAATGCATCTTGGTCTAACCCCTTTCCTGCTATCGCGTCATATTTTTTACCTGTGCGTAAAAATCTCTTCATCGCCGCTTTGTTTGCTTTGGTTCTGTCAATAACATATTGCTTTCTCGCCGCCTTACCCATACTTGCGAGTTCTTCTTTTGTCTTACCAAATAACAACCCTTCTTTGTTCTTACCGGATAGCGCGTCAAGGTTACCCATAGGAGTTCCTAAAGCACCCGGCTCGTCAATTCCTCTTGAGCCTACTTGGATTTCTTCATCTTTAAGTTCTCCTTGTCTATCTTTCTCATCGGCGGCAAATCCAAACTCTCTTGCATCATCAACAAGACCGTAAGGTATGAGCGCTTCGCTCATTAATCGAGTGTTAGTTTTGATTGCGGGGTGTAAGAACTTCTTGTAATCTTCAACGCCTTTTCGGTCGGCGTATTCACCAATAGCGGTCGCAATAGTTTCTCTATAATTAGGGTCATATGGGCTTATTGCGTTACCACCAAAGGCTTTCATTCCCGCGAGTGGACCCATCAACAAAGCGTCCGGCGCGTTGACTTTGATGGGTGTCGCTATACCTAATGTCTTAGCGACTTTTTTCCATGTAGGAGTCATAATTGGGTCGCTACCGCTTTCTTGCGGTCGACCGAACTCTAACTTCTGTCGCGCTCCTATACTTGTAGCATTGAGAGTTTGTTGTGCGTGTTTGTTAATTGAATCTTGGAGTCGCTGATACGCTCTTACAATTTTTTGTTGTTGGTCTTCTTGCCTTTCACCACCAACATCTCTATCTCCCTCCATAGACCTTCTAACGGTGTCTTTGATAACATCAATTATGGCATCATGAGTGAAATTATTAGATTTGAAATCCAATTCTTCATCGCCGTCTTGTTGCAGGTTGGCTTCTTCAAAGAATTGTCGGTAAGCGTCGTCAAGAGCAACCGAATGAGGGCTACCACCGCGCGGTGATTCATCGCGCACATCATACGGCGGAACATCAGTAAATCCTCGCGACGCTCTATTCCTTGCTCTTCTTGCATCAGCCTCCCGAATAGCGCGATTTTCATTTCTTTCAGCCTGTTGTTCATCAGCCTCTTGTGGACTGAATGCGCCCTTCGCTACTCCCTGTTCGTAAAGGTCACTCGCGACTTTCAATAGTGGGTGAATATCCTCTTCATCCCCTCTTTGACCGCTATGCCAATCTAAAGCCTCCATTACCTTGTCCGGCCTCAATATCTTGTATGGGTTAAGCAAACCGAGATGGTGTGCAATCTGCTCATCTTTGACGGTTGCATCATAATTTGACGCATCCAAACCATTTTCATTTGCCTTGTCAATAAGGAAAGCGCTCATGGCCGGAGTAATGATTGGTTCTTTTTGGTGCGCTAACATAAATTCGTATGAGTCGATACCCGGCAAACTTTCAACAAACGCTTCTCCTAACATTTGGCTTATATCATTAAGAGCCTCTTCGGGTGTAGCGCCAAAAGAGATGTTTTCCTCGTAAGCAGACTTCAATGCATCAAAGACTTCATGCATCCTTTGGTTGTCTATTTTTTTATGACGCGGAGTATCGTCCTCTTCTGCCGGTTTTGCCTTTTCATCAACTCTTACCTTTCGCGCTTCTTTTTCCTCCGCGAATGATGGTTTGCCCTGTTTCTGTCTTGCTTCGTCTAAACGCTTTTTTGAGTCTGCAATGAACTTTGCTTGCGCTTCTTCGTCTAACACTTTAGGTTTGAGTTCTTCATCTGTTGGTGGCTCGGCAGGTGGTAGCATTCTTTGTGCGCGTCTTTGGGCGCTTTCAAATGCCCTCTCTTTCGCATCTTGCACAGTCACAAATGATTTCTGCCGCGCTCTTCGGTATGCTTTCTTTCTCCTTTTGGGGTCTTGCGCCTTACTTTTTTCTCGCTTTGTTCTTTTGCGAGCAATCCTTGCTTGACGCTTTTCTTCGTCTTTTGCTTTGACAAACACATAGCCTTTGCTGTTGTCGCGCTTGGAGAGCATTATACGGGCGAGGAAGTGAATGCCCTTGAAGGTAACGGTCGTGGGGCAAAACGGTGTAGGAGAAGCGCGCCTCAAATATTTTTTATTTGAGATTTTTTTTTCTGTATTTCGCATGGGGTTAAGCAGGGCAAAAGTGCGCTCCGCTATGCGCTACTCCGGCGGCGCTATACGCTATAAGGCAAATGTCGCTATCGCTATCCGCTATGGCGCTATCGCTATCGTGGCGCTATCTAAGTTTCATTAGCGCACATAAGGCACTTTCATAAGGCGCTATTAGTAGCGTAGCGTAGCCTTGCAGTATAGCGCTTTTGTGCAATAGCGTAGCGGGGTCGGCTGTTGTTGGCTCTTCATATCGCCATAGCGTAGCGCCGACCATATGGTTGGTATGCGCTATTTGTTGTCCGTTCTCCGCAAATAGCGCAGACGCTCC